GTCAGGTTCTGGCCGACGTAATTAATGTGGCCGACCGACGAGATGTCCTGCTCAGGGTCGAGCAACTTGAACTCTGGACGTTCCAGAGCCGCGAGGATGAACTCACGAACCTTGGCCGCTTTCTCGGTACTGATCCACTCTATCTCGTATTCACTCTTGCGGGCGGGGCGATACGAGCAGCCTACCGGCTCATCGTCGAGATAGAGGGCGTCGAGACCGACATGCTCGTCGGTGCATTGCCAGTTGAAGATCGGGTATGCTTTGAAGCGGTTGTTCACCGCGTCGTTGAAATAGCCGTAATAGCCGCTGATGCCAAGCGAGGCGCAAATCGCGTCGCAGTCGGCTACGAAATCCCACGACGTTCTGGCTTCCGGGCGGATGACGTTGATGATGGCGTCGATCAGGCGCATGTCAGGAATCCCCTTCCAGCGAAGCCTTCACCTCGTCACGGGTCGCGAACGTCTCGCCGAAGTTCTTGCTGCCCTTCGGCTGATAGCGGAAACCGCCTTCCGGTGCCTCCACGATCGTGCCGACGTGCTTCCCCTCCAGCTTGACGTTCACATACAGGCCGATATCTTCGTAGGTAATCATGATCGGGTCTCCCTCCGATTCGTTGTCGATGATCTCAGGTAGGACGAATCTTCCTGTCCGTCAACCCTTCGTGTAACCGGTGTGGATGATCGGTGCCTTGACGCCGGGCGCGGGATCGAGCCGCAGACGCATCTCTGCGATCTCGGTCCGCATCCGATCCGTCATATCCGCGCCGTACATGGAGGCGATGCGATCGAGGAGGACCGCGGCGTCGGCCTTGACGCGGACGCGGTTGCGGCGCTGGATGGAGTGGCGGATACCGTTCATGTCAGCGCGCTCCCGAGAGGTTGAGCCGGCGACGGGCAGTGATGCTGTCAGCCACATGCCGTGCCCGGTTGATGTGATGGTCGCAGATCGTATCGTGGTAGTCGTCGATGTCCATGATCTCGAAGGCGATGTCCATGATCTCGTCCTCCGAGAAGGCCGGCGCGACGATCTCGTCTGCGATCCGGTTCGCCAGCGCGTGTTCCTGATCTTCGGTGAGGGCGACGACGTTGGCGATCGACACCGTGGCGACGCGGAGGCTGTTCGAGCCATCGACGGCCTTGCTGTAAATGTGAACCTCACCACGGGATACTCCCGACGACCGCGAGAGGCGAAGGGGACGATTGATGTCGAAGTTAACCGACGCGTCGCTGGATTGATTGACCTTCATGCTTCTACTCCCTCATCGAACAGCGCGATAAGCCTCGCGCGGCTAAGGACCTCATCCTTATACATGAACATACCGTCTCGACGCCGATAGGCGAAAGCGATAACCACATTGTTCCTGATTACCTCAACCTGATTCACAGTGTGAAGACCAAGAGCAACCTTACCCTTGTCTTTCAACTTGACCACTTACTGTCTCCCGAGTCGCTGTTGTTGGAGAGGTAATAGGATAATTCTTCCTACCGGTCAACGCCTATTAGCGGCGCGACTCCGCATCCGCAGCCATCAACAACTCGGTGGCGTTCTCGATGGTGATCTCCTGCGTGCAGATCAGACGATCCAGCACTCGGTCGGAGATAGACGGACACGAGCCCATCCCGTCCCAGTAGGGGTCGATCGTCATCATGATGGTGTCGAGGTTGCTGGGGTCCGTCTCAATCGCGTTGTCGTCGCGCGTGAAGGCAGCGAGGACCTTATCGGCCTGACCATCCTCGTCGTGCAGGAGCGTCAGGGTGTGGACGGTGGTATCCCAGAGGATGCCGATCGACACGGGCTTGTCGGTGATGAAATGACGACGTACGACGAACCGGGTGCCTGCCTCGAACTCCTTGAGGGAGCGTAGACCTGCCCGAGCGCGGCCGTCGAAGATCGGGTTGGCGGTATCATCGGCAAGGAAGTAGAGCGGCGTCGTCATTTGGTGTCCCCTGAGTCGCTGTTGATGCGACTCAGGTAGGACGAATCTTCCTATGTGTCAATCACCAACTGTCGTAGTCCGTCAGGTCGAGCGTCTGGCCGTACGCCACTACCTTGAGAACCATGCCAATGCTGGTGGGTGATAGTTCGTAGGTCAGGCCACCTCCGATCGCACCTTCGTAAGGGTATCCCTTTTCCCAGAAAGACTCCATGAGGGAGCGCATCTGGTCAGGCATAGGTGATGCCTTTTGACGTTCGATGACAGGTGGGTAAATAACGTTCCGGAGCCAGTCGTTGATCTTCAACTCCATGGCGTCGGTGATGTCTACAACAATACGGCGCATCTTTATTTTACTCCTAAGTACCAACAATATTCAGCGGGCGGGCCACCGTTTTCGAAACTCTTGCATACGGCCGTACAACGTCAATCCACCCCGCTCTACCCCGAGTTCGTCGAGGAACTTCCCGAACTCTAGCATCATGGCAAGGGTATGCGACCGCCACGAACGTTGGCGGCCTTCTATGATCGACCACAGGAAGGCAAGCTCCTTACGCTGTGCATGGATGCGTCGATCGAGCCGGGCACGCATCGGTCCCCGTAGGTCGGTCTTTTCCACCGGCCGGAAGCTGAGCGCAATGGCGCGGGCGATCTCCTCTTCCTTCGCCGGCCAGCCTCCGGGGCGAAACTCGCGAACGATACGGTTTGCGATCTCACGGGCGTCGATCGCGAGGTGATCCACATACTGGTCGATCACCTCACCGACGCGGGCTCGTACCAGACCTACGTCGTAGCTCTCGACCACATGTCGGAACACCTCGTCAGGGATATCCCGCAGCACTTCCTTGTCAGCCACCCTTCTTCTCCTCAGGCCAGCCGGCCACCTTCTTCAACCACGCGCCGATCTTGGCAGCCGCAGAGCAATGCTCCCGGTTGATGCCGTAGGTCGTGATGTGTTCGCCGTTCTTGTCGTCACATCGCCGGGCGTAGATGATGACCTGATCCCAGCCATAGTCCTTGGCGATGCGCTTAGCGGCCGTGATGGGGATGGCGCGGCGCTTGCGATCGGACGACACCGGCTCAACCAGTTCGGCGATCATGGCGTTGACGCGCACCAGTACGGCCGGCGTCGTACCAGAGGGAGACCGCTCGTCCATGTATTCCAACTGGTTGCGGACTTCCTCCAGCAGTTCGATAACCGAGTCGGTCATGGTGCCGCATCCTCCTTCTGAACGTATGTTGGGCAGTCAGTACCCGATAGTCCGTGGGTGTATGCCGGAGAATACCCGCGAAAAGCAGCAGGGCGTAGGTGTCCCAGCCACATACAGTGACCGCCGCTCGATAGGCCCTTGGATGGCTTGTACAGTAGGCAGGTCAAGCAGCGCTTCTCTACCTTAGCAACGGCCGTCATCGCAGGTTCTCCTCGGCGAGCCGGCGGTTGGTGATCTGTCCCGTCACCTCCTCGCCGATGAACCACGGAATGGGGAAGGTCTGGTCGGGTGAGGTAAGCTCGATCTCGGCGAGAGCCAAGTCGTTGAGTTCCGGGTTGAGGAATTGGTCGATGGTGAATCCAGATGCCGCGTGATGATAGCGACGCTTTACCAGCGGCTTGTGTCCGCACATCCCAGCCATAACGGCGTACTGGATGCTGCTGGTCAACGTCTCGATCTCGATACACTCGACCGCGGTCAGACGATGCTTCATCGTCAAGATGTAGTCATCGGAATATCCGTCATGTGAGTACATGACGTGGCGTCCTCGGATCGTCCAGTCGCCGGTGTTCTGGAGATATACCTGCTCGATCAGTTCGGACGGAAGGGATCGTACAGCCACAGAAGAAGGAAGCTCAGACTCGGCACGGTAGATGAAGTCTGCGATAGAGCAGTTAAGCCGGAAACGGCGTTCGATCTCTTTCAACGGCCTGTCCTCCATTTGGTAAGCTGCGCCTTGAGTGTATCCACCGTCGTCTCGATGTCTTCCAAGGCGTTGATGGCATCTACTAGGCCACGAATAAGATCGCCCTTGGAGGCGTCATCTAGCGTCTTCTCCCGTCCATCTATCATGATCTGGTACGTTCCCCAGTCTGGTGGGAGGCATTGGGAGTCGTGGAGTTCGCGGGCTTCCGGATCGAGTACAACACGCAGCCTGCTGCTGTGAAATCGACGAGTATCCCCGCTCGCTAAAATAACGACAACCACTCCCGGCGGTTCGTTAGAGTAACCCGAAACAACTGCCGTGCGTATCCCATTGTCAGTTACCTCAACAAGGTCGTCCAACACAATGGGGTGACTACGGCAATCAAGATATTGGACCATGTTATACCCTTATATAATCACGGCGACGAGGAATAGGAGCATTACTCTCCGGGTCCTCATCGACTGTTGGTAGGTAGCACTCCGGTGGAGCCTTTTCACTCCAGACTACGCCGCCCCAGAGGCGATACCATCCGGCGTTCCACGCGTCTGGATGATCGTGATTGCCGAGATACCGGCAATAGAAATAATGGAAGTCGAACACCCTCAGGGCAGGGCAGCCGTGACACGTTGACCAGAACTTGCCGGGCAACTCGCGGCGATGGTATTCATCTACGCGAGGACCTTCTTGTTCTGTGTAGATGATGCCGCTCATCACCACTCGGCCGGCTTGTGGGTGATGTGAGGATACTTGACCCGGAAGGTTTCCTTGTGGCCGCATCTGTTACATACGTGCGGATACTTGGGCGGGTTGGACATCAGCGCAGCGCCGGTCGGCCGCATCCTACCCGACAAGCAAGCGCACGCTTTGTCGATCTCGACGGGGACCATGACGGTGGTGATCTCGGTCATCCGTCAATTCCCTCCAGCAATTCTATTTCGAAGTAGTAGAAGGTATCGTCCCCTACCCACACGAAGTCCTCGTTCCCGGCCTTGCCCATTCCGCCGCACACGCCCTCGACCATGTGTTCGCCGTTGAAGTACAGGACACGATCGCCCTCTTTGTAAATCTCGGGCTGATGTACGACCACCAGTTCTTCGACGCAGATACCGAAGTCTACCCAGCCGGGGCGCTGCGGACAGATACGCGCGTAGCCTCGCTTGGTGTCGAGATCGATGATCCTACCGTAAGTGGCGTATCGCGGGCCGTGTTGCGTGATGCGGACGGTTGCGTTGAGCTTGTAGTCCCGGTGAGGGGCAGGCTGCTGCGTCGTCGGGAGAGGGTGATGAAATCCGGTCACGCAAGAGTCCTTCCGATAATAATACCCACCATGAGTGCGATGAAGCACAACGCGATCGGATTCTTATATTTGTAATGAGGAACCGGTCGATCGATAACCACCGGCTTGGGTTCGGGGAGGTCGAGAAAGAAGTTGCGGAGCTTGTGCCTATGTTCGAACACATCCTTTGCCGTGTAGTTGCGCGGCGTGTACGGCATTGGACCATCGTAACCTTGCGAATATCCTCCCCATCCGTTGTTGGCGTACAGAAGCTGTTCGAAACGCAAGTATGCGCTATGCGTCTCGGCATCTTCCGCCTTGGCGAACTCGGTGCCGTCCGTAGCCCGGTAGCGGGTGATGGGACGGGCCGTCATGCCGTCGCTGCCTTCCGGCGCTGATAGCGTGCCGCGGTGCCGACCATCGTGAACCCGGTCAGCATGAACATCCACGACGCCGGCTCGGGCACGGCCGAGACGGGCGGGGGGTTGGTGCCCGGCGTGCCGGTGACAGGGGGCGTACCACCGTTGGGTCCACCCGGCAGGAACCCGCCGCCGATGAAGCCACCGGGTGTGGTGCCTCCGTAGATGGTCGGGGAGTTGGGTGTGATGGTGCCGGGCGAGGACGGCGTGTGGCCGCTCAGGTCCTCCAGAACGAACGGAGACGTGTACAGAGGCTGGATGCACTGCTCCGTGATCTCGGTGTGGCGTGCAGCCGCCTTGTACGTCTGACGGGGCTTAGCGTGAGCCCGGTGAGGCTTGATGCGATCGACGACGCGGTGGTAGGCGTGACGGACCTTGGGGACTTCCTGTCCCAGCGTGACGCCTCCACCGACCAGCACGCAAGGGAGGAGCCCCTTGGCGGTCAGGACCATGTAGGTCTTCATACCTCCCGCCCCCGGCCGCCCAGCGCTTCGAGGATGATGTCCCAGTCGGCCGGCGCGAGGATGATGCGATCGGCATGAGGATCGTCACCAAGCTGGCGGATGATGCTGTCGCGAATGTGAACCCGCATGGGATTGGCCGCCGCGCCGGTGGCTTCGTTGCGATAGCGACGATGATCGTAAAGCTCCAGCAGGATGTCCCGCATGAGTCCGATCCGCACCAGCGTGCTTTCCAGCGCGCCGTGATCCTTGAAGTCCTTCTCGATCAGGTTCAGCAGCATACCGACATCGGCCGGCTTGACGGGCTGCGTGTCGATCGTCTTGCGCGCCACGTCCTTCCAGCTACCGTCCGTGCAGGACGGGCACGGCCGCTTCTCCGGGTAGCTGTGGATGTCAATGTTGTCCGGGACGGTGCGTTGGTCATTGCAGCGGACGCATGATACGGCGGTCAATCGGTGTCTCCCTATGATTCGGTATCTCCTGATAGGATGATTGTTCCTACGGATCAACTGGAAAATAGGGAGACGATCGATCAGTCTTCTTCCTCGGGTTCGCGCTCCACGACGAACACCTCGTCGTCCGGATGCTCTGACGAGATGTAATCCCGCCAGTAGTCCGCCTGCCGACGTGACCATTCGCGCGGTACGTCCGGCAGGATAGGGAAGCATCGGCTTTCCACATAGAGGCGGCTACCGCTGCCCCGGACGGGGAGGCGTAGCACATAGAAGCCGGGCGGCATCTTGCTGGGGAGCTTCTTGGATGTACTCATCCCCACCGTGCCTTCATGCGGTCGGTGATGGTCTCGATACCGAGCAGGTGATGGATGATATCGGACCCTGAACACATCAGGTCGCCGGTGATGGTCGGGATACCGCCGTGGCGAGGGCCGTTGAAGCCGATGTCGTACAGCATCTTGGCGACGCGGAGTGCATCACGAAGTGTGTCTTCGTCAGCGGTACGTGCATAGAGGGGAGTGATGTCCCCGCCGCGCTCATGGATGTCGTCGAGCGTCCTCCGGTCCGGCCAGTAGCGGGTCACCCGGTCGCTGCCCGAGCCGGCTCCCGGATCGATCGAATAGGCGAGCGGCGATCCGGTGGTCCCGATTGAGCCGAACGGGGATTCGTCAGGGTAAGGTCCCTTGAGTGCGGTCATGCGAAATCCTTGGGGATAGGGGACCAACCAATCACGACGTGGTATTCAGCATTGTCGAGGAAGGAGCCAGCGTGAGCGCCGTTTCGGTTGTAGTACCAGCCTCCGTAACGCTCCGTTGAGGATGTTCCGCGATCATCTCGGAGGTGTGTTGAGTAAGCGGCGTCAGCGACCCGATATGGTATCGAATCCTGCGACGCCCTAACCCATATATCCACCCGAGTACCATCGCGGGGTGCCGTCTCGATCGGCTGAATCGTTCCCGGCGCAGCAGCCTTCGCTTCGGCGAGCTTGCGATGCGCCGACAGCATTTCGGTAGCGATGGTCCGCATGATATCCGGGAGCCACAGCCACGTCGAGGTCACCGTATCAGCAGGTCCCATCGTCTGAGCTTGGTGAAGTCCGACGCCGCGCAAGCCAACATCCGGGTCGATGGTGGCGGTGAAGCGAGGGCCGTTGATTGTGATGGAGTCGGTCAAGGTCAGTCCTCCTTGCGAATGACGTGACTGTGGTTGCGGCTCGCCGTGAACGGAATCAGGCCAGTGTACGGGCACTTCTCCTCCTCATCGGCGGAGATGGCTTCGACCAGAAAGATGGCGTCGCCCGGTTCGGTGTCGCCGTACGCTTCGGCGATAGCATCCTCGCGAGTAGCGCAAGGCCCTGCCAAGTTGAACTCCTCCTCATTTGAGCCAGCCCACCACGCCCAATTATTCTCTTTAGACATACTTACCTTCCCACCTTGACGAAGACTTCCTTCTGCGTACAGCCGGCCGCCAGATCGCCTTCGGTAAGCGCCGACGGAAAGAACTCTTCGTCTCCACCCTGTTCGTTGTAGGTCAGGAAACCTACAGACTGATAGTCGTCCGAGCCGGCAGCGTGCGCCAGTGCTGCGTATTGCAAGGCGCTGGCGATCATCTCGGCGTGGTTGAGTCCTTCGACATAAGAGATGAGAAGATAATTGGTGATAGGACCGATCGCTACAATCATGTCCTGATCTTCCCTATTACTATCGTGTTCGAAATCCTCATCATCGACATCGTGTGCTGCGTAAGCATTGAACTGGTGCCCGGAGTCCAGCGCCGCTTTGACGAAATCGAGATTGGCGACGGCTTCCTTGAAGCGGGCGAGCCGTGACGCGGAACGCTCTGCATCTGTCGTCGCGGCCAGTGCTTCCGCGAACGCCAGCATGGCGTCGATCACCCACACGTCGCCGTTGGCGATCTGCTCTGCGTTATTGGGGAAGCCACGGTCCGCCCACGATGCCGCGATGATCTTACGAGCCAGCAGGCGAGCGCCGTCCTTGCTGCTGCGCGGAGCAGGGCGACGCATGGCCGCCATGATGGCGTCGGTCAGGGCGTCGGGTCCGGCGTTCCAGTTCACCTCGACAGCGTGGAGGACTTCGGCACGGGTCAGAAGTTCAGTGGTCATCGTTTCATCCGTGTAAATAATGGCAAGTAATCAGGTCGAACAGGAGGCAAGTTCTTGTTACTGAACGTGTTGGATGCCGCACCAGTGAAGGGGCATGATGTCAATGTTACATCGACACCAGCGTTTAGCAAAGCAGCTATGCCCCGTGCTGCTACCTCCTGAGTAGCTTCATCCATTACATTACTCCGGACGGTTACGGATTTTCCCGTAGTGGTTGTTGATCCACTTCTCGTTCGGTCCGACACAGTAAGTATTGAAAGAGGTTTCGTCTTCACCTTCGATCGTAACCCAATAATCCCCGTCAATGTCAGGGTTGGTGAGATCGCCCAGAACCATGCCATGCTTGCACAGAACGAACGGCGTACCGTCCTCTGCTTCAAGAGGCTTGGTCCAATCGATCGGCGGAAGCTCCGGTGCCGGGCTGATGTGGACGTTGACGCCGTTGATCTGCGTCGTCTCCAACGGGCGCACCTCGGCCTGTGCCTCGTTCATGGCGTCGCGGAAGCGGGCGATGGCAGACGTGACGTGGCCGTGCCACTCGCGAGCGTCTTCGTCATCTACGATGCGGTCGTGGAAGTCATCGAGACGATTGAGCAGAAAGATGCCGGTCGCCCGGAGCGGGCTGGTGGCAAGATGGCGCTTCGCTGCATTGTACACCGCCACCTTGTCGCCGGCCCATGAGGCGATGCTGCGGGCGGCATGGGCCAGCGGGGATTCGTCGCTGGTGGGATCATCGGGCTGCACGGCGCGGGCGATCTCGCGAGCCTTCAACGTCGCGGCGTCGCGCCGGTTCTCGAAATCGGACGACTGGTAGAACGCCCCGTCCTCGTCCCAGATGCCGGGCTCGATGATGCGGGCGATCTTGCTGACCTGATCGTCGTCGAGCGGCGCACATTCGCCGAAGGCCATCGTCTCGAAATAGCGCGCGGTCGATGCTTCCGGATCATCTACGTTGTAGTGCTTGTAATACAGGCGCACCATCTCTCGAAGCGACGGTTCGTGCCCGTAGCGAGGGTCGGTCAGCAGCGGGCGCTTGTTGAGGAGATCGTCGTTGACCGGACCCAACGCCAGCAGGGTCAGCAGTTCCGCCGTCTCGGCCGGATCGATATCCACCGCATCGGGCAGCTTCATGTCGATGTCGTTCTCCAGCAGGTACGTCGCCAAGGCGGTCAGGCTGCTGATATGGCGCTGGAACAGGTCGGTCATTGGGGTCTCCCGAATCGGTTGTGATGCTGTGGGTGTGATGGGATAAATCTTCCGCGTCGTCAACCGTGGGCGATAAGATTTCCGATGTACGTTAGGACCGCCACAAACGTCGTCAGGATCGCGCACAGGATGATTAGGAACCGGGCACTCGTCGGCTTGTCCGAGTCCGCACCAGAGGTTCCCATCTCGCTTTGTGGATCAGGCACCACGATCGAGCAGCCGGCCGCACACTCGTTCAAGGTGCATTGCGTCGTGCAGACCGGGCAGCGCTCCCAGCTTGCGGCGATCTTCTTGCGGGTCGCCACGGCGCGATCATTTGCCCGCCACTCAGCGATTTGCTCCCGCGACCAGTCGATGACGTGGACGGTGCGGCCGGTGTGGTCGGTCAGATAGGTGGTGCGGCGCTCCAGATCGGCAGCCGCCTCCCACCGTGCTTCGCTGCGACGACGGGCTTGATCGGAGAGGAGGCGGGCGCTTGGTCGATAGGAGCGCTTCGTCATCAGATCACCTTCTCGAACACGCCGGTCGCGATCAGCGCTTCGGCATCGGGTCGATAGTCCCAGTCCTCGTCTCGCTCGGGGTCGGCTTCCTTCATCGCCGCGGCGAGCGTATCGACGTGTGACAGCCGGCAGCCGTCAGGGTGATTGCAATCATAGCCGCACGGCAGGTCGCAATGAGCGCGTTGCTCCTTGAACTGGAACATGTCCGACATCAGCTTCGCAACGAACTGCACGGAGCGGCTGTCATCGACCGCGCCCATCCGGATGCGGAGTTCGCCGACCGCTCCCGACAAACCATAATGAGCGAGGTGCCAGCCCGCCGCGATGTCGCGGATGCGTTGATTGACTGGGAACATCATTCCTTCTCCTGTTCGGCCGGACCGCAGATGCTCAGCCGCAGGAAGCTGAGGTAGTCGGACATGACACCAAGCCGGTCCACCGAATCGTCGTCTCCCCTAGCTTCGCTTTCGCGCCGCGCCTTGTCGGTATGTGTGATGTCGGCTGTGATGATGTTGCGGGCTTTGGTGAGGGCGGCTTGATATCCGGCTTCATAGGCCCGAACGACGTGGCGTGCGATGATCTCACGAAGCGCTTTTTCAGTTTCGGTCATTCTTCTCTCAGGCTCCGCAGCAGATTGGTGGCGATCTGCGTATGGTCTTCCTTCACGATCTTCCGCGAGACCAACGACACCAGTTTCGAGTCGTCGGGTTGCTTGTGCATGAAGTTTATCGCTTCGAGATAAGAGAAGAACGTCCGCTTACCGGTCATGGGCTCAGGATGAACAGGCGGACGCGGTGCGCCGATCCAAGTCAAGTCCCAGAGGGTAATCATAGGTGCGATGGCTTCATTCATGGCTGCATAAGACTCGATGAGACCTTGCCGGTCGGTGGATTTGGAGACCCGCGCGTTCATGTTATAAGTCCGACTTCGTTGACTCGCCACGAAGGCGGGGGAGGAGGTTGTCCAGATGACGAATGATCGTATCGTACTCGGCCGCGCCGTAGTAGTCATGGGCAGCTACACGCTCTCGCTGTGCGGACCGAAGGCGTTCGATGTCAGCAGTGATGATGCAAGTCGCCGCGGTGCTACCTTCTTCCATAGCAATCTGACACATGCGAATGATGTGTGACTGCTGGAGCATGTTACCGTACTCACGCCGGAAGCGCTCGTATAGACGCTTGGGGACCTCGGTCGATGCGTACTCGATCGGCACCGGCGCGGAAGGGGTCTCCGGGAAGGGTTCCGCGCCGGGCTCATGAGAATGACACATCCGGGTGCCGAACACGCCGCCGCAGCCGGGCACGCAGCATCCGCTCTTGGGGTGAGCCTTTCCTTCGTCTTGGAGACGATTGCGACAGTCGGTGGGGCGGAAGTCAGCGGGCACTAGAATCCTCCTGATTGGTATCTACGATTAGCGCTCTCTTCAATAATAGCGACGCCATATGAAGAAGAGCTTCACGTTCTTCCGTGCTTTGTGTTACGGCCGCCTTATTTTCCAAATATGAAGCTCTTGTCATCATCATATCAACATCGTTGATAAGTGTTTTGGTGATAATTACTCTACTAGAGGAGTGTCTAGGCTTTCTATCCATGGTAGCTACACTCAGGCGAATGTTCGCCCTGCTCGTAGAACGGATGACCGCAGCCGCAGCACTCCAGTTCGTAACTGATCCGTTCTTTGCGCTGCTCGGCCGTCTCGCCGATGCAGGTGCTGAACCCGCCGCTGCACTCTGGCTGACTGCACGTACCACTGACCGCGTGTCCTTCCTGCCTGAGGCGGATACGGCAGTTCACCGGGCGGGCGTCGTGGACATTGCCCGTATCTGGCGCTGCCGGGCAAGCGTACCCATCGCCATACTTACAACCACCGGCGTAATCGCCTTGGAAGCAATGTGCCTCGTGGACGGCGCGGCTGTCTTCCGGCTTGGCGTCTCCCGTGACGCCAGCGAACGGATGCGGAAAGCGAACCGCAGCTTCCTCCGGCGGGATCACACGCGCCCCGGTCAGGAAGTTGTTGGTGTAGGTGTATTCCACCCATGCTTCCGGCCCGCCCAGACGCCACCGTGGCAGATCGGCGTCCGGGTTCTCGTTGAGGGCCACGGCGTCGAAGCTGTCACGTCCCATCATGACGTATCGCTGAGTGATGGCTGGCGGCTTGGGTGTGATGGCGGGTTCGGTGGACATGCTAAGTTTCCCATGGTCAGGTTCTTGACGCGGGCGTCGTGTTGTGATGAGAGCGGCGGCTGCTTTGATGCAGCAAGGCGCGATACGAGCAAACGTACCATGATCCGGGCAGTCTGCGTAGATACCATAAGGCTTAGTATCCACCACCCCGGCTGGTTGAGATTCTTGAATTTAGATGAACGAAATGAAGTCGCGGACGATCTTCTTGGCGTTGAAGTGACCCTTGAAGACTACCGGAGCCGGCGGAGAGATGACGGTCGTGCGAGGGATGATCCAGCCGCGGGCAATAGTGCGATCGATTGATGGATAGAAACTATACCAATAGTCACGCAGTTTGCCTGACGGAGCGATCTCATCGCTGAACGGATTATTGACGCCAAACCACGACAGAGTAAGGCCAGCGAACTCACCAGTCAAGAACTTGACGGTGTAGGTGCTGGAGAATGGTGTGGCGGCGATTACTTCGAAGTCCATGATATACCTCCCTTTACTTGTATGAGAGCGGGTCGGGGCAGTAATTCCACCACGCTTCTGTTCGATGTCTTTCAGGTACAAGGCGTGTGCCTACTAATTGCTCTAACTCCGTATAACCGAAGTGCAGTGCCGTCTTGCAGATGCGCTTCATCAAGACGCCGGTAACTGCCACCGGCACGCCGTCGATTTCCAGTTCCAACTCGTAGTTGTTGATGCCCTTGACCGCGGTGATGGTGACATCATCCGGGCGGGGGACTGCCATGCTGACGGATCGGAAGAGCGGGCGCTGCTTCTTCCCGGCCGCGTCGAGCGCCCGGTTGCGTTCGAGGAGGTGATCTTTAAGGGTCACAGCACCAGTTCTCCATTCAACATCCGCTCGCGACGGTCAGCTTCCTCTTCCGCCATCCAGATCGAGCGGAACAACAAGGGCCGCTCCCGCAGCGAATCGACGCGCTCTTCCTCCGATCGATTAGCCTTGCGCTCCAGTTCGTCAAGATACGCTTGCGGGTTCAGCAAGGGATCGACCGACTTGGCGCGGCTGGTGGCGTATTGGAGGGGACGGGTCATGTCCATGAACACCGGCCGGCGATGATCCCGTAGCCACAGGAGGAACGGCTGGCTCTCGCTCATGGAGGGATCGAACAGGATGTCGATGCGTCGCGTGGCCCCGACGCGCTTGTCACCTTCGTGCCACAGGATCACCTCGTCCTCCGGGGCCGCGGCGTATAGCTCCAGCGCGAAGTGTTCGGCCTCGACCCATGTCTCGAAGATGCGGACGCGACCGTCTTCCTCCCGCACCGGCTCCAGGCCGATCAGCACCGAACACTGGCCCTTGGTGTGGCGGAACGGCGTCTGCTCCGGTGCGCGTCCACCTGCCTTGCGCCGACCGACCGCTGCCTTCTCCCCGGCATACGAGGTGCATTGCCAGACCTGTGCGTAGGGGTTGGCGCAGATGCAGGTGAAGTGGGTGGTGACGAACGGTTCCTTGGGCGCTTCCTGTGTGCTGGATGCCGCCGGCTGCTTGGGCGCTTTGAGGTGGGAGCGGTCGTCGGGGTGGCTGGTCAGCCATGCCTTGGTAGCGCGCTGCGCCTGTTCGGTAGCCTCGCTAACGGTCTCGTACCAGTGCCGGAACGGGGACGCTGTGGTGCGGTGGGCACCGACGAACCACCGCAGGGCACGCTCGATGTGGGGAGCGACCGGCCGCACGAAGTGGATACCATCACTCCAGACGCGGTTGGGGGTCTGCTGAACGCGAGCCACTGTAAACCATCACTCCATCACATGTTAGTGTGACTTTCTTATAGCGGGCGTTTTACCGGGATGCAATAGGCCGCAGAAAACCGCGGTTTTTCGCCGAAATTGTATATAGGTGTGTTTTATTTCGACATTATGGAGCATCGTCATTTTGGTGGGATGCCGTGATGGCGAGACACCGGGGCGATAATGAGGCGTGATGCTGACGCATAGTTGCACTGATGCCGTGATGCCATGATGGGAGTGATGCGGGGATCGTGATGGCGTGATGGGAGTGGGGTGTGATGTGGGCGTGTGATGCCGTTTGGAGGCGTTTTAGCCTTTCTGAAAGAGTACAGAACACTTCATTTTTGGCGGTTTTCTGCGGTTTTTGCCCCGAAAACGTGTTTCTTGAATAGTATTCCGAAAATCCGCTGGTGATTCAGCGGTGTCCAGATCACCGGTGCCGGGAGCCATCCTGACCGGTGTCGGCCCTAGTGAGTTCTCTCTATTACTCTTTCTTTAATTAAAAGATATAAATATACAATCGTAGTGGAACTGGAGGGCTGGACACCAGCTTACAGGCCGGGTTCCGGGCTCCCAGCGTTTTGCTCAGGTATCTCAAACTTTTTGAACCGCAACACCGTGTCGATTGCCGCTTGACACCATGGTCAGTTTCGCTAACAGTGAGCCCATCGGACGACACAGAGACACACCGTCCGCCACGGAGCCCACCATGCAGATCACCGGTTACACCCTCGCCTCGAACTCCCTCACCGCGGAGCCGGGCTACTACCCATCACTCGTCGGCTCGGACCCCGTTAACCTTAACGGCAAGGACGTGTACTTCGCAGCCGTCGAGATCGAAGTCACCCACGTCACGTCGATCGCCCGCAGCCGGTGGATGACGCCGGACAACGACTTCATCGTCGGCGTCAAGATGCTAGGCGGTAAGAGCTTCTACATCCCCGCCGAAGACCTGCACACCGCGGCAATCGACAACGAGCGTTTCGACGTAATCGAGACGCTGGCGGCCTTGCGCCGGAAGCGGGTGTTCGCATGAGGCCGGAGGACCTGACCCTCACCGAACTGGCGACGATCGTCCGGGAGTCTCACGTCCTACGGATCATGGGTGAGCAGCAGATCGATAAGCTCACGGTGGATTACGTCCCGGCACGCGCCGCCATGATCCTACCACGGCTCGACGGCGACGAACCGGTTAACCCTAACCCACCGCAGGTGATCTCCATCACCTTCATCCTCGAAACAGCCATGTTTGGAGGTGTCATCTATGCCGCACTGGTGTGCGGGCATCGCGTTGTCATCAACCCTTTCATGTGGATCGATTATGCCCACCTCACACAAGCCAGCGTCGCCCACCGTTGAGGTGATCCGGAAGGAGTTCGCCCGCATCGGCGGATTCAAGAACTTCCTCGACAAGCATGGCCGTATCTACACCGACATCGCTCGGATGTACATCATCCCGCCATTCAATCTCAACGAGTATCTGTTCGGGGATGTCAACATCCCTGTAAAGAACCCTCCCTGCGATGTCCTCCTGATCCTCAAGGAATTGCATGTAGGGCAGCAGCGCTACCTCGCTGTGGTGTACCAGCAGGCTTTCGATCACTACGAGGAGATCATCGGACCAACCAAGTACGAGGACGTGGTTCGTGTTTAACTTCCCTGTCACCGTTCCCGTCAGGATGGAAGATCAAATCTGGACGATGGGCGTTACCGTCAACATTGACGACATCGCTGTCGTAAAGCCTCTTGACAACGGGTACAGTTTTGGGGTAGAGTCTGATCCTCTCTACTCCCTCCTACCATCCGCTGAGATCGTCTACACGGATGGACGCAAGCTACCGGTACTGGAGACCGCCGCAACGGTCAACCGCTACCTCGACGCTTACCGCGAACTTGAAGGCTTCTACACAGCGCCGGCCCCGCCCGCTATGAACTCCTCGAACCGCGCCTCGCACCGATTTCCGAACGAGAGCGCGTCGCCTGCTGCCGGAGGGAATGTAATTCCCCTCTTCTCCTCCAAGGCGGCCCCATGCGCTACATCGGAGGCATCGACCCCGGACTGACCGGGGCGCTTGCCGTACTAGACTTCCAAGACTTCAAGCTCCACCTGTGGGACACCCCCACTGTTACGGTGAAGGTTGGGACCAAAGAGCGAAAGCGGTGCGACCCTGAGCGGTATTGCGCCGCTTTGGCGCATCTGCCTCTCGACTATTGCACGATCGAAAACGTGCAGTCCACGCCCAACGACGGTCACGTCGGTGCCTTCACCTTCGGTAAGGTTACCGGCATCGCCATCGGCATCGCCCACGGCCTCGACATCCCGCTCGCCCAAGTCTCACCGGCTAAGTGGAAGATGCAGATGCAGGTCCCGGCGGACAAGAAGGCGTCGAAGCTCCGCGCTTCCCAACTATTCCCCCACTGCACCGGAGGCTGGACCCGTGAGATGGATCACGGCCGCTCCGAGTCTGCGATCATCGCCCTGTACTCGGCGATCCTACTCGGTCTCAAACCAGCCCAACCCTTCACCCTCGGTCTCATCAACGGCGAGCCGCCCAAGCTCGTCAAGCGCAAGGCATCTTAACCATGGCACAGTCCTACCTCAACAAGAAGCAGGAAGTGTTCGCCATGTTCCTGTCTCAGGGCGCTACCCAGTTGGAAGCATACACCAACGCTGGGTATGAACCTTCATCGTCGAACGCCAATACCCTCGCCAACAAACCGCTCGTCAAAGCCCGCGTCGAAGAACTTCGCAAGGCCCACGAAGAGCGGGAAATGGAGTTCAAGCTACTCGCTCAACAGGCAAGTCAGGGGCCGGAAGTAGAAGTGGAGGTCCGCCGCGGCGCGGAGTGGACCTTCCAACGGATCATGGACATGATGGGAGAGAACGTCCGCCTCGCCCAGATCGCTGGTGAGTATAAAGCCGCCAACGAGTGCCTGAAAATGATGGGCGAAAGCATGAAGATGTTCGAGAAGGCCACCCAAGACAATGGAAACAAAACGCCAACGCAAGGACCGCTTGCTCTCATCGGTCAAGTCACTCAGTTCCTTGGAGACGCGAGTCAACACGGCAATTCGCCGGGGGACAATGCTCTCCGACCGGGACTGGGACGCGCTCGTGAAGCTGAGTCAGTCGGAAACGCTTGAGGTTCAGCTTTCGACGCTTGAAGCGGCGATCGAGCATTGCACCACTGAACTGGAAGCGGTCTGGGTAGAACTGGCCCGCGACAACTACCACGACTTCTACGAGTTCTGTGTCCGGGACGAGGGCTTCACCATGAGCCCTCACCAGACGCTGATCGGTAATCTCCTCATGGCCTCCGAAGCCAAGGAGACCATGCGCTTCATGTTGTCGATGCCGCCCGGCCATTGCAAGTCCACCCACTCGTCGCACCACTTCCCGGCGTGGTATCTCGGCCGCAACCCCAAGGATCGCTTCCTACAAGCGGGCCACTCTCAGGACTTCGTTGCAAACGAATTGGGAGCCAAGGTCAAGTCGATCATCGATAGCGACGACTACCAGCTTGTATTCCCTGAGGTCAAGCTACGCACCGACATGCGGGCAAAAGACTATTGGGGACTTACCAACATGAAGGGCAAGTACGTCGCAAAAGGTGTCGGGCAGGGTATCTCAGGCTTCCGTGGAAATTACGGTGGCGTCGATGATCCTTACAAGTCACGAGCCGACGCAGAGAGCCCGACTATTCGGGAAAAGGCGTTCAAATGGTATTCAGACGATTTGTCAACTCGTCTTCTGCCGGGCTCTCCTTTGGGTATCATCATGACCCGGTGGCACTCTGACGACCTTTGCGGACGCATCACCGATCGCGAAGAAAAGGAGAAAAGAGAAGAAGCTGAAAAATTGCGCGAAAAACAGGAAGCGCAACTTGTTGAAAACCTTGAAGAAAAGGAAGGCAATCGGAAGAGGTATCGCTTTGAGATTATCAATCTCCCCGCTATTGCGGAAGATGCAGATGATCCTCTGGGACGGGCGGTCGGAGAAGCATTGTGGCCTGAACTTTTTGACCTAGACGCGTTGGAAAACCTCAAAGCTGACATGACTGCTTCCTCATGGAACTCCCTGTATCAGGGAACACCCATGGACGTTGAAGGTGGAGCCATCTCAGCCAAGTGGTTCCAGCGCTATACCGAACCGCCGGCTCGCGCCAATGCCGAGACGAACACACCGAACCAGATCAGGCGCACAGTGGTGTCCGTGGACGCCGCAAACACCGCCAAGGAGCGTTCGGACTTCACCGTCATCACGGTCTGGATCGAGGACTTCAACCGGAACCACTATCTCATCGACGTGATCCGCAAGCAGATGGAGTTCACGGGGCTGTGTTCGGAGATCGATCGCGTCTGCAAGCGCTACAACGCCGATGCGCTGCTGGTCGAGGCGAAGGGCAACGGTCTGTCGTACTGCCAGTTGAAGGCAAACGGCGGGGCTCCATGCCCGCTCATCCCGATCGAAGTCGGCACCAGCACCAAGGAGTTCCGCTTCGACGAGGTGTCGCCGATGTTCGAGGCAGGGCAAATCTACCTGCCGGAGCGTGCGGTCTGGCTGGCCGATTACGAGAAGGAGCTTGTCGCCTTCCCGAACGGCAAGAACGACGACCAAGTTGACTCCACGTCGCAGTACCTGAAATGGGCTCGCAAGAAGGGACGCCGCGGCACCAAGAAAGCCAGCGGTGCCGGGTACGCCAGCAAGCGTTAACCTTAACGGGAACCTCCCGGTTAACCTTAACGGTGGACCCTTGTTAACCCTAACGGCAGGGACCCTCGTTAACCTTAACGGGGACCCTCCGCGAATCACCGCGGGGACCCTACTCGAATCGTAATTGGGATTTTCCGATTTCCAGCAAGGCCGGGCAGGTGATTCGTTTCGACGGGCATCGGTCCGGCCTTTTGCGTACCCGCCCCGTCGATCGAGGGAGGAACAGGGGCAGACCGGCTGGGAAAAGGAGAACCAGCGATCTACCCCTGTGAGCATCGGCCGGCAGCCATCAAGGCTGTGCAGTCCAATCCGGACTACCGGGTCTCCACGGACGCTTCGAGCGGGGGCAATCCGCATCCGTGCCGACACCCTCCATAGCAGCAACGACAGGCGATGCAAGCACCAAGTCGAGCAATTCTCACACTGCCGAGAGCCCATCTGAGGCCGAATCGAGGCCAAAAATGCCCCTCAGAGGCGTCGATTTCCTCTCATTTCTTCCTCACATAGCTCGAAAAAGCGAGGATTTCCGCCATTCGTTATGTGAGAGAAGGAGCAATAATTCACATTGGTCGATTTTGGTGGTGTCAAGCCATCAATGCGAGATTTTGCGCTGATGTGAGGATTTGGGGATATTCTCGCCTTTCTTTCTCACATGACGGAGGCAGGCTCTTGACCCGGACGGCGATCGAGCTAGGGAGAAGGTGACGCCCCGCTCGTTATCACCTTCGTGGACCTGATCCACGGCTGACCCTGCCCGTAAGGATGGGTATAGCGGGGCGTTACCCACCCGGAGGTCTCAGAACCCCGTAAAACCCCTAGAATCGGCTTAAAACGGCTCTCAGGGCATGGTCCGAGGCCATTTTGGCTGTCGATCTCGGAAATTTTCGATGGATCGAGGCCATTTTGGCAAAATTTCGATGGACAAAGGCCATTTTTGCTATGGATCGAGCCCATTTTGGCTGCCGGGACTTATGGACGAAGGTCATTTTGGTGATTTCATGTTCTGAGCTATTTTCGTTAAGGTTAACGCCGCGGTATACGATCACCCGCCAGTAGAGACCCGTCGCGGAGCGTTATGGTTAACAAAAAGTGCCGATCGGTTAAGGTTAACAGAAAGTTACTGTTAAGGTTAACGGACTGTTAACCTTAACTACTTGTTAACCCTAACGGACTGTTAACCTTAACGACGCGTTAAGGTTAACAGGGGGCGACCAGCCGTTAACCATGAATGTGGAAAATAACTGTTGACCGAATCACTGCTGTTTCCTAAATACGAATCACCGCAACGGAGCGGCAGGAGACAGCACATGGTTCCCTTCAAGCGCACCCAAGCCGAGTTCACCGGGGAAGAATCACGGAGCGGGCACGACCTGACCCGCTACACTGGCACCAAGGTGGAGATCGTCCGCATGATCCAGCAACCGAACGACGACCACGATGGTCACTATGACGTGCGGATGGGTGGCAAGACGTATGCCGTATATGGTGACGATCTGCACCCCCATCCGGACGCGCGCCCGACCAATGAAGAGTTCATGGCGCATCTCATGGCGTGGGCGACGACGCCGATGACTCATGCGTTCATCTTCGACGCGATCTGCAAGCACGCGGACCGCATCCTGTCCGACGAAGCGGCCGTACACAAGGCGATGGCCGGCAGCTTGATCGGCTCGCAAACATGGATCGACTCGGCGCGGGAAGCCCGCGACGCGGTGAACGAGCATCTGTCACGCTAAGGGGAGGGGCTTCGGCCCCTCTTTCTTTGACCATACCCAGCCGTTAACCTTAACAGCACGAGCCATGACGTTAACCATAAATGTGGAAAATAGTTGTTGACCGAATCACTGTAGTTTCCTAAATACGAATCACCGCAACGGAGACATACCATGACCGACCCATTCGTTACCCTGATCGCCGATCGCAAGGCCGATTACGATGGGGCCGGACCGGAGGAGCGTTATCCGCTCCTCCATATTACCTTCATGGAGGAGAGCTACGACTCGACCTGCCTCGCTATTCAGACCATCGTTGACGCGTTGCCGTCGCTCCACGCTGGCGATGAAATGCGCGTCCAGTTCATTCACGCCCGGCCGGAATATTCCTCGACGTGGGAAGGGGAGATGCCCAGCCGCCACGAGGCAACTGGCATCTGTCGATCGGAGGCGTCGGAACGGGCGCTACTGTGGCGCGAGTTCGTGCGGGATGTGTATTGCGGCACACGTCCCTGACGGGACTAAACAGGAGATAATGCCATGGCTTTTGAATACTTCTGCACCGTAGACAAGCACGGCCACGAAGTCCCTTACAATTCGGAAAAGGCGTATTACCGAGTCTATACTCGCGACAGCGCACTGGCCGGGACGGTCGGGCCTTGCACTCAGAAAAGAAGAGTGAAACCTAAGTGATAAAGCGAGGGGCTGCGGCCCTTCTTTCTTTACCTGATCCCGCTGTTAACCTTAACAACACAGGCCCAGACGTTAACCATTAATGTGGAAATAGTTGTTGCAACCATCCCCTACTCTGCTAGTTATCTATCTGTGCAATCAAGCACACGGAGACAGCCAATGTACGGCATCCCTTCCACGCAAGAACAACTCGCCACCATTCGCGACGCTTCCGGCAACGGCATCGCGCTTGCCCACGTCGATACGTGCCTCGGATCGTTCCTGAACGATCATCACAACCGTGACGGCGAGTGCCTGTTTGGCGTCGTCGTTGACGGCAATTCCACGAACCTCGACGTACTCGAAGGATTGCGGAGCGAGTATATCTCGACCGGCGACCGCGTGCTGGCAAGCGTCGAAGACTCGGCCGTATTCGATGCGATCGACGAATGGTTCGCCGGCCGTGACTTGAAAGCTCTGTTCGACTCGCGGCTGGAAGTCATCGACGAAGACGAAGCCGAGACGATGGGCGGCGATGAGATGTGCCAAGCGTGGTTCGTCCTGACATGGGAGACGCTGGCCGCGAAGCTCCGCAACCGGCAGGACGTTACCAGCGTCGATGAACTGTCGGGCGACCGGTTCGAGGTGACGGACGATGTGGGCGCTACGTTCGTCGGCACGTTCGAGGAGACGTTGGCATGGCTGAACGCCGGACTCGACGAAGAGGAGTCCGCCACCTGATCGACATCATCGAAGCGCTCGGCAAGCTGCTAAACGGACTGTTCCTGATCCTGATAGCGTCGGCTTTCATGTAACCAAGGGGCGGCTTAACGGCCGCCCTAATGGTATGTGCAACCATCCGTTAACCTTAACAACAGTTGCCCAGATGTTAACCATTAATGTGGAAATAGGTGTTGACCGAATCACCTGAGTCGTCCAGAAAGACCGTACGGCGAATCACCGCCGGGAGACGTGCAATGGATATCTGGTCCGCCATCCGTGAACTGAACGAAGCTCAGGCGTCGCTTGATAAGGCGATGGGATCGCAAGGCTATGTTCAGCCGTGGTCCTACGTCGGAGACGTGAACCTGTACCACGGCGGGACCGCCGTTCGCGTCGATCGATCGGGCGGTTATGCCGATGTCGTGGAGATGTCGGACCTCGATTCGGCTATCGGGCAGGAAGGTTGCGTAATCCTCGAACGGGGTAGCGTTGTGCTGACCGGAGGTCTGAGAAAGCGTCGCTATCTCCGTAGCGCCCTTGAGTCGTTCGGGTGGAAGGCGTCTGACCTGTTGCAGTTCGATCGGGCTGACCGCGCCAACGAACTCGCCCGCGCTTTGTGGACGTATGGGATGCGGGATATCGAACCGGTTGCCGTCATCCGTTACGCTGACGGCGACTCGGATGACGACGAGATCATGGGACGGGGTTACATGGAGGTTGACGAGATCGTTGACTCCGCTGACGCGCTTGTTCCCCGGTTCATGGAGGAACTAAGCTAATGGGATTCCTAGAGGCAATCGGCCGGCTTCTGAACGCCCTATTCCTCATAATCATCGCAGTCGCCCTAGCACGAAGCTAGGGCGACTGCCCTTAACCTATCCCTATTAAGGTTAACGAAAACTGCCCAGATTGTTAACTATAAATGTGGAAAATAGTTGTTGACCGAATCGGGTATGTCGCCTAAAACGAATCATCGAAACGGAGACATACCATGGCACTCGGAACCATCTGGCAGTTCAAGACCGCGAACTTCACCGTCATCATGGACTATGATTACGAAACCGACTTCGATCATTCGTGGGCCGACGAAGAGACGCTGGAAAAGCTCGAATCGGGTGAATGGGTGTCCTACCAGTTCCGTGCCCGCGTCCTCGATAGCGACGGGAACGAAATCGGTGCCGATTATCTGGGTGACTCGATCCATTCGGACCCGGAAGACTTCCGAGACCATATCGGCCTTGCCGAAAAGAGCCGCCGCGACGGCTGCAACTATGGATCGTATTTCATGGATATGGTATCGAGGGCAATCGAGGAAGCGCGGGCGACCTACGCCAAGCCCCGCGCCCGGCTCCGGGAGATTGCAGCATGAACGCCCGCACAATCGCAGCCCGCGACATCCGCCCCGGCGATATGCTTGACCTGTTCGGCGATAAATACGCCGATCCCCATTCCAGTCCGGCCCTTGGGCTGGAATTTGAGAATAGCGTAACCGAGTCGGTGGCGTTCGAGAAAGGGAAGCGCGGTTCGGTTGATTGTTGCGTCATCTATGGCTCTGGCATCAACTTTGCGTGTCCGCCGGATCATCAGGTAGCCTACGCCGGTCGCGACCCCTCATGGCCCTTACAGACAAGGGAGGAAGCCGTTGCCGATATCCATAGCGACGGTTACCGCCACACGGCCGGGAATAGCTACGCTAAGCTAAGGCGAAACGGGCGCGGCATGGATTGGGCTGAGCTACGCTCTAACGATGAGGGGGATCACTGGATCGTTCACATCAACTAGGGGTCGAAAGGCCCCTTTCTTTTACCTGCTATCATCCGTTAACCTTAACAACACCTGCCCATCTGTTAACCATCAATGTGGAAAATAGTTGTTGACCGAATCACCAGAATCAGCAAAAAGGGACCCACGCCGAATGACCGGCGGGAGACAGATCATGGCCGACACCATCACCAACACCGCCGACATCATCGACTCGCGTGACATCATCGAGCGCATCGAAGACCTCGAATCGTCGGTCCTGCCATTCCGCGCGTCGCTGGTCTATAACGATGGCGAGACGCCGACCGAGTCGGAAGACTTCGCGACGATCGGGGAAGCGCACGACTATCTGTGCGATCTCGCGACCGACTGCGCCAGCGACGACGGGGCCGCGCTTTTCTCCAAGCTCTGCGAGGCGTTCGACGGCAATTTGCTCGCAGTCGCAGCCGGTCCGCTTCATGCCGACATCATCGCCAACCCGGACGTTGACGAAGACGAAGTGGAAGAATTGCGAACGCTCAAAGCGTTCGCGGAAGAGGGCGAAAATTACTCTTCCGACTGGAACTATGGTGCAACGCTTATCCGGGAAGGATACTTTACCCAATACGCCGAAGAATTGGTAAAAGATATTGCCGATCTCCCCCGCGATATTCCCTCTTACATCGCTATCGATTGGGAGAAGACTGCCGAAAACCTCAAAGTCGATTACACCCCGATCGAGTTCGACGGCGAAACCTATCTGGTACGCTAACTAAGGGGCCGCAAGGCCCCTTACTTTTTAATCCTTGTCGCCCGTTAAGGTTAACAACATCCGACCAGCCGTTAACCATCAATGTGGAAATAGTTGTTGACCGAATCACCTGAGACGTTCAGAAAGGACGCACGCCGAATGACCGGCGGGAGACAGACAATGCGGACTTTCAAGCAAGGCAAGGTCGATCTGATCGAAAAGGTGAAGCGCGAAGCCATCCACCGCACGTTCATGGACGGCGACGGCTGCCAAGCGCCGGGCGCGATCGTCATCCGCAAGGTGAAGGATGACCGCGGCGACGGGAAGCCGGAATATGCCGTTCACTTCGCCAATACGCAATGCGGCGGATATCACGACGGCTACTATACCAGCGACCTCGCAAGGGCACATAGGGACTTCTGCGACCGCCTCGCCCGCTATGATCCGGACGGCACGCGCCGCGCCAGCTACATGGACGGCACCGGCCAGCCGCACACCGAAACGGATATCTAGGGGAGGGGCTACGGCCCCTCTTTCTTTGTCTGTAACGTCTCGTTAACCTTAACGACACATGCCCAGAAGTTAACCATGAATGTGGAAATAACTGTTGACCGAATCACTGGCTATCCCTAGAAACGAATCATCAAGGGAGACACAGCATGTCGGACTTCATCGCACCCCGTTACCGCGTCATCGCGATCGACGAAACGCAGCACTGGAATCACAAGATTACCGCGATCACCGGCCGCATCGCAGGCGTCTACATCGTTAATTTCGCTGAGATGACTCACATCTGCTCGCTTCGCGGTTCCTATTGGGCTGAGTTCGTTTGCAACATCACGGAACACTACATCCGCGAACCGGACGGCCATGATGGCGGCGATTCGATCTGGCCCGACGACGACGCTGAATCGGACGGCGTGGCACGCGGCAAGGCGCTGGAGGCGGTATGGAACGGCCCGTTCTATGGCTTGCAATACGAAGGCGGGGAAAGCTGCTATATCGACGAAGGTTTCCCGGAACCGACCGGCGATCTGATCGACGTGGCATCCGCCGGATGGGACGAAAACCCCGACGATACCAGCGACCCGGATGAATACCGCCAGCAACGCGACCAAGCCGCGCAAGAGGCGGTTGCGGAATATATGGCAAATGGGGAGGAATGGGAAGACATCGCCCCGTGGAAAAAGTGAGGTAAGGGCCGCAAGGCCCTTACTTTTATCGGTAACGTATCGTTAACCTTAACGACATGAGCCCAGCCGTTAACCATGAATGTGGAAGATAATTGTTGACCGAATCACTTAGCAGCCCTAGAAACGAATCACCGAAACGGGAGACACCAAATGCCCACCGCAATCGAAACCGCCCGCAAAGCCGACTTCCGCGCAAATCCGATCCTGTCGGATTATCTTGCAACCATGCTGGAGGATTTCCAGTTCAGTGAGAATGACGAAGCCTGTTCGGAAGAGCGCGAGGAGCGGGACACCGGCACCATCTACACGCTCAACGAGTCGGAATACATTCGCCACAAGCGCGACTGCGACAAGTTCTACGCGGACAACCGCGCCGATATCGACGCGGCGCTAGAGCTTGTCCCCGGTGAAGAGGGGCTGCGCTACGGTCGCGATTACATGACCCACGAGCGGATAGGGTACTATTTCTACATGGTCCGGGCCGGGCATGGTGTCTCATTCACGGACGACGGTACGCCGGGGGAGGCGGATTGTCTCTCAAATCTCAACAAAGCCGCCCGCGCCTTCCCGAGTTTCGATCTATACTTTGGGGACGACGGGGAGGTGTACAGCGCCTAAGGGCAGGGGCCTAACGGCCCCTTTCTTTTGCCGCACCCGCCCGTTAACCTTAACAGACGCTACCCTAAAAATTAACCATATATGTGGAAAATAAGTGTTGACCGAATCAGCGAATCACCCCTAGAAGTAAGTCACCAAAACGGAGACAGACCATGGATAAGACGCCTTTCACGATCGCCGCCGAGCAGGCCCGCCAGCGTGGCGCAAAGGATACCGCGCAACGGATCGTCACGGAAGGCCGGATCGCCCGCAAGATCGTCGATACGATGCTTTCATTCGGCATGACGGTCGGCGTCAATGACGGGGAAGAAACCGTCCTGAAACGCTCGACATCGGTCAATGACATCATGCAAGCCCTTTTCTCGACCGATGAAGATTATATCATCGGCTACGGTCCGGACGGCAAGAAAGTCGGCGTGGTGTACCTCGTATACGGGAACAGCGGCTGGGACGTAATCAACGATTACTCGACCAGCCTTGAACTGGTAATGCAACCGGTCAACAACTACGCCGACTCGCTCGACGTACTCTGACAAGTGGTTAACGGAAGCGGCCCTTCCGTTAACTATTTCCCTGCGATCGTCCGTTAACCTTAACAGAACATGCCCAGCCGTTAACCATAAATGTGGAAAATAGTTGTTGACAGAATCGGCAGGTACGCCTAGAAACGAATCATCGAACGGGAGACATACTGTGTACCACATCACCGAACTCCAGATGGGCAACAGCCGCCGCCTCGTGGATACCGCGGAAACCTTCGCCGAGGCAAAGGCCAAGGTCGAGGCCATGGGCGTTTCCCACATGGAAGATGATCCCGACTATCCCACCTGTGCGGACGCCTACCTCACGTCCGGCATCGTTCTCGCCATCCAGCCCGAAGGATTCACCCTGTGACCATGAACAACCGCCGCTTCACCGTCGTCGAAATGGCCGGCTATGAGGGGGAACGCGATATCCGTTCCTTCGATACGCTTCGCGAAGCTATGGACTTCATGGACAATCAGTACAGTGAGGAGGAACGCGACCAGTTCCACGACGACTGTCTGCACCCGGACATCCGACAGGACTGGGAAGACGAAGACGGCGAAGAGCATAGCGAATACGTATACTAAGGGGCTTCGGCCCCTTTCTTTTGCTTCCCGAAGTCTGTTAACCTTAACGCCACCAGCCCAGTTGTTAACCATGAAAATGGAAAATAAGGCTTGCGAATCACACACAACCCTGCAATAACATAGCTACAGCAAGCACAACGGAGACAGGTAATGGAACGCCACTTCATCCGCATGGATACCGGGGACATCGCACCGAACGAGGAAAACCCCGCCATCGCTCTTATGGAGCCTGCCACGCCGGAACAAGTTGCCGAGATGTTGGCGACACCCATTGGAGAGAATGAAGGCCGTTCCGAATGGGTATGGGTACGGCTACGCGACGGTACGTTGATGCTCGCCATCCTGCCGCTAGGGGATACCTACATGTATCACACCGATGTCAACAACGCGGCGCACTGGTGAAGGTAGGCGGCTACGGCCGCCTACTTAATACCATTAACTGTCTGTTAACCTTAACGACACCAGCCCATCCGTTAACCATGAATATTAACCACTAAAGTGGAAAATAAGGCTTGCGAATCATTCCGCACGTTGGCAAATAGAGCAGGCCGAACGGTTCGGCGGGAGACAGACAATGCGGATCATCATCGAGGACAAGAAGGGCTACGGCCGGGACGCTCGCCGGGTTGCAGATGCCGACAAGCGCGATCGGCGCAACGCCCGCCGCGAGAAGGAAGCTCGCCGCCACGTCCCCTACGCTTTCGCCTGAGAGGCAACGACCATGACTCAGTTCCGCAACCGCGACATCGCCGGCCCGCAGCGCCTCCGCATCAAGTGGGAGCGTGAAACGCCCCGCGACGACCACACAAACGGCCCCGAAGGCGACGGCGACGGTTTCTGGCCGTCGAACGACCCTGACGATGCCGGCTATGTTCTGCCGGAAAATTTCGACGACCAGCAGGCGAAAGCGCAAGCGCGGGCTGATGCCTACTACAACGACGAATGGGAATGGATCGGCGTTGTCGCGGTGGCGAATGTCTCCATTCCTATCGGGGGAGGGGCCTACGCTCTTCACACTATCAAATCCCCCGGCGTATGGGGCATCGAGAGCGACTCGGGGGATTACCTCGACGAGGTGTACGCCGAACAGAAAGCCGAACTTCTCGACCAGCTACGCACGCTGGGAACGGCTTTGATCGCCGGGGACTTCTCCGAAATGGAGGACAGCTAACAGACTGAGACGGGCCGGGCGGAAACGCCCGGCTTTTCTTTGCTTAATATCCCCTGTTAAGGTTAACGCTGTCTACCTTTCCGTTAACCATGAAAGTCTAAAATAAGAGTTGACCGAATCACCGAATCAACCCTAGAAACGAATCACCCCAACGGAGACAGACAATGAACAACGCGAACGCAAGCAAGGCATGGGATATCGTGATCGCCCGCAAGGCCGAGCGCAAAGACAATCGCCCGGCTTTCATCGCCGCTTTGATTATGGAGCGGACCACGACCGCCCAGAGCAAACGCGCCATCGCAGCCGGTGACGACTCGGAGATGACTCCCAGCATGGCCGCCACGTTCGCCGCCGAACTGGTACGGCTGGCCGTGGCGATCCACCGGGAAGCCGAAGCGGCTTGCAGCTACGAACGCACGGCCGGACAGGAAGCGGCCGATATTCGCAATCAGGCGCGGTTCCACACCCTTGCCGAGGCGTTGGGGTTCGAGGCGCGCACGGGCGGCGATCCTCGCGGCGCTTGCGCCTATTTGATCGATCCCGACGATCGCAAGGGCGACGGATGGGGCGAGGGATGGGCGGTGTACGCATGAAGGCGATTGCCCGGCTAATCGCCGGGCTTTTCCTTTTGTTGATCGCGGCCGGAATAGCCAAGAGCTAATCCGGCCGATTCCTATGGACCGCGGCCATTTTCGCCCGCGCAAAATTATGGACCGTGCCCATTTTCGCGGGCACTCTCCCACCCACGCCTGCCCGCATGGGCGCACACGCACACAGGCAGGCACGGCCGCCTGAGCGCCCGCCAGCGCGGGCACGCACGCCCCTGCCCACCAGCGCCCGCGCTCCCGCCTGAGCGTGCATGGCGAGCGCACACGCGTTGCAAGCCGCGTGCCAGTTTCGTGGAAAATAAAAGTGGAATTTCAATGTTGACGTTACGGCGAATCGCGACTAGCTTGCGAATCACTGGAAACGGAGACTTCACATGTTCAAGCTCGACGCCATCGCCGCCACCGTCACCGTCAACGGCGCAATCGTTCCTTTCACCGGGAAGGAATATGCAATCGTCGAATTGCTCTATCTGAAAGGCGGCATCGTGACGAAAAACGACATTCTGGCGCATCTCTACGAGTCGCCCGAGTCGCAACCGGAAATGAAGATTCTTGACGTTTTCCTGTGCAAGATTCGCCGCAAGTTCAAGGTTGCGGGTGCGCCCGACGCCATCGCCACCATTTGGGGCCGCGGCTTTCAGTTCAATTTGGTTGCCGCATAAATTAACTTTGAAAGTGACGGTTTAAGGTGGAACCTTAAACCGTCTCAAACGCTTAACCTATACCAGATGCGCTAGGGAGTTAATCAAATGCCTTTCGATATGAACAAGCTGAGCCATGATGCCCGCGCCGACATCATGCGCGCCCGACTCGCCCCTACCATGGCGGAAGCCGCTCGCCTGTATTTCGCCGCGATGGACCGCCACAGCATCCCCAAAAATTAACCCTAAAAGTGGAAAATAGGGGTTGACCGAATCAGCGAATCGCCCCTATAACCGGATCACAGACAGCGAACGGAGACAGAAAATGGCTAAGGTTAACATGACCCGCGAGGAAATTCTTCTCTCTGACCTGCCGGCCGCAAACAACGTGCGCTGGACTCCGGTCCGCAAGGCCGCCGTTGTCGCCGCAATCGACGGAAAGGCCGTCACCCGCGCCGATATGCTGGCACGCTACAATATCAGCGATGCCGAACTTGATGGCTGGTACGCGTCGATTAACAAGGCTGGCACGCCCGGATTGCGCGTCACCCGGTTGCAGATTTACGCGCAAATCTGACAGACAAGGGCGGCCTAAGGGCCGCCCCTAATGTTAACCCTAAAGGTTGATTGTTAGGGTTGACATTAGGGGCGAATCGCTCCATAAACGAATCACAGACAAGGGAGACAGTCCGTGGTTAACTCGATGCCTAAGTTCGCAGTCCTGAAAAACAAGGCGTTTATGGGATACGTTTCTGCCGTATCGCACGCGCAAGCTATGGAGCGGGCAACCAAGCTCCACGGCCGTTGCGAGATTATGGCGCAAGGCAATGTGCCGCTTGATCGCAAGGCGCGCACGGATACGACAACGCCCGATAAGAGCTATTCGCATGGCCGCTCCCCCTACCCTACGCCCGGCTTTGAAGAGCGGCGGGCCGCGCTTATCGCCGCCCACAAGGCGAAAGCCTAACGGCAGGGGGCGGCGATATCCGCCGCCCCACAAGTTAACCTTAATTGTGGAAAATTAAGGTTGACCGAATCAGCGAATCAGTTCATAACCGAATCACACTAGGGAGACAGAGAATGACCAAGGTAGAAAAGTTCGATTACATCGGCACGATGATCCTCGTATTCATCGTATCCATGGCGATTGTTGCCATGCCATCGCGCAACCCTACCCCTACGGCAGATGCCAAGGTTGTTTGGCATCTCAACTACGTATCGCCCACGGGTGACGAATACGTAATCGACTCACTCGCCAACATTGGCGATTGTTGGCAAGCGTTGCACATGCAAGCGAATCGGCGCGGCATGTCGTGCGAGCGAGTCGACGTGGTTCCGCGCTAACCTTATCGAAAAATTCTGTTGACAAACCGGTAGGGGACCCAAAGGGGTATCCCCTACCGATCGATTCGGCCCCCTCTAAGCGTCCGCCTGAATCAATATAGGTTGAGTTTGTCGTATAGTTGTGGTAGTATCCCTAACCATGGCATTTTATGTCATGAGCATCACTCGAAGGGTCCCATCACGGGACCCATCACACATCACGCCCAACACCCATATCGGCATATCGGCGTATATCCATATTGGCATATCGACAGGGGGACCCATCAGGGACCCATCACGCGTCACATCGCCATATCGACACCCCGCTATATTGTTAGAGGTTCCATCGATCTAGGGGCTTTTAACGGTACGCCGACATTCCATCCCGACCCCTGTGGATGTTCCGGTGTGATGTATATCCCCGTGATGAGGTGCCGGGGACCCGTGAAGGGTATGCTGTCGATCGATGAGGAGCCCGTAACCGGGCTCTTGGGCGTAAGCCTCAAGCCGTCAGATACGTGGGCAGGTATGGCGTCGCCATCCAGCTTACAGATTTGATACCCTCCTCTCGCCTCTTCGGAGCTACCACCGTGTCGAAGCAAAACAAGCCCAAGTTCTTTCCGACCGAAGCCTCCCGCAAGGACCCCACGATGTCCGAACCCCTGACCAACAAGATCAAGACGCCTGCTCCCCTCAAGGCGATTACCGCGGGCCACAAGGTCCTGCTCCACAAGCTCCGCAACAAGCATCACGACATCCTGTTTGCCATCGGCCCTGCCGGCACGGGCAAGACCTATATTTGCGTGCGTGATGCGATCGACCGTTTCCTCGCAGGTGAGGTCGAGAAGATCGTCATCACCCGCCCGAACGTTGCCTCCGGCGATGACATCGGATTCCTGCCGGGCACGCTGAACGAGAAGATGGCACCGTGGACCCGCCCGGTCGTGGACGTGTTCATGGAGTATTTCTCGGCACAGGAGTTCCGCCGGATGCTGGACGCCGAAGAGGTAGAGATCGCGCCGCTCGCTTTCATGCGCGGTCGCACGTTCAAGAACGCCGCGATCATCGGCGACGAGATGCAGAACGCGACGCCCGAGCAGATGAAGATGTTCCTGACGCGGATCGGCGCTGGCTCCTACATGGTCATCACCGGCGACATGGAACAGTTCGATCGCCGCGAGCTTGGCACCATCTCGGGTCTGGCCGACATCGTTCGCCGCATGGATGCCCGCAAGGCTGCCAACGACACGGCCGCATCACTGCCCGGTTTCATCACGCGCACGCCGCAATATCGCTATGAGCGCATCGGCATGGTCCGGCTCGGCCGCGTCGATGTCTGCCGCCACGAGGTCATCAGCGAAGTGCTGGGTTTCTACGACGAGGAGTACGACATTGCTGCGTAGACCGATTTTCAAACTTCCCATCAAGGACGACATCTCGTCGGAAGGTTGGGGAGGAGGACGACGCTCCGAACAGGATTGGGGAGGTTAGGTCCTCTTCAATAACTGACACAAATATGGGTTCGATTGGTTCCGCCAATCGGACCCTTTTTCTTGAAAACGTAACGTCAACCTGATATAATTACCGACCCGACATTGTATCATCCCGCGGCTGTCCCGACCGACCGCACGCTGGAAGTTAACAATGGAAATTAGTGATCCTTATCGTCGTTACAATACGACTTACGATGCACCGGCCGCAGAGATTTTTAGAATCCTGCCGAGTGATACCGATCTTGTCGCCAAAGGCGTCAAGCGTATCCGCGTCTTCAATCCCGTAACCGAAGTCATGATGTGCCGAATCCGGTGCGTCAAAGGTGAACCTGTTGATCTTGCGATCCCGCCGCTGTCGATCATCTGGGAAGACCTCCGTGTCGTGCAGGTCTTCGACACCGGCACCGACGATGGCCTCATCGTGCATGGGTACACAGACTGATGCCGATGGTCAGCTATTTCAAGATGGCGGCTTCCGCTGGTCCGCAGGGACCCATGGGACCCGCTGGACCTGCCGGCCGTCAGGGTGTTCAAGGCGTGGAAGGCCCGATGGGACCCATCGGGCCTGTGGGCGGACAGGGCGTGCCCGGCAACCAAGGTAACCGCGGCGTACCGGGAGTGGCCGGACCAAGCGGCGATATAGGGCCAATGGGACCTATGGGACCCAAGGGCGTGCCCGGCGAGCGAGGCGAGGTCGGCCGCCAAGGCGATACTGGCGGCATCGGACCTGTGGGACCCATGGGCGACCGCGGTGTCGAGGGTCCGGTGGGACCCAAAGGGGAGACTGGCGATGTCGGACCTGCGGGCGTTAAGGGTAACACCGGCGACCGCGGCGACATCGGGCCAGAAGGTCCAGCCGGACCACGCGGATTCACCGGCGACCAAGGACCGCAGGGACCCCAAGGCGTCGCCGGCATCCAAGGACCAGTAGGACCCGCCGGACCTGTGGGCGAGAAAGGCTCTGACGGCCCCGTAGGAGCCAAAGGCGATCCCGGTGTGGGTGTACAGGGTCCCAAGGGAGATACCGGCCCACAAGGACCTCAGGGCATCCAAGGGGACATCGGCATCGGCCTGCCGGGACCCAAGGGAGATACCGGACCGCAAGGACCAGCGGGACCCAAGGGCGACGTTGGTATCGGCGTTGCTGGACCCAAGGGCGACACCGGAGATCGGGGAATCCAAGGCGTCGTGGGACCCAAGGGAGATACCGGCCCGCAAGGAGCCAAGGGTGACCAAGGCATCCAAGGCGTCGGCGTACAGGGTCCCAAAGGAGATACCGGACCGCAGGGACCCCAAGGCGTCGGTATCCAAGGACCAAAAGGGGACACCGGAGCGCAAGGACCTCAGGGCGTCGCGGGCATCCAAGGACCTAAGGGAGACACAGGCGCACAGGGTCCCCAAGGGGTGGGTGTTCAAGGACCCAAGGGCGATACGGGCGCGCAAGGCATCCAAGGCGTGAAAGGCGACACTGGTACGGGTGTTGTAGGACCCAAGGGAGACACTGGCCCACAAGGCATCCAAGGGCCAGCAGGGGCGACGTACAGAGTGGCGGAATATTCAGCCGTCACGAACGCCGCGGGAATTGCCACGTTCACCTTCACGCCGGCTTACACACGGATCGACGCCATCACAATCAAGACGGGATGGATCGGTGAGCAATACGCAGGAGGAGGAGAAATCACCTCCGCCAGAACGCTCACTGGTACGCAGGTACAGGGTATGGTTTCTCGCGGAACACTACTCCTTACCACTGGTCCATTCCAAAAGGCAGGTTCTGGTATTACCATTACGATTGTCGTTTTCGGAGCCTGACCGTTAGTTACACTTGACTCTGGGAGTGTAATCGTCTACACTCCCCGACCTCCAACCATACTCACATGAAACAGGGGCATAGATGTACGACCCTTACTTCAAGAAGTCGCCGGAAGTCGGCACTTCTTCCAAGAATCTCGTCGCGATCACGCCGAACGACAGTTCCGACATCAAGGTCGGCATCAAGGCACTCCGCATTTTCAACCCCACGGGTAACATCGCCAACGTAAAGGTCAAGACCCTTTCCGGTGACGATGCCGTGTTCCCGATCCCGGCCTCGCAGGTTTGGGTCGAGTCGCTTCGCATCCAGCGCGTCTACGCCACCGGCACGACCGCGGGTCTGGTGTTCCACGGCTATACCGATGTGACGCTGGCGTATGCAGAAGGCGCTCCGATCCCGCTGCCGGCCCCTGTGTTCGCCGTCGATCCTGCCATCACAGGCATCGTGGCTGTGGGTGAGACCCTGACCGCGACCGATGGCGTCATCAAGAGCGGCAGCCTGATCTCCCGTCAGTGGTTCCGCGGTTCGTCGGCCATCTCCGGCGCGAACGGTTCGACCTATCTGGTCGTTCAGGCCGACGTTGGCACCACGATCGGCTTCCGCGCCACGGCAGAAGGCAAGGGCGGTATGGTGGAAGCGCGGGCTGCGAACACAGCTATCGTGTCGCCGATCGGCGTGAATCCCACACCGACTCCTTCGCCGACCCCGGCACCGACGCCCACTCCCACGCCGACCCCTGCTCCGGGCTTTGTCCTGAACACAGTCAAGTCGAACGTCCTTGTCGTGCAGTCGAAGGGTCCTGTCAGCGCACAGGAATCGTTCAAGTTCAATGTCGGGACCGATACCCCCGCCATCACCTACGTGCAGGACACGAACTGCGAAAACGAAGTTTGGCTTATGGCTGACGAGGCCCGCACCTGCGGCGTCAAGATCGGCATGGTCGGCGGACGTTACAGCGTAGCGCAGGTAATGCACGACGGCCAGCCGTTCCGCGATCTGGGTACTCCTACGCCAAATACGCTCGCCGCGGGCGATATCAGCACGTTTGTGGTAATCGGTGAGACACTTGAATTTAGCATCAACAGCGAATTGAAGTATCGCTTCCCGCTGCACGGTGTTGTGGCTGAACTCGAAGAGATCGTCGGCGTCGGTAACGCGCGCTGGGTCCATGTCGATCGCAACGGCTTCGCAAATGAAGCACAGCATCCGCAGATCACGGTTTCGGGCGGTGACATCACGCCGCTGGCTCTCCGCACCTCGAACATCGACGGCGACGGTTACCCTTACTGGGACATCAACTACATCGGCGAACCCGCTGGCTACCTGTTCCAGATCGAGGACAACACCGGTACGGTCGTGCAGGCTTGGCGTCAGGCTGCGGTAACGGACAATGCCATCAAGGGCAAGGCTCGACTGAGCGGTGACCGCCGTGTCTCGACTCTCAATACGTCGTACACGTACAAGATGGTCGAAGCGACTGCGGCCGGTGTACCCAAGGCAGGAGCAGTCGTGCTGTCGATGCGCCGCACGCGTCCGGGTGTCCCTTCGGTGGGCTCCAACATGGCGTTCGCGGCGGTCCCGTACCGCAAGACGCGTACCTACACCAATATGCTGGAGCAGTGCTACGTCCAGAATACCGGGAACTACAACCAGTACCCGAACTTCATCGACAACCCCACGATGGTTGACTTCATGGGCAATCCGCTGGTTTCGGGCCTCGTCTATCAGGTCGCCGGCCCTGAAAAGGAAGGTCTCCACACCTGTGAGATCACGGCCAAGTCGGGATCGCTGCTGGCTGAGAACATCGAGTTCATGTCTTCGGGCGGTGCGGCTTCGTTCAGCAACAAGCGCCAGAACGGCGTAAACTCGGTCCTGTTCGATGTCACCATGGACCAGACCTCTCTGCTGAATGGCGCAAGCCAGATGTTCGGGATCGTCTTCCGTAACGTCGAAACCACGCTGCCGAAGGGCCTGTTCTGCTGCGAGACCACGGACGACAAGACCAAGCGGTTCTACAAGCCGTTCCTTGATCGCCTCAAGGCCCTGAACGGCCCGATCCGTCACATGGACAGCAACTGGGCGAACGAGCCGGGCCGCTACGGCGCGGGCAAGGATAGCTGGACCGACCACCGGTCGCGTCGCGGCCGTATCGGCGCACAGCTTCACGGCCTGCCGCTGGAAGACTTGGTTGACCTGTCGGTTCTGTCGAACCGTCCCATCTGGTTCAACATCAACCACGGCCTGATGTACACGACCAACGGTCTTGACTATCTCCGCCGGTCGCTCGATCTCGTCTTCAACGGTGTCGGTGGTGAACTGACCTACGGCGTACCCAAGACGAAGCGTAACAAGGTCGAGGTCGGTAACGAGAACTGGAACTTCGGTCTCGGCAACTGGGGCTTCCTGTCGTACATGGGTCGTCTGGCTGGTCGCGTAACCTACACGGACGGCGACGACGGTCAGCGTCACGGTGCCACGCAGTCGGAGCGTATGTATCAGTTCAAGGCTGCGATGGACATTCTGGCAGAGGTGGTTCCCACCTACTCCTCGTTCATCGATCGAGTGTTCGGCGCACAGGTCGGGCGTAGCGATATCGGTTACCTGTCGGCTGACCCGAAGTGGGAAGAGCAGGTCATGGCCTATGCGGATCGTTTCGCCATTGCAGGCTACCTGCCGGGCGATCCCAACGCCGGCTTGCAGCCGGGGCAGCAGCCCGATTCGCACAGCCCGGAAGATGTCGTGGCATGGCTGCGGACCTACATCGAGTCGGTAACCACCGCACTCAGCTTGGAAGTCCAGCACTACGTCAACACCTACAACATGCCCACCGACCTGTACGAGTACAACATTGCCTTCCCGGCGATCTACCAGCGTACACCGGCCGAAGAGCGGATCATCAAGTCGAGCCAAGTCTTCTATGACTTCATGCTCAACGAGTATCTGGCTGCGGTCATCCCTGTCGGCGGCGACTCGTGCATCTACAGCGACGACGGCTCCCCGGCCGGACTCGGGACCCCGACCGACCAAAGCTGGTACTTCTACGAGAGTGGATACACCGGCGCTGGTAACAAGGCGATGGATGCCCTGCTCGAATACTGCCGTGTCCACGGCTACGTCAGCGGAGCCTAAAGAGAAAGCCCCCGAAAGGGGGCTTTTTTATTGCCCGGCATATTGACAATTTTTAATTTCCGTGTTAGCTTTACTAACACTGAGGTATAGCCTCAACGAAATTCAAAGGTAGCATCGAAGCCGCTGTGTGCCTCACTGAAACAGGTGAGACCACTTTGTCGATGTGTCGGAGGTAGTAAGTCCTTGGTCGGATCGAACCCCGAGACCATCAGCACTGCCCCTCAAGTAGGTTAGGCACTGAGCAGCGGACAAGATGTGGTAGGTGAACCCGGTCCTCGCTGGGCCATGATGGGTAAGCCCTCTCCGTCGTGTTGTAGGTTTCGGCCGTTAGAAGCACGCGGACTGTTTCCAAGGTTCCCGGCCTCGCCGGGCGGGTGGTTCCCGTCAACAACCTGTCTCCTCCCTAGACTAGCCCCGAGACCACAAATCTCGGGGCACTTTTTGGATCAATCCTTTGGCCGAAGCAACGCCCGTAACCAAGAAGCAGGCCCGCACCTTCAAGGAGCGTCAGGCTTCTGCGTTCGCGCGTCGATCGCGTCAGGAACTCCTCGAAAACGCGCCTCTGTTCGTCAACTGGGACTACAGCAACTGGCGGTTGATCTGGCAGTCCATCCGCCATGCCATGATCGGCGAAGTGGAGATCAAGAAGCACGGTCAGATGTACCTCCCCAAGTCGGAGGCCATGGACGACGACCAGTATGCCGCGTATCTGGACCGCGCCGTATTCTACAACATGGTTTACCGAACGGTAACGGGCCTGACAGGCTCGATCTTCCGTCGCGACCCGCGTCTTCTCAAGCCGGGTGCCAAGCTCAAGAAGCTCGCCAAGCGTATCAGCAAGGACGGCCTGTCCCTCAATGTGTTCTCCAAGGTGGTGGCACAGGAGATGCTTTCGGTCGGCCGCTACGGTGTGTTGGCGGACAAGACCAACAGTGAGTCCATCACTGCCCAGCCTTACCTCGCCGGCTACACCTGCGAGAACATCCTTGACTGGACGACGACAGAGATCGACGGCCGCGACGAGTACGATTACATCCTCCTCCGCGAGTTCAAGGTCGATCGCCGCCTGTTCCATTTTGAGGGCGACGAAGCCAAGCCCAATGTGAACTACGGCCAGCTATTCACCTGCTACCGCATCCTCCGTCTTCTTTGGAACGACGAGGACAACCGCTGGGAGTACACGCAGGAATACTACGCCCGCGACGACGAAGACGCCAACCTGACGGAAGACCCGGATGTCTTCCTGCCGTTGGTATATGGCGTCCCAATGAAGCGTATTCCTTTCCGCTTCTTCAACGCGACAACCAATCTCCCGGACATCGAGAAGCCGCCGGTACTCGACATCCTGACGCTCAATATGAGCCACTACAAGACCTATGCTCAGCTTGAGCATGGGCGGTACTATACGGCCAATCCCGTGTACACCGTGTCGGGCGGTCAGGAAGACGACGAATACCACATTGGCCCGTCCGTCGTCTGGGAAATCGGCTCCGGCGAAAAAGCCGAGATTCTGGAGTTCAGCGGACAGGGGTTGAAGAGCCTCGAAACCGCGCTCTCGACAAAGGAAGGTCAGGTCGCATCACTCGGAGGTCGCCTGCTCGGCGATAGCTCTTCGGCCGGTCAGTCCGACAACCAGATCAAGCTCAAGGACCGCAACGAGCAATCGCTACTCCTTAACGTCACGACCGTACTCAACGAGAACTTCACCGATCTCCTTCGCATCATCGGCGAGTGGATGAATGAAGCTGTCGATGAGACAATGGAGTTCCGCGTCAATCAGGACTTCCTCCTCGACCAAGCCGCGGCTCGTGAGTTCCGTGCGGTCGCTATGATGTACAAGGACGGCCAGCTTCCGATCGAAGTGTTCTATGAATACATGCTCAAGGCGGATGTCATTCCCGAGTATGTGGACATCGATACCTTCAAGAACATGTTGAACGATTCCGAGCAGTTCCCGAACAACCCGGACTTCGACGCGCGCAGGGACGGTTTCCCGACCGCTCAGCAGCAGCGTAGCGATGAACTCGCTCGCGATCTGGACGACAATGAAACCGGCCGCGTCGAGACACAGATCGACGGCGATCAAGACTTGCAGGACACGCAGAACGATCACGACGCCGAACAGGCTGTTGAAGATCGAAAGACGCAGGTCAAGGTTGCCAAGGAAACACCGAAGATCGCACCTGTCCCCAACACCGCCAAGCAGGCGATGAGCAAGGACGGGGTGGTCAAGCCGGTCGCCCCTAAGCCGGCGAACAAGTAATGTCAGCCTCAGACTACACGATCCACATGGACCGCGGCCTTTACGATTCCTTGTGGGACAAGGATCAGGACGAGTCTGAGGCGTTTCCTTTTGGTGAGGACGACGCTGAGCTTGACGCGATCATCGAAGAGGAAATGGGCGCTTCGCGTCGTAAGTCACGACGTAAACGACAGTTTAACTAAACTTTTTCCGGGTCGAGCGTTATTTTAGCTTGACATGCCGGCCGATTTCTCGTATCCTTTACGCCATCTTTGAGTGAGACTTACGCACCGGGGTCCGGTCCGCAGTACGGTCTTTCCCAACATCCACATATTCGGTTCCGGGGGAACCTGTCAACAGACAATTCCCCCAAGGCATCTTGTCGGTAGCGCTTGCGATCCGACTAGAAAATCCTCTGGGAGGGTCCCGGAGGTCGCGTCGAGACGCGTTTTCTCCAGTCCCTCGGTGAGGAACTTCAATGCCGATTATCAATTTTTCTTCCGTCGATGAAGTCCCGGAGGGACTCAAGGAATTTGCCAAGACGGAGGACGGTAAGGTTACCGTCAATGTCGCCCCCACCGTGAAGCTCGATGAGTTCCGTAACAAGAACATCGATCTGTCTCGACAGCTTGAAGCCGCGGCACCGACGCTGGCTCGCATCAAGCAGATCGCAGGTGATGACCTCGACGCCTTCGTGAACGATCTCAACGGTCTTCGCGACATCGATCGCCGGGTCAAGGATGGCGAACTCAAGACGGACGACCAGATCGAACAGGCCGTTCAGGACCGCATCAAGGTTCTCAAGGACGGCTACGAGGACAATTCGAAGGCACTCCGCAAGGAACTGACCGAAACGCAGAAGACGGCAACGTCGCTCACCGAGCGCCTGAACCGCACCCACATCGACAAGGAAGTCACGGCTGCCGTGATCGTTCCCGAGAGTGGTGTCCGTCCCGAAGCGCTGCCGGACGTTCTCCAGCGGGCCTACGGCCTCTTCAAGGTCGAGGATGGCGCACTGGTCGCAAAGCGCGGCGAGAGCATCGTCTACGGTTCCAACGGAGCCGACTCGATCACGGTGTCGGAGTGGCTGGTCAAGCTGCGCGATGAAGCGCCGCACTATTTCAAGGGCAACAACGGTGGCGGTGCCTCCGGCGGCCGCGACGAGAAGCTGGGTGGTTTCACCTCGGCACAGATCGCGAAGATGACGCCGATGCAGCGCCTCGAACTGGCGAACAAGACTGGCGGCAAGCGCTAACGCGCTCCCCTCTATCGTCGGCCTTTCAGAGATCACCCCGGCTTTCGGCCGTCTGTCGGGGTTAGTTTAACAAACCCTCAAGATGGCCGACGATAGTAACTTTCTCAGGAGTACCTACAACCATGCTGACCCTTCACGAGGCATCGAAGCAGGTCGATGGGGACCTCAAGCGTCAGGCGATCATCGAGATGTTCGCCGGCTCGACCGACCTCATGGCCGCGCTGCCGCTCATGGACATTCCGGGCAACAGCTACAGCTACACGCAGGAAGCAAAGCTGCCCAGCGTCGGCTTCCGTGGCTACAATCAGGGTTATGACGCCAGCGTCGGCGTCGTGAACCCGCAGAGCGAGACTCTGCGTATCGCCGGTGGCGAACTCGACGTGGATACCGCGCTGGTCAAGACCCACGGTCTGGGCGTGCGTACGCGTCAGGAAGCCATGCAGGTCAAGTCGATGGGCCAGAAGATCACGGCGGCCTTCATCAACGGCGATAGCTCGGACGGCGTGTCGTTCGACGGTCTGCGTGTTCGTGTCAATGGCTACCAGCTTCTGGCTGCCGACGAGGATGCCGCTCCGACCCAGAACGGCGCTCTGTCGCTTGCGACTCTGGACGAAGCGATCGACCGTGTGGATCAGCCGACCCACATCATCATGTCGAAGCGTATGCGTAACCTGCTCTCGCAGGCTGCGAAGGACAAGGACGTTGGCGGCAACATCGAGTGGGCGAAGGACGACTTCGGCCGTCGTATCGGCTACTACAACGACCTCCCGATCCTCGTCACGGAAGACGACGAGAAGGGCGAGAAGATCATCGACTTCAACGAAGCCGGTCCGGGCGGCGCTGCCAACTGCCAGTCGCTGTACGTCGTATCGCTCGGCGACGGCAAGATCGTCGGCCTCCAGAACGGCGTCATGGATGTCCGTGACCTCGGCGAGATCGACGCCCTGCCGGTCTACCGTACCCGCGTCGAGTGGCTGATCGCCATGGCCGTCATGCACGGCAAGGCCGTGAGCCGCATCTGGGGCATCACCAACGCAGCGATCACTCGCTAAGTTGAGATGGTGGGGGAGGTTTTGGCCTCCCTCCAGACCCTCCCTCACCTTTCACCTCAGATATAGGAGTTTTCTTCGATGGCGAAGATGAACAGCAAGTTCAAGTACATGTACGACGCAGCCCCGGCTTCGGCGCTTGCCCGCAAGGACCACAGCGCACGCACCGGCTCGTTCAACGGCGACGCTCTGGTCCTCGACAAGCTCGACGGCTACTGGACCGAGAAGGCCAAGGGCGGTATCCTCGCCGACACGACCTTCGCGGTCGCGATCAACGTCGAGAATATCGACACCACGAACGGCGACGAGAGCTACAAGCTCGAACTGGAGTTCGGTCCGGTCGGTTTCGCTTCCGGGGTCAAGCCTTACTCGGTCATCGTGAAGGCACCGGGCCAGTACGTCATGCTGGTGGACGCGGATACGGTCAAGGCACTCAAGGCCGATGTCGGCGCGATGCGTCTCGTTGGCACGCTGGGCGGCACCACGCCGTCGATTACGCTGCACGCGTGGATCGCAGGCGCAATTCTGCGCTAAGACCTGAAACCACGGAGAGGGGCTGGGCTAACGCCCAGCCCCTTTTTACCCGGCCACAGGAGCAACCATGAACACCCACGTCACCATCTATTCGCCGACAGGTGAAATGTTCGAGAACGTCACGGCTGCCAATGCCCGTGATCTCACCGCCCATGCGAAGTGGACGTACACCGCCCCCACCGCAGCAGTCGTCGCCCTTGCTCAGGCATCGGAGCCTGTCCCCGAAGTAGAGTCGCCCGCCGATCCTGCCCCTGTCGATCCGGTTGAGCCCGCTGCGGAGCCGGCTGACGACAGCGCTGACATCGGTGTGACGATCCGCTACACGGAAGACGAGTTCGCCGATCTGGCCGATAAGGAAGCGGTTCGCGCTTACATCGACCAAGCCTTCCCCGGTCAGAAGATCGACGGCCGCGCAAATCGCGCCAAGCTGATCGAGCAGGCGATCGAACTGGCAGCGACAGAAGTCTAATGCTTCCGGTCGCGAAAGCCGGCCTCCCCAAGGGAGGTAAGAACAAGATGATCGGCGGTAAGAAGCCACCGATGGCCGCCCCAAAGAAGGGCAAGCCCAAGAAGAAGTAACATCGTCCGCATCTGACGATGGGAACATTACAGCGCTCGGCAGGCAACCCGCTTGCCGAGCGCTTTTCATTTCCGGAGAGCTACCGTGGATATCGTCGTCGAAGATGGCACCGGCCGGGTCACGGCCAATTGCTACACCACCATTCAAGAGGCCGATGACACGCTGTCGGTCAACCCTCAATCGCAGTGGAAAGCCCTCGACGATGAGACCAAGGCATCACTCCTGATCTGGGCAACGCGGCTTCTCGATCAGCGCGCCCGCTGGAATGGGCAGAAGACTCATCAGACCAGCGGACTGGCGTGGCCGCGCATCAAGGTGCGTGATCGCGAAGGGTATCTTGTCGATGACAATCTGGTCCCCACGCCGGTCAAGGTTGCCACGGCAATCCTAGCGGAGCATCTGATCGCCGGTAACCCGGAAGCAGCCAACACCTCATCGAACCTGACTTCGCTACAGGTCGATGTGATCGCACTGCGATTCGACGCAAACCAGACCCCGGAGAAGTACCCTTCGGAGATCAAGTTCATCCTCACTGGCCTCGGCTCCGTGTCCATGGGACGTGGCGGCCCGAAGCGCATCGTCAAGCACTAAGCCATGGCAGATTACAGCACCCTCATCAATAAGCTGGTTGGGAACGCTTTTAGTAAGCAGCTTCCGGGACTGACCAAGCAGATCGAGATTCATTACTACGTCTCCGCGGGGACCTATGATGAAGACACCGATACTACCGAGCCCGTATGGAGTAAGTACAAGGACATCACTTGTGTGGCGGCAAAACCCACCATGGCAGATGTCACCGACCGCGGCGCACTATTCTCAGACACAAAGCTGATCGTGCCCGGAACCTTCATTCCCGGAGAACCTGATACCGACACCGATCGTGTCATCATGGGAGGCAAGGAGTGGAATATCCGTAAGGTCGTAGGTGTGCCCGGCGAAGGTGTCTGGCTGATCTTCGTGAACCTGTAATGGGACGGTTCATCGAAGGGCGAGAGGCAGCCCGCAAATCCGCCATGTCTTCGATCGACGCGCTGGAAGCGAGGATCGCAGGTAATATCGAAGCCATCGTGCGTGAAACAGATCGTCACATCAAAAGCCTTACTCCGGTCAACACAGGTCAGGCAGTACGGAATTACATCTGGACAATGGGTCCGGGTTCATCGGTCACGCATGACGCCATTGACTCTGGCGACACTGGTCGAACCAACAAGATGGCACTGGGTACGGAACCTCGTCGAGCCGCCAACGAGTCGGCAGCAGCGCAGTCGCTATCCAGCATCAATTTTAGTAATCCGTTTGGCGTCATCACATTGACGAACAATTCTCCGGACATCGAAGGTCTGGAGCTTGGTATCTACCCCGGACCTCCATTGACGCCTCGCTCTCCAAATGGTATGTTCGGGGTTACGTCCAAATATATCTCCACACTCCTATCCATGAAGGGAATCATGTCATGAGCCTTGAGAGCCAGCGCAAATTCCTCGTGGCTAAGATGAAGCAGATCGATTTCCAGTTCCCCATCGAATATCCCAATCAGCCGTTCGATCGCCCGGTAGGCCAGCCCTACGGACGGTTCGATATCATGGGAGGAACCCCTATCGTTATAGGCGGACAGGGTAAGGGCAAGGCCAAGGTCAAGTATGTCCACATGATCCAGTTGACGGTGTGGTGTCCGGAAGGAAAGGGCGTTGCTCCAGCGGGTAAGGGAGGAGATGCTTTCGCCAAGAAGTTCCAGCTAAAGCAGGGACGGGACGACGAAGGGGATTTCTACCGGTTCGATGCCATCCAGCCTTTCGGCACCAAGGTAGTCAACGGCGATCATGTCCAAGTCTACCGCATCGCTTACACCAGAGACTCCATGCAGCCCATCGACATCGGAATGTCGTTGTAACAACCACCAAGCGGGAGGGCAACTTTCCGCTTGACTGTTATTCATACTTGACATACTGAGTATTTTCGGTTACCATTGTGCCCTTATTCCGTCCCCTTGGCTTGGGGCCGTTGCACCCCTGCATCAAATCGAGAGGGCTTAACCGAAGATGGCACAGAAGCTGTTTGCCGACGCGAACCGCGCGTCACTCCGCGAGATCGTCGAAGACAACGCCGCATGGGGCCTGACGCCGGCTGCCGGCAAGACGCGCGCTCGCCGTTTCACCCAGTCGTCGCTCACGGTTTCCAAGGAAACCGCCGTTTCGGAAGAAATCCGCGACGACCGAATGGTCTCGTCGGTGATCGAAACCGCCGCCTCGTCGGGCGGCGACATCAACTGGGAGTTCGCTGCCGGTTCGCAGGACCTCGACTTCCAGCGCGTGTTGCAGGGCGCGTGGTCGCGTCCGATCGACTTCGACGTGTTCCGCGGCGAAACCGTTTCGATCGAAGCGAACAACCAGATCGTCATCGCCGGTGACAGCGTTGCTGACTATTTCACGGTCGGTCGCCGTATCAAGACGAGCGGCTTCATCAATGCCGTCAACAACGACTATTTCCAGATCGCGGCTGTGGTGTATGCGGGCGGTGTGACCACCGTCACGACCACGACTGCCACGATGGTCAAGGAGCCGGGCTCGGGCCAGACCGTCATCAGCGACGCGAACGACGTTCTGATGCTCAAGGCGACCAATCTCCGCTTCGGCACGGGCGGCGCACGTCGCATCGACTCGAACGGTGCGAACGCTTTCGCAGCCGCGCTCGCCACCAAGCAGCTTGTCCCCGGCCAGCGCATCTTTGTCGAGGGCGTTGGCTACGAGCAGGGATCACTCACCCTGACGAACGTCGTGGACAACGACGAGGTGACAATCTCGGCCGGTGACAACGCCTACATCTTCGAGGCTCAGGCCGATGTCGATGTCGCCAACATCAGCGCCTTCCGTTACCCGCTCGGCGTGGACAATGCCAGCACCGCAGCGAACCTTGCCGCGGCGATCAACAAGGTTCGCCTGACGGGCGATCTCGCGGTCGCAGCCAAGGCAGTCGGCTCGACGGTCACGCTGACCAACCTGAACAAGGAAGGCGGCTTCATCACGAACGCCTCGCCGTCGATCGCTGTGGTGCCGTTCGCAGGTGGTAACGAAGACCTTGGCGGGTTCTACACGCTGGTTACCGTTACCGACGACGCGCTCGTCGTGGACCGCGACGTGCCGACTCTGGCTGCCGGCCTGCCGGTGACCATCAAGGCGTCGATGCTCCGCAACCCCGGCCGTTCGGCCGACATCGTGGCACAGGCTGCGTCGATCGAGACCAGCTTCCACGACGTGGGTCAGAACTTCCTCATGGACGGTCTGCGGATGGGCTCCATGGAACTGGAGATCACCGCCGGCTCGATCGTGACGGGCTCGACGACGGTACAGGGCCGCCAGACCAAGCGCAGCAATGTCGCCAAGCTGGACAACCCGGCGAACTACACGGTTCTGGAAGCTGCGTCCACCGAAAGCGTCTCGGCTACGGCCAACGTCGGTGCGCTCGAAGTCGCGGGTGCTGAGCTTTCGACGGCGATCATGTCGATCAAGCTGACTATCGAAGGCAATCTTCGTGAGCAGCGTGCGGTCGGCTCGAAGTTCCCGGAAGGTATCGCTGCTGGCCGACTGAACATCACGGGCACGATCTCGGCCTACTTCGCCGATGGTTCGCTCTTCGATCGGTTCCTCAATCACGAAACGACCAGCCTTTCCTTCCCGATCATCGATCCGGACGACAACACCTACTACTTCACCGTGCCGGCCTTCAAGATCATGTCCGACCCGATCGCACCGGGCGGAACCGATCAGGACGTTATGGAGGAGATGGAGTTCACCGCGTTCCGTGACAACATCACCAAGTGCATGTTGCAGATCGATCGCTTCTCCTCGGTTGCACCGATCACCGCCATTTAAGGTTAACGGGAGCCTCCGGCTCCCAACCTTTTACCAGTTGGTCGGCTCCCCGAAATCAGCCGACCTTACCAGCTTCCCGACCTAGTTCGCTGGCGAACCGGAGGCGCGCTTGTCGGGAGCGCGTCTCCACCCCCTTCCCCGACAAGGATACCCGACACATGAACGTTTTCGAGGCTTTCGAGCGCAACCTGATCGACGAGCCCAAGGCTTTCCCGCTGAGCGAGGATGCCGAGATCACCATGCTGCCGACTGGCGGCGACAAGGCCCAGCGCGCCTTCGAGCGCATGATGGAGCCTTACGGTCCCCGCCTCAATGCCGGCGGAAAGCTGACCGACGACGAGAACCGCAAGCTCAACATCCGCTTCTACTCCGAACACATCGTGAAGGGTTGGAAGGGCATCAAGGGCAAGGACAAGGAAGAGATTCCTTTCTCGGTCGAGAACGCCAAGGAACTGTTCTCGAATCCGAAGCTCGCCGGCTTCTTCGCGCTCATCATCCGCATGTCGCAGAACGACGAAGCGTTTCAGGCGGCTTCGGCGGAGACCGACGAGGGAAACTAATCGCTTACCTGAAATGGTCCTCGACCCCACAGGCTAAGAACGCCGACTGGCTGCGTCAGGTTCAGGAAGAGAAGAACAAGGCTTCCCAGCGCAAAAGAAAGAAGAAGGGAGCGGCCGATGCCGCTCCCGCCTTCGAGGTGAAGTCCCTAGTTGAAGCTCCCCAACTAGGCGCGCATCTGCGGTGGGTGTGGAAAGCCTTCACGGACCTCAACTACCGCCGCGGCACTGGCTTCTCCGGCCCGCTGCCCCTCTCCTATTCAGACATCGAAGCGTATTGCCGCATGAAAGGCATCTACTCGCTGGGCGACCGCGAGCGGCTTCTGTCTCTGCTTGACCCCCTTGACCGCCAATGGATGGCGGACTCCTACAAGGAAGCGGACAAGAAAACCTCCAAAAACCCAAAGCCCGGCCAGCAAAACGAGCGAAGCTCGCCGAGTCCGCGCACATAATAGGGTGACCCGATGACCGAATCCCATGGCATGAAGTTTGTCGTTGACACGACGAGTATCGCGAAGGGCCTTCGCGAATACCGTTCGGCTGTCGATGGCATTTTCTCGTCACTGGACAAGTTCGAGTCGCATGTCGCCAAGACAATGAAGGGTGTGGGCAGCGCTGCTAACAACAAGGCTGCCCTCAACTCCTTCCGCAACGCCGTAAACTCCTTCTCTGATGTAAAGATCAACCCTGCGACCGCTAAAGGTCTCGGGGCTCTTTCGGCTGCCATGAAGGACCTGCGGGCACCCAGTGCCCAGCAGTCGGCCAATCTCAAGAAGTTCTTCGGGGCGCTGGCTGGGCTTCCCAACCTGACGGGGGCGTATCGCACGATCAAGTCGATCGATGATCTGAACGTCGCCATGCGCGGTTTCAAGGCTCCCGGTGCTGCTCAGGCCAAGAACCTGACTATGTTCGCGAACGCGATTGCGGCTGCGGCCCCGAAGCTACGTGGTCTGGGGAACGTTGGTAATCTGGCAGCGGCCTCGCAGCAGATCAACACGCTCAGCACCGCACTGACTCGCCTCAAGGCTCCGACAGCAGGGCAGGTTACCAACCTCGGTAACTTCGCGCTGGCTCTGCGCTCGTTCAATTTCGGCAACCTGTCCGGGTCCGGTAACCTGTTTGCTACGCTTTCGGGCATCAGCAACTTCAAGGCTCCGACTGCTTCGCAGACCAAGAACCTAGCCAACTTCATTCACACGATCGGAACCATGCGGGTCCCGGCGAACGCAACGGCTATCGCTGGGTATCTCCGGGCTATCGCCGCGGCAGCTTCGCAGGTGCAGGGATCGCTTGGCGGCCTGCGGCTGGGATTCAATTCGTCCAGTTCGAGCATGACTCGTTTCGGGAACACATCGTCGCAAGCACGCCTCCAGATGATGGGCCTCCAGAACGCATTTTCGGGCACCTTCCAAGCCGGTTCGGCTCTGCGGACACTGCTGGGATCGCTGACGATCGGTGAGCTTGGTCGCGAGTTCTTCGAGGCCAACAACGACCTCATCAAGTTCAATGCCCAGATGGGCGTGGTCAGCAAGAACACGGGCTATGCTGGTCTCCAGATGGACTTCGTGCGTAAGACAGCGAACGCGCTGGGTATTGACGTGTCCGGGGCCGCCGAAGGCTTTGGCAAGATCGAGATCGCGGCGTCGAAGGCTGGTGTTTCGGCGCTGGCGACCCGCGGCATCTTCACCGGCTTCTCGACGGCCATGACCGTCCTCGGCACCACGGTGGCGGGACAGGGCGACGTGTGGCTTGCGCTCCAGCAGGTCATGAACAAGGGCTACCTTTCGGCCGAAGAACTAAACCAGCAGATGAACGAAAAGCTGCCGGGCGCTATGGCGTACGCGGCAGAGTACGCCAAGTCGCTGGGCATGACCCTCGAAACGGGCTTGAAGAAGAAGGCGCTGGAAGCCGGCGACGTGCTGGGCTACATCGCCAAGCGCTACCGTGAAGACTTCGGCCCTTCGGTGGCCGCGGCGCTGAACAAGCCTGCCGCTCAGATGACGATCCTCAAGAACAACATCACCAATCTGTTCCAGACGATCGGTGAGCTTGGCGTCAACAACGCGGTATCTGATTTCCTTGCTACCCTGAATAAGGGCCTCGATCCTACGGTTGTCAACAACTTTGCGCGAAGTGTCGCGGAAGGTTTGGTCTCGGCTGTCAACAAGGCATCGGAAGCCTTCATGTGGCTCCGCAACAACTGGGATTCGATCAAGGGTCCGCTGGCGACGACACTTAGCCTCATGGGTAAGTGGATGGCGCTGACGGCTACCCTCCAAATTGGTCGTAGCCTCATCACGCCCCTGCTCCTCCTACGCGGTTCGCTGACACAACTGACCGGGACATTCGCTGCAAACGGTGCTGCATCGACCGTGGCGGCGACTGGTTTTGCACGTCTGGCAGCAGGCACCACACCGCTGCTTAGCGGACTTGCTGCCCTGAACATCGGGATGCAGGCGTCGATCGTCCGCGCCAACGCCATGACCGTCGCGGCGAATGGCCTCAAGATGGGCTGGAACGGCATCACCAGCCTGTTTGGCGGCCCGCTGGGTATGGCGATCACTGCGCTTGGTGCGGGCCTCTACGGGCTTTATTCGGAACACACCAAGGTCAATGACATCATCGGCGCAAGCCAGAAGACGATCTCGGACACGTCGGCTCTTATGGAGACGATGGGCCTTCGCGCCGCTACAGCAGGCAACAACGCACAGACGCTCGGCGTTCAGCACAGCAATGCCGTAGACGGCATCACTGCATTTGCAGGCGCTACCGGCGACGCCGCCAAGGAACTGTGGAAGCTGGCTGACGCTCAGCGCGCCGCCAACATTCAAAAGCTGCTCGGCCGCAAGCAAGACTTGCAGGAGCAGAACGACGAACTGTGGAAGCACACAGCCGGCGGCTGGAAGGACCCGACACCCGTCAAGGGTATCGGAGATGCCGCGAGTCGTGCCGGTAACGCGCTGGTGTTCGGTCTGGATCAGGTCGTGACAGGTGGCCGTGCAAACGAGCGCGCTACTGCCCAGTGGCAGCGTAACAACCGCGAAATCGGTAACCTCGACACGTCGATCCTCAATTACCAGAAGAGCGACCTTGCCCGAGAAGTAAACCCGGCCATGCGGGATATTGTCAACGAGCGTCCGGGACCCAAGAAGGTTCCGGAAAAGGACGACGGCAAGACTGCAAAGAAGGCGTTCAGTCAGCTACAGGGATTTGAGAACTCGCTGGACAGCCTGCTGTCCAAGCTGGAAGCGAGCGACCCTGTGGGCAAGATTGTCCAAGGCTGGTCGAACACGGTGAACGACTTCGCGAAGCTGATGCTCGACAAGGGCGGCTACATGAAGTCGATCGAGGATGCGAAGGACCCGCACGCCAAGACAGCTTTGCTCATCAAGGAACTGCAAGGCGGTAACCTGAACGACACGGCAAAGAAGGGCCTCGCGGCGCGCGGTCTGACCGTGGAAGAACTGATCGGCGAGCTTCGAGAAGCTGATAGCGCGATTGACGACAAGCTCCTCGACGCCATGAACAAGCGTCTTGAGAGTAAGTTCAAGTCGCTCAACTCCGTGTTCCGTCGCCTTGGCGAGGACAACCCTGTTATCAAGGCGATGAACGAGTTCAACGCTGACCTGTCGGGTGAGTCCAAGGAACTGCTGAACCCGACCGGCTACAAGAACATGATGCCGGTTCTGGAAGGACTCGCCACAGGCTCGGTCAAGGCGGAAGATGCAACGGCTGCGCTGATTAAGGAGATCAACAACGGTAACACCCGCGTCAAGCTCTCGGCTGACGTACAGGGCCAGTTGACGACGGCTCTGGATAACAGCACCGTAGCGTACCAGCGCAACGCCAAGACGGCCAAGGACTCGATGACGTTCGGCCTGCTCACCATGAAGCAGCGCCGGGAGGAAATCGGTCTCCTGTCGATGACCACGACGCAGCAGAAGGCGCTTGCGCTGACGCAGCAGGCAGTCAACGACGCCAAGGCCAAGTTCTCTCAGGCTGATGTCAACGCGTTCTATGAACAGGCGATGGGTGCTGAGCGCTTCAACAGCGCTCTGGAACGCCAGAAGCAGTACATGGAGAACAACGGCATCCGGCAGTACCTGTCGGGCGTCCAGCGCCTTGGAGAAGCCATTCAGGACATCGACAAGAACATCCTCAAGTCCTTTGAGGACTCATTGGTCAGCATCGCTGAAACCGGTAAGGTATCGTTCAAGGGCCTCAAGGACGCAATCGTAGGCGGCATCAACCGCTTTGCGGCACAGGGTATTACTGAGAAGGTCCTGAACTTCGTCAAGCCGGGCGCGTCGGAGCAGATCGCCAACGGCCAAAATCCGTCGATCCTCGGTGGGCTGTTCGGGAAAGCTGGTGTAAAGCTGGGTCCTGATAATCTCGAAAAGCGTCTGGGTCTGGATTCGTCCAACCCGATGTATGTCGCGATCGTCAACTATCAGGATGGTTCGCTCTCGTTCGGCGCGAACCCTAACTGGAAGCCGGTAACCGGTACGGATGATATGTCCGGCCTGTTCGGTAACATCCGCTCGATGATGAGCAAGGTATCCGGGGTAGCGGGGGACGGCCTCGAACTGGCGGCCAAGGGGGCATACGCGATCGGTAAGCCGGTTGTCAGCAACCTTGCTGGCCTTGCTGTCAAGTCCACTCGCGCCATTGGCGGGGGTATGCTCGACGGCCTTGGTATCTCAGGCGGTGACGCAGCCGCTCAGCAGCCGGGGTTTGGGATGTTCGATCCTAAGGACCTGTTCGATGCTCAGGGTGTGAGCAAGGCCCTTACGGACACCATCAGTCTCGGAAGCAAGGCGGCCGTTCCGTATGTCACGGATTGCTTCGGCACGGGCCTTGATCCGGCGATTGAAGTGGTCGCTACGAAGTTCGGTAAGAGCTTCGACTCCTCGATTGCCGGCATTGCCGGCATGTTTGGATCGATGCTGGGTGGAGTCATCGGTGGTGGCGGTGGGACCGGGAGCAAGATTCTCGGGGCCATCCTTAGCATCGGGAGCGCCGCGGCAGGGGCTTACATGGGTGGCGGCTTTGGTGGAAGCCGTAAGATCACCGGTGCAAGCACCGCGGGATTGAATAGTTCGGCGCAAAGCGTCATCTCGTCCAATCCGGGCATCTTCAAGGAAGGTGGTTTTTCGAACGCCCCGGTAGCGCGTAGCTCGATCTCGGCTTCCGCTTTCACCAATGCCCCTCACTACAAGGAAGGTACGCACAACACCAGCGGTATCCCCGCCGTGCTGCATGACAACGAGGCGGTAATTCCCCTCAGCCGGGGACGTAAGGTTCCAGTCGAGGTGAATGGTGGTGATGGGATGGGAGGTGGTAACACTAACATCGCCATGCCGGAAGTACATGTTTCCGTCCACAACTATGGGGACAGCAAGGCTCGGGTCGAGCAGTCGCAAAATGCGGATGGTTCGCTCAACCTTGATGTCATCATCGAACAGATCGAGCAGCGCATGGCGGGCAAGATCAACAAGGGCGGAAGCCCCATCAATAAGTCGCTGGAGCGTCGTTACGGCGTGAACGCCGCACAAGGTAACTTCTAATGGCAATCCCGGTTTGGCCCGCTATCAATTCCAAGGCACGTTTCGATGGGTTCTCCGTGGGCCTGTCGGACGGAGCCAATCTGGCTGCCACCGACATGGATAGTGGTGAGGCGCGCTACCGGCGACGCTTCACCACCACCTTGGCTCCGGTAGCCATGTCGATCGAACTCACCACGGAAGAGGTGGCGATCTTCAAACAGTTCTGGAAGATTGAGATCAGGCAGGGTAGTTTCTGGTTCTACATGCCTGTCTTTACGGGCGTGGCGTACAGCACCTGTCTCGTGAGAATCGATAAGGAAAATCAGCCCAAGATCACACCGCTTGGGTACGACAATTATGAGCTTTCGCTGTCTCTCTTGGTTCGGGATATGCCGTAACTGAGAGAGGCGGCGTAAGCCTACCCCATGGTTATCCATACTTGACTTTTTGTCCTGTCAGTGTTATTTAGGCTTGACATCGGCCGGAGTGGCTGCATAAAGACGCCACCAGCCTGAGGGACTTGAGATGAGTGATCCGTGGACCGACGCCATTGAGGAAGCCTACGCCTCTGCTCCTCTCGACGACGATATCATCTCCACGCTGGAAATGCGACACCCGTCGCTTACCGAACCAATCCGGGTCGCGCTGTGGCTAGGCGACATCGTGAAGTACGACGACGACGGACAGCCGATCTTCGGCCTCAAGCTCCGCCTCGAAGACGACGCACCGCTGAATAAGGGTGAGATCGTCACCTTTGTATCCTGCGCCTTCGATTTTTCCCTCCCTGACCAGCAGGAAGGCCAGCTTCCCTCAGTAGAAATCGGCGTCGATAACGTCGCACATGTGATCTCGCCGCAGCTTGATACCTTGATTGGTATCAAGTCCAAGCTGGAGGTCATCTATCGTGAGTATCTGCTGAGCGATACCAACACACCCCAGTACATCCTTCGTGGTTTGACGATGAGCAACATCAAGTCAAACCTGACCCGCATCACCGGCACGGCGAGCTTCGCCGATCTGGTTAACCTTAACTTTCCGTCGAAGGTTTACCGTCCGGCGGAGTTTCCGGGACTGCTCCAATGAATGATCTGATCTCCTTCGTATCCCGCCACATGGGTTTTCCGTACGTGGCAGGAGCAAATGGACCAGACAGTTTCGATTGCTGGGGATGGGCACAGACACTCCAGCGGGAAGGTTTTGGCAGGCACATCGAAGCCATCACCGAGCCGCCGACAACCGCCCGCGAGTTGATGGAGTTCGTCAAGAACCACGCCGCTCGGACGCACTGGGAGGAAGTACCCACACCGGTACACGGCGGACTGGTCGAGATGGCTCACAATAGCCGTCCCTTCCACATTGGTGTTTATCTGGATATCGACGGTGGTGGCATCACCCACTCTGTTCCCAACATCGGGGTTACCTTTGACTCAATCCTCACTCTCCGTGCTACAGGCTGGCGTAAGTTCACCTTCCATGATTGGCGAGGTCAGCACCCCGCTTAGTCTTGTATCGACGATCGCCTACAAGCCGGGCGCGTCGATCCAAGACTATTACGATGCACAAGGATTCTCGAAATCCACAAGGGTGATCTGTGTCCTCGACGGCGAACCGGTGCTGCGTAAGCGCTGGAATCGTTACGTCGCACGTTCGGAGCGGATTGCGTTTTACATCGTCCCGGCCGGACGTACCTTCAAGTCGATCCTAGCAGTCGCAGCCCAGATCGCAGCGTTCGTTGTCCTGACTCCGCTTATCGGCCCTGTCGGTGCCGCGGCGGTTTCGGCCGCAATCGGCGCGGTCTTCAACATCCTGCTCACCCCGAAGACGCCCGGCCAAACGAAGACGGAAGCCAGCCCGACATATTCCACCGACGCACAAGGTAACCAAGCACGCCTGCTGAGTCCTATCCCGCGAGGATACGGACGACACATGATGTTCCCTGACTTTGCGGCCCAGCCGTACACCTCGTTCGAGAATAACGAGCAGTATCTGTACCAGCTTTTCTGTTGCGGCGTCGGTGAGTACGACATTCAGCAGGTACGTATTTCGGAGACTGCGGTCTGGAGTTCGGTGACCGGTTACTCGTCGTCTTTCGATGACGTTCAGATCGAGATCGTCCCGCCGGGCAAGAAGGTTACGTTGTTCCCCACCGCGGTCCAGACCTCTTCGCTGGTGGGCGGGGCAGATATGCTCGCGAACGATGTAATGGGACCTTACGAGGTCAATGCAGCCAACACCAAGATCAACCGCATCAATTTCGATTTCGTCTTCCCCAGCGGCCTGTTTCAGATCGACGATAAGGGGCGGATGAAGAACCAGTCGGTTACGATCCGTGTCGAGTACCGCCTAATCGACGATACGGGCACGCCTGCGGGCGCTTGGACGCTTGCAGGTAGTCCAACCTACTCGCGCGCCACCGCGACCGCACAGCGCTTCACAGAGAGCTTCCCGGTAACGGAGGGTCGTTACCAAGCACGCGCCACCCGGATCACTGCCGACGCCATCGACAACACCAAGTTCTCGGACAAGGTGCAGTGGGCTGGTCTGCGCGGCTTCCAGCCCGGCACGGAGGTCCATCCGGATGTCACGCTTCTGGCGGTGAAGATCAAGGCGACCAACCAGCTTTCGCAGCAATCGTCGCGACAGTTCAACGTCATCCAGACCAGTAAGCTCCCGATCTGGGATGGGGCGACTTGGAGTGCGCCCCAGCCGACGCGATCGATCGCTTGGATCGTCGCGGACATGCTCCGCAACCCGATCTATGGCGAGGGACGGACAGACGCGCTGATCGACCTCGATAAGCTCCTGCTGCTCGATGAGACGTGGAAGGCCCGTGGCGATACGTTTAACGGTGTCTTCGACACCAAGCGCACGTTCTGGGACGCGCTCGGATCGGTACTGTCGGCAGGACGCGCTCAGCCCATGTTGGTGGCAGGTGTATGCACGTTCATGCGCGACGAGCCGAGAACGCTTCCGAAGGGGGTTTTCACGCCTTCAAATATTCAGCGCAACTCGTTCAGCACTGAGCATATCCTGTACGACGATGGCACCGCTGACGACGTTATTGTTGAGTTTCAGGACGAACGTACGTGGAAGCAGACGGAAGTTCAGTGCAGTCTTCCGGGGAGCAAGTCCACAAACCCAGCGCGTATCACCCTGTTCGGCGTAACATCGCGAACACAGGCATGGCGAGAGGGGATGTACCACGCGGCATGTAACATGTACCGACGCGTCTCCTCTTCCCTTTCCACCGAAATGGAAGGCAAGCTGCTTGTCAGGGGAGACGCGGCGCAGGTATCTCACGATATGCCCAAGTGGGGTGCGTCAGGGTACATCGAAGCGTACGACGCCCCGTCGCGATCGATTTACCTTAGCGAGCCGATGCCGTGGGAGAACGGTCCGTTCAACATCGCGCTCGCCGATCGCAAGGGTCGTTACTGGGGACCTGTTACCGTAACGCGGGGGCTGAGCGATGACATTGCCGTCATCAACGCGGTAAGCCTACAAGCTATCGAAGCGGCGCAATCTCCACTGTCCAGTGTCATCGTAACCGATCCGAACAAGGTCCAGACCCGGTTCATGTTCGGATCGACCACGATCTACAGCAAGCGGTTTCTTATCACGGGGACACGCCCGCGGTCGATGGATTCTGTTGAAGTAGGACTCATCAACGATGACCCTCGGGTATATGTCGCTGATACAGGGAACCCTCCGGCAGAAGCTGAACCAAACGGACCGGGAGCAAACCCTGACGCTCCGCGAGTAACAGGCTTGAAGGTCTCGCTCGACCCCTCGACTGACACCTCAGCAGCGCTGATTCGAGCTTCGTGGTTGGCGACGCCGGGTGCAACCAACTATGTCGCGCAATCGAGCTTGGACGGGCAGTCTTGGGAGACGGTGTACGAGGGTCAGAACATCTCGACCAGCTTCGTAGCCCAAGCCAATACCCTGTACTTCCGTGTAGCCGCGATCGGCCTGTTGAGAGGGCCTTGGAACACCCAAGTCCGTAACTTCACCAACCCAGCATTTGCACCATCGCCGGTGGCTGGGGTTAACATCTCGGTTACCAACGGACAGTCACTGATTAACTGCGACTGGCAGGCAACTTTCAGGGCAACCAAATACCTCGTCGAGATTGTTCCTCTCGAAGACACCTACACACCGCCGGCTGGTGAGCAGCCGTACGTTCCAGACTCGTTCGGACCAAACGGCCCCCAGCGGCCTTACCGTCCGGGCGGCATCTACTCTAACAATGTGAGCCAAGAGTGACCACAGCAGCGCTTTCCAAGGTCGTAACAGCCCCCAACGCCGCGTTCTCGTCCGACGAGATCAGGGCGGCTGGTGGGCCGTGGAAGAATTTCGTTCTGCGGGTCACAGCGCAGAACGACACCGGATCGAGCGCAGCCCTTGAGGTAAAGCTGGCGGATGTCATCACCGACATCCGCCTCACCAATCAAGGCACGCTCGCGACCTCGGACTCGGCAGACTTCGTGACTCAGGTCACCGGAGCCGAGAAGCCGTCGAACTACGCCGGTACGTCGATCACCTTCCTCGACTACACGAACAGCTTCGGAATCACCGGCAACGGGTTCACCAAGTCGGCAAACGCCGGCTGGGGAGCCAACCTGTGGACCCGTGAGTACACGGTCAATTCCGGGTTCGTCTCAGGCGAGTTCATCGACCACAACACCTTCATGGGCCTGTCCAACGACGGGCAGGCGATCGATCACTTCAAGTCTTTGGAGTTCGCGCTGTTCGCGGATGGTGGCGATCGTCAGGTCAAGGTCTACGAAAGCGGAACGGCGGTGTACAACACCGGCCGATCGCTGACCGGCGTCTGGGCTATCGCTTACGACGGCGTAGCTGTGCGCTACTTCTGCGACGGCACGCTGGTCTATACTTCCACGAAGACGATCGTGGCAGGTTGGACGATGTACGCCGGCTTCAACGCCTACGACATTGGCGGCTCCATCAAGAACGTTCAGTTCGGCATCATGGGCGATCAGGCGCTGGCACAGTTGGCGATCAACACGATCGTCAACATCGCGTCGGACAACCTCATCACCGCAGGCTCTGAGAAGCGCAACCTGCTCGATACCTACAACCGCCTGTCGGCGGAAACGCAGCGCCTGATTCAGGAGAGCAATTCGTTCACGGCACTGTACGGTGATCTGACTCCCACCGAACGAACGGCAGCCGCAGCCGCATTGAAGGCGCTCAAGGATTACCTCGATAGCCTCACCCCTGCATGGACAACGATCACGGCGAACACGGTGGTCGATGGTCCTACGCTTTCGGCCCGGTTCAAGGACCTGATCGACGCCAACCTTGCCCTCCAGACAGCCAACAACATCGTGCTGCGTAAGCACGCTGACTGGGACGGCGTGACCGGCGAAGGTAAGGATGAACTGATCCAGCAAGCAGCGGATGCTTATGCAGACGCCAAGCAGGCGCTGAGTGCCATCGATATCATCCAGTCGGACGGGTATCTGTCGATTGACGAAAAGCCGACTATCGTCCGTCTGTTCGACGACATCAAGAACGAGCAAGCTGGGCTGATCGCTCAGGCGCAGTCGATCGGCGTTTCGTCGGCCGCTGGGGGTCCGATCGCAACCTACGCGGCTGCGTATCGTGACCTGTACGACTACCTGACCGGCCTGACTCCGGCTTACAACAACCCAACCCTCCCGACTACCATCGTCGGGGCAACGTTCAACGGCAAGTTCTCGGATTACTATTACGCCCGTACGGCCCTGACCAATGCAACCGCGGCCAAGGCGGCTACGATCGCAACTTGGACGGGCGTGACCGGGAGCGGCAAGCCTTCCGACAATGCGGACGTGACCGGGAACAACACCTCGAAGGACACGAACGCAGTCGGAGGCCGTCCCTCGACCGATGTCATTTCGCAGATCGACAAGACGGTTACACTGACCGACCTGACGCCGCCGGCTACGCCGACTGGCTTGTCCCTGACCAGTACGGTTAAGGCCAACCCGGACGGCGCACAGGTGGTGACACTGGTCGCAACGTGGAACGCGATCCCGACCCCCAAGAACGCGCTCGCCAAGTATGTACTGGCGATCAAGGAAGGCATCGACGGCGGGTATGTCGAGTTTGAAGTGGGCGCAACGGCGACCCGCTACGAACGAGTCGTACCGGCGAATGTTACCTATGTCGCCAAGGTAAAGGCTTTCGATCGTAACAATAATCCGTCGAATTTCTCCAACGAGGTTACCTACACGACGGTAAAGGATACCGTACCCCCGGCCCCGGCAACTTTTGTCACTGTGGATAGCGCTTTCCAGAGTGCTTTTGTTACATGGACCAACCCGAGCGACAGCGATCTCGCGAGCGCGGAAGTGCGCCTACACACCGCTGATGGTACAGTAGCCCAGACAGTAAGTACATCAGCGCGCCCAAGCACGCGCGGTACTGTAACGATTGCCAACCTTCTCAAAGGTACAAGCTATTACGTTCTGGTCACCGCATTGGATGGATCAGGCAATCGCGCCACCGCGGCGCGCAGTACCAATTTCACCACAGCAGGGGGTATCTCCGTCAGTGACCTGACGCCGGGACTAGACCTCATTACTACCGTAACGGCACTACCCAACCCCACTGGCTACACGGGACCTAAGACCGTGTTTCTCCAGAACATGGGTCTTTATGTATATAAGGACGGGAAGTGGGTTTCGTCTTCGGCCGGGGAAATCGAAGATGGTAGCATCACCGGAGCCAAGCTGGTCAATGGTGCCGTCACCGCTGATAAGCTGAACGCTGCGTTCGGCGGTGGTAACATGGTACGTAACCCCAGTTTCGAAAATAGCACCTCAGGTTTTCCACCTGCGGACGGGTTTACCTTGTACAACAACGCCCAAGGTAACGGCCAAGGTTTCGACTGCGAGTGGGGGGTTATTGACGAAGGACGTACTGGAGGAAAGGCACTTCGTGTTGCGTGGAATAATCACGCTACTTGGCTAAACGGCTTTTACTTTGTCGGCAACAATGCGTCGATGTTTAAGCCCAACATCTGGTACGTAATCAGCTTCTATGCCAAGGCAGCCGGCGCAGCCGTAGGTCAGAACATGGGGACGGCATGGAACGCACAGCCTAACGACATCACGCCGATCGGCGACATGGGGATTACAGCCGATTGGAAACGCTACGCGTGGCGTGTCCGTTGGACCAGCAACCCTGTCGATGCCAATGGCTTCTTTGGTGTCACCCCTTCGGGGGGTGCTGGTTTGGTCGTGTTTGATGATGTCATGGTGCAGGAGGGGCAGTACCCCACCGAGTTCGCTGCTTCGTTCCTGCCGGGCGAAGTCGTAACACGCTATCTTGCGGATAACTCGATCTCGTCGATCAAAGTCCAAACCGATGCAATCAAGGCGATCAACATCGCCAAGGACGCTGTTACCGCGGATAAGATCGAAGCTAACGCTGTAACGTCGTCGAAAATTCTTGCCGGATCGATCATTTCTGACAAGATCGCAGCTAACGCAATTACGACCAGTAAACTGCTTGTCAGTGATTTTACCAATTATGCAGAAAATAACAACTTCTCCGCCGGTAATGTTGGTTGGGATTTTGGAGGCGCTGCGCTAGTCACAAATCCAGACCGTGCGTATCAGGGGAGTAACCTAGCCTATATCGCGAACGGCGCTGCTGTTATGCGTAATAAAGCGCTGATGTCGGTTAAGCCGGGCGACGCCCTTTATGCGTTTGCTATGGTAAATCAAACAGCCAACGGCCCAACAGCATCTGGTAATACGTACGTACGAATGTCCGGCGTGAACGCGGCTAACGTAGAAATCTGGACAAATGTCGGCCAACGTGCTGTTGCTACCGGCAATTCCAACAGATCGGCTTATCAAAAACTGGAATGTAGCGATATCGTACCGCTTAACGTTGTTGCTGTCCGGGTAGAGGTTATCTGTTACACTGGTCCCGGTGAAGTCCATGTTGGCATGGCCGGACTCATGCGCCGAGCCACTGGGGAACTGGTGGTGGATGGTGCGATCACGACCGGCAAGCTGGCCGCGGACTCGGTAACGGCGAGTAAGATTTTTGCCGGATCGGTTACGACCAGTAAGCTCGACGCGAACGCAGTCACGGCGGATAAGGTGGCGGCAAACGCAATCACCGCAAATAAGCTGGTAATCTCGTCTCGACCCGTATCAGTGGTTGGCATCAACATCCGCGTGGTAGATAATATCGTCTACTGGAACAATGGGAAGATCACTTATCCTGACGATGCTGGGAATTATGTCACCCGTGACATTGTGGCTGGTGGTACTGGATGGAATGGCGGATGGAATCAGCCAGTAAACCTCTGCTTCAATGCGGATATCACTGGCCCCCAATCTCTGGGTGTTTACTATACCTCAGACGTTACCAGTGGCGTCTACGGTAAGCAGATTCCCCTAGCTACTTGGAACAACGGCAACGACTTCCAAGTCAAGTCGGGTACAAGCACCATCATCACCGGTGGTCAAATCCTCACGGAATCGGTCAACGCCGATCGCCTGATGGCGCGTACCATCACCGCGGACCGAATGGTTCTCGGGACGTTGACGGCCGCCCAGATCGCAACTGGGGCTCTAACAGCCCGAGTATTGGCGATCGGCAACCCCGACAACATCATTCCAGATAGCGACTATCGAGACGCTAATTGGTGGACAGGAAACTCCCCAGACGCTCGTGTAGCCGTTGAGGACGTATCGTTCATTCAATTCCAACGAGCCCTAGCTATCCGTCCGAACGGTGGCATCGATATCTTCTCGCCGCACTTCCCGGTGGAGCTTGGGGCCACGTACAAGCTCGTCATGGGTATCGATCTGGCGGGCGACTTCAATGGCAATGTAGCGCCAATCATCCACATGCCGGGCCATGCTTGGTACAGTCCTCTCGTGGGTGGTGGCGTGGGTGATCCGGGCGGCGTTAGCTCGTCGTACACGGCACCCGGAACATCGCTGACTATCGAGCGCATCATTGAAAATCCGATGAACATTAACTGCCGTACTTGGCAGATCAGAACGCTGGGATCGTGGTCGGGAACGGTGCGGATCGCCTTGAGGATCGTACGCGTCAGCGACACGACCCTCATCAAGGACGGGGCGATCACCACCGACAAGATCACGGTGGGCACCCTCAACGGCGATCGTATCAAGACCAATACCCTCGACGCCGCGGCGATCCGGGCGGACAGCATCCTTGCCGGGTCCGTCAGGGTTGGTGAAACTAGCTTGACATCCATTAAGGATACCGCTATCGGTGCTGCCGCAAACGGTGGATCGAATGTATGGCTGCCCAACAGCAACGCATCCTATTACACCATTACCGGTAGTAAGATCGTCAAGACTGGAGGTCCCAACGACTGGGAGCAGAACATCTACACCGCCGAGATGTACAAGGATGCCTGCGTGGTCAGCGGAAGGATGGCTACAGACGGAACGTTTATCGGACTTTCGGAAGGTGTCCGTGGAGGAAACTACGCTACGCTGAATTACAGTTTCCACCGGAGCGGTAATGGCAATACGTACATTTATGAGAATGGCGCACAGGTCCAACATCTCGGGGAAAACGGTCCTCTGGGAATGGATGCCGTAAATGTGTACGTCATGTACGATGGTAAGTCGATCAAGTATTACCGTAACGAACAGCTTGTTCGGGAGATCGTATCTTCCGCTGGTCGGCAGTTCGTTGGTACAGTAGCTCAAGCCCAACCGGGCGCGGTGGTAGATCGTCTTAACTTTGTCAGCGGTACGGATAACTCCTTGATCCGGACCGATCCCGCGTCTCGGATCAACCAGTTCACGACGACGATCGATCCGGGTAAGATTCTGATCTCGGGAGGCACGACCCTAGCCAACTGGCGTCATGGTGGTGACAACACCCAGATTTCAGGCGGTGCGATCGGAGCGAATACGATCTCGGCAAACAAGCTGACGATTGGCAACCGCGGCATCTCGACAATCGGCCTTAACTTCGAGTGGAACCCGACCAACAATTACGTATACTGGTCGGAAGGGTACATGTATTTCCAAGATGACGCTGGAAACGCCGTCGTGGAATACATCCCGGCGGGAAATACTGGGGGTGCTTATGCCCATCTGTTCTTCTACTGGGTACGTGGCACCGGTCAGGTAAGAATTACTCGAAGCGAGAATGAAGCGTACGGCGGAACGGACCGGGTGATGCTAGGGTCGTGGTGGGGCGGTTCTAACCTCAACATGACATACGGTGGGACGATCATCAATGGTGATCGGATCACTACCAAGACGATCTCCGCAGATCGCCTCAGCGTCAGTAGCCTGTCAGCGATCACCGCCAACATCGGTCTCCTTCGTACCGCAGAAAGCGGTGCTAGAACCGAGATCACGGCAAATCTCATCACAGTATACGACGCAAATAACGTGCTTCGCGTCAGATTGGGAGTTTGGTAACATGCCTCAGGGACTACAAGTAATGGACGGGCAGGGGCGTATCCTTGTCGATACGAACCGCTTCGTCCTCCGTGAGGTAGCGTCTATCTTGGCAGACGCGGGGAACACTAGCGACACTTACGTTAGTGTCCCCCCTCCGGACGCTACAAATGTCATCATCTCGAACACGGATCGTTACGACGATCCGTTGATCGATGCTGAATACACCGGCGGTCAAGTCCGGTACAGGTACAATTCAGGTGGAAGTCCAAACGCACGTCTTAGTGTATTGGCCTTCTAATGATCGAAGCTCGCAATGAAGCTGGTCAAATCCAGTTCGACGCATCCAGTTTCAGCTTCTATCTTGTTGAGACTGGTCTGCTTACTCTTCAAGAGTATTACGATCCCGATACCGAGGATCAGGAGGGTAATATTATTCCCGGCAGCTTCCGGTATTGTTCCGCTGGGGTTATTACCGAGAATTATTGGGACTACGTTTTTTACCAAAGCCCCGCGCCAATCGTAGGGACGTTCGTTCCTGCGCCGGGGGTGGAACGTAACGTCTATGTATCTACCCCCGATTTTGGTCCAAACTACCACGGGGCGTCCATCAGGTATTATTGTTTCCGAAGCACCCGGTTCCTAACACCACAACCTAACGGCGTAGGTATGGAAATCTATAATGCTGATGGGTCAGTAGCCTATAGTAGTTCACGAAAACCGTTGATCTTGTTGGCTGCTCAGAAGTTTACCAGCAAGGCGGAATTTAAGCCCCCTGCGGCCTTGAACGGAGGAAGCGGAGGTCTTGCCGTGTGCGTTCTTGGTACGGCTTACTCGGACAGTAATCCCCCTGACATCAATGGGTATCCAGACACGACGGTAACCCTTGGAGTCATTGGTGGAGGTGATCCCTATCCGATGAGAACAAATGGGTTCAAAACGCGTCCAATTGGAGAGAAGTTCAGAGGGGCTATCTTGTTTGCTGATACCACCGGACTCCTCGACTAATCAAGGAATCTAGATGTACATTTCCGTAGAGAAGACCCTTCCCAATTTTGCTGTCGGATCGCGTCACTATATCGACACGATCACGATCAAGGGGACGACGGTCGTTGTATCGGTCATCAGCAAGACGGCGAGCGACGCCATCTGCTGGAGCGAGCCGGTTACCATGCCGTACGAGGCGATCGGTGTCGATCCAAACATCACGGTGGCCGAAGCGCTAACGGCAACGGGAGGGTATCTGGAAGGAGGCACCATCACGACCGCCCCTTCCGAACTCGCAGCTACGAGGTTGCTACTAGCGGCTCGTGTCGAGCGCTTGCGCGATCAACACATCAGCGGAGGAACCGAGACTCCCTTTGGGCGAGTGGATACCGACCCTGTATCGATCCGGAATATTCTCGGTAGCTACTCTGTCGCAACGGCATCGATCGTCGCGAGTCAGTTCTTCGAGATCAAATGGCGTATGGCTGACAACAGCCTCAAGACGCTCAGCGCCATCAACATGATCGAGTTGGGCAACGCCGTCCTCAAGCATGTTGACTTTTGCTACAACCGATCGTGGCAGTTGAAGGACCTCGTGAACGCAGAAGATGCAACGGTGGAATCCCTAAACTCTCTCGACCTAACAGAAGGGTGGATTGACGATGCTCCAAAGAATGGTGAACCTCCTGAGACAACTGCTGATTAGTATCGATCAGTTCGCTCAGGTAGTAGTATTCGGTATTCCCTATATTATCACCGGAAAGGGAAAATGTCCAAACGCAGATGAAACCATTTCATCTTACGTAGGGCGTAAATCTCTCAAAGGCAGTGGATGGGCCAAGCTGGTCGAGAAACCCATCAACTTTGTGTTCGGCCTCCTCGACGAGGATAACCACTGCTTCAACTCGATCGAAAACTTCTAAGGAAGATATCATGGATAACCAAGACACCGCCCAGTTGGAAAGCCAGCTTTCCGACAAGACCGATCTGCTGACGTTGTTCGAGCGCCGGTACAACGAGGAGCATCAGCGTGCCCTCCAGTTCGAACTCAACAACATCAAACACGAGCGGACCATCAAGCAACTGATGGACCAAATCCACAAGCTACAGGCATTGTCGGCTCTCGCCGCTGTTCCTGCCTCCGCCGAATAATACCAAGAGAAGGAAGCAACATGACCGATACCGTTAACGCCGCATACGAAGCCGCAACCCTGCTGGCGAAGATCGAGAACGAGACCAACGTCGAACTCCTCGCCAAGATCACCTCGTTCGTTTCCGATCTGGAATCCATGCTCACGGGCCTGAACTTCCCGCCGACGTACACGTCCGCTTCGCGCGGCGCGGTGACGGAGATCATCAGTTCGCTGTCGTATCGCCGCGATACCGACCTCCCCAGCCGCATCCGGACGTACGATCAGCAGATGGCCCCGCCGGTCGAGATGCCGGCCTACACGCCCGCTCAGATGACCCCTTCTTCGCCGTCGCAGGGTTAACCGATGCGGATCGTCAACCACCGCTTGGAAGGCGTCAAGTTCCTCCCTTCTCCGAACGTGTCGGGCATGATGGACCCTTCGGGGGCCATCATGCACTACACCGCCGGCTATACCGCCTCCAGCGCGATCCAAACGCTGGTCAGCCCGGCTGCCAAGGTCTCCGCCCATCTGGTCATCGACCGCGATGGTACGATCACCCAGCTTGTGCCGTTCAACCGCGTCGCATGGCACGCCGGCCCGTCCGCCTTCAACGGCCGCTCGGGATGCAACGGGTTCACGATCGGCTTCGAGTTCGTCAATCCGGGCTACTTCCGGATCGCCGTGGACGGTACGATCATGGATTGGGAGGGCAAGCGTGTCGTACCCAAGGCAATCCTTGACCAGTACGACCTTACGGTCCGCGCGCCGGACAAGCGTATTGGCGGCGGCGTATTCATCTGGCCGGGTTACACCAAGGCACAGATCGACGCCGGCCTTGCGGCACTCGCCGCGATCCACGCTCAATACGGCCTCGACTTTGTGACCGGACACGAGGACATCGACACCCGCAAGTGGAAGACCGATCCGGGCGACGCGTTCCCCATGGGTCGCTTCAAGGAAGCGCTGCACGGCAAGGCGGAAGCTGTCATGGGCCGCGCCGATGGAATGACACAGGCGACAACCCGGTTTCTGGTGAACACCCCGAAGCTGAATGTCCGCAACGCCCCGAACAGCGCCGCCCCCGTCATCACCACCCTGTCCGGTGGTAGCGAGGCGATCGTCATCCGCGACCTCGGAGCATGGGCGGAGGTCGAATACGCTCCCGGACACCGGGGCTATCTCTCCGACCAGTATCTCAAAAAGGTAGTCTGATGATTTTCACCGGCCTTACCGCTGCGAAAGCAGTAACGTCGGCCGGCGGTTTCCTCAAGCGCATCGTCAAGAGCCCATGGTTCTGGGCGATGCTGCTTGTGGTTGCTGTCGGTGGCGGCACCTACCACTACCTCAAGAACGACAAGAAGGAGGCAGTCGCAACCGCAGTCAAAGGCGCGGACCAAGCAGCGACGGCCAAGACACTCGAAACCGAAGCCAAGGTGTTCGATCGCCAGCAGGCGATCGAACACAAATACACCATTCTGCACGAGCAGACCGTGAAGGATTACAGCAATGCCCGAGCAACGCTCAGCGCGGCACCGATCGATGAGCGACAAGCTCCGGCTCCTCGTATCATCGTTGATACTATCAACAACCTTGACCGCCTGCGTGCCGGGCGCGACCAGACTACAGTACCTGACACCCAAGTTCCGGTCGGATGAACTGGTGTGCATGGACGCGCCGCGGGGACAGCTTCCCCAAGGAGCGTCAAATGAGCAGGTGTCCGGCCGCATCGTCGATATGGACGAAGCCGGAGAGGACTGCCGGCAGAAGCTCTCTCGCGTGAAGATGAAGACGGAGGTCTTCCAAGAGGTGGTTGCCGAAGTCAACGCCGACCGCAACCCCAAGAAGGAACAGAAGAAATGACCACATTCGTCCCCCGCTCGCCGCTCATCTCTGCCACCATCCTCAAGGACTCTGTTTCGCCCGAAGGCGTCCGCCTGATGACGATGGAGTTGGTCTACCCACGCTTCATCCATTCGGAGTTCATGACGCACCGCGTGCTGTCGAAGAACGCCGCATCCAGCCGAGCCATTCCGTGGAAGCGGATGAAGCAGATGCTCCGGGATAACCCGGCCGTGCCGGCATCGTGGCGTATGCACCAGTCCGGGATGCAGGGCTTCGAGGTCGCTTCGCTGGAGACGATCGAGAAGGCACAGGCCATCTGGCTGGCCGCCATGGAGAGCGCGATCGGCCTCGCCGACCAGATGGACGCGCTGGGCCTGCACAAGCAGGTTGTAAATCGGATGGTGGAGCCGTGGGTCCACATGAAGACGGTGGTGACCGGCGTCTACTGGGACAACTTCCTTGGGCTGCGCGACCACAAGATGGCGGACCCAACGATCGATGTTCTCGCCAAGGCGGTCCGGGAAGCCGTCAACGCCTCGACGCCGACGCTGCTGGAAGAGGGTGAGTGGCATCTGCCCTACATCTCAGCCGAAGACCTGACCACGCTGGGTCTGGAGAACGCCAAGAAGGTTTCGGCTGCCCGGTGCGCCCGCACCAGCTACAACAACATGTCGGGCAAGCTATCCAGCCTTGACGAGGACATCGCCCTCCACGATCGCCTGCTAGTGGACCAGCCGATCCATGCGAGCCCGGCGGAGCATCAGGCGACCCCGGACCGCCGGAACGACAGCACCGGACGGTGGGTGCATCCGGACAAGCACGGTAACCTTCACGGCTGGATTCAGTACCGCAAGACGCTGGCTGGCGAAAACATGGACACCGTTGTCCAGCAGTGACAGCCAAACTACCACTGAGTACATTCTGACTTGACATTGAGAGCCTGCGCTGCCAAACAGCGCGGGCTTTTTGAATCGGAGTGTATATGGGCTTTCAGTCAATCGAAGCGGCGACGGCAGCGCGGGACGACATCCTCGCTCGGATGTCACTGGCGGACCACCACTATTACGACCTCGACGATCCCATCATGGAGGATGCGGAATACGACGACATGCGGCTCGGCCTCCGGGAGATCGAGAGCGAGTTCCCGACCCTCGTCACCGCTGCATCGCCGACGCAGAAGGTCAGTGGCGGTGTGTCCGAAGCGTTCGCCAAGGTCAAGCACTCGCAGAAGATGGAGTCGCTGGATAACGCCTTCTCGTCTGGCGAGGTATCTGAATGGGCAGCCGATCTGGCCGGCGACGACACCCTCCTGATCCTTGGCGAAGCCAAGATGGACGGCCTGTCACTACGGCTGACATACGAGGACGGTAAGCTCATCCGAGCCGTGACGCGAGGCGACGGCGAGACCGGTGAGGATGTCACCCATACCGCACGTCACATTGATGGACTGCCACTGACCCTTCCGTCTTCGTTCCTGACGGACGCAGATTTCATCGTCGAAATCAACGGCGAGTGCTATCTTCCCAAGTCCAAATTCGAGGCTTACAACGAGCGGGAGCGTGCCAAGGGGAAGAAGGGTAAGCCCTTCGTCAACGTCCGCAACGGCGCGGCCGGGGCACTTCGTCGTGAGGATGCAGCGTCCATGAAGGACATTGGCATCCGCTTCGCAGCGTTCGGTGTCACAGACGAAACCTTCCGCGACATCGACAGCGACGACGAGGTGCTGGTCCTTCTGGAAGACATGGGCTTCGAGTTGGTCAAATACTTCGTGGTCGCCAACCAGCCCAAGGCAATCGACCAGCAGGTCGCCCAGTACGCAGCGCTCCGCCCCACGCTCGATTTCGACATCGACGGCATCGTCTGGAAGGTCCTGAGCCGAGCCGAGCGCGCCAAGCTGGGATCGACCAGCCGGGCACCGCGGTGGGCGATCGCCTACAAGTTCCCGGCTGAGAAAAAGAAGACGATGCTGATTGACGTGGAGTTTCAGGTCGGACGGACAGGCTCGATCACCCCTGTCGCGATCCTGCATCCCGTGTTCGTGGGTGGCGTCACCGTCTCGACAGCGACCTTGCATAACGAGGACGAGATCAATCGCCTCGGTATCTTCATCGGAGCCGATGTCGAAATTCAGCGCGCTGGTGACGTGATTCCGCAGATCGTTCGCGTCATCTATGACGAGAACGAGAGCGATGCAGAGCGCTCCACCCATCGCGCGATCGAGTATCCCCGCTCGTGCCCTGCGTGTGGTGGCCCGACCGAGCGTCTGGAAGGAGAAGCCGTGCGTCGCTGCACGGCCGGATTCAACTGCTCACCGCAGGTGCAGGCTTATCTCGAACATTTCGTCAGCCGCGATGCCTTCAACATCGACGGCTTGGGTGGGGCGCAGATCGCCGACCTGACCAAGTTCCTCAGCATCACAAAGCCGAGCCAGATCATGTCCCTCCCGGAGGCGGAACTGGATGACTTTGTAGAGGACAAGGATTCCCTCGGAGGCGAACCCGCGTTTGTATGGCAAGCGATGGCAAACTGGAAGGGCTACGGCAAGACCAGCGTCGCCAAGATCATGTCAGCGATCAAGAAGGCCCGCAAGGTCAGTCTCGATCGCTTCATCCTCGCTCTCGGCATCCGTAACATCGGTAAATCGACGGCGCGTGACATCGCCAAGCATCTCATCACAGCCAACGCCTTCTTCACCGCAGCGCAGACTCCGGACGGCTTCGTCAAAGCCGGCGTCGATCGCATCGACGGTGTGGGACCGGTCGTGATGGCGAGCCTCGAAGCGTTCTTTGACAACGATGACCTCTATGAGGAAGCGTTCGATCTGCGCCGTGCGTGTGATGTCGAAGACATGCCCGCGAATGAAGGTGGACCGAAGCCGCTGGCCGGTGAGGTGATCTGCTTCACTGGTGGTATGGATCGCTGGAGCCGCGAGCAGTCGCTGATTATCGCCGAAGACCTCGGCGCGAAGACGACGAACGCAGCGTCGAAGCGCACGACGGTTCTGGTCGCCGGGGCAAATGTCGGCGCGAAGAAGATCGAGGCGGCCAAGGCGACGGGATGCCGGGTCGAAACTCCGGAATGGTTCTACACCCTCGTGGATGCAGCCGTGTCGGCGGGGTACAAGTTGGATGTGATGGAGTGAGTAATTTACTTATCGGAATCTCTAGCCTCATCTTCTTCTTCGGAGGTCTCGGTGGTGGGACCTATATCATCAGACGAGTCATCATGTGATGCCTATCCCCCGTGCATCTGCCGTCGTCAAAAAGATGAGCGTATCACCATTCATGATTATGAAGGTGGTGGCAGTTTTTGGCACCCGCGAAGCCGCCGAAGCGTGGAAGGACAACGCCAACGAATGGTACGGGAAGGATCACCCTCTCTATCCCCTTACCGTCGTCGATGACATTCTCGACGAACCTCGACCGTTCCCGGTCGAAGCCATGAGGAAACTACGTCAATGACTCACCAAGTAATCCTCCCAGATCAAGCGGTAACCCGCGACATGTTCTCGGACGACGCCATCTTCTTCTTCGACTTCGATGGTGTGTTGATCGAGCAGTGCGATGAGAAGGTGTATCGACTGCCGGAAGGGGGTGACGAGCGTGACAGGCTCTCGCGTCTGGCCGAGTCGTACGGGATCGACAGCAGCCTGTACCGCTCCACCCAGTACCTCCGTCACCTGACCTATCAGGCTGCGGCACGGGAGCGGCCGGTCCCAGACGACCGGTTCATGAGCCTGATCGACGAGCTTCACGACAACTACGATCCGTACTTCGTCATCACCGCTCGGTCCGGCCTGTACGCCGTCGATCGAGCGATGCAGTTCATCATGCAGCAGCTTGACCCGCAGGAGGTGTTCTTCCTTGGGCGGTCGTCGAAGGCGGCGCTGTTGGATCGGATGAGCGCCGAATGGCCGGAGCGTGATGTCATCTTCTTCGACGACACGTTTTGCCACATCGACGAAACCCTCCGTCTCGGCAACCCACGGATCAAGCCGTATCTGGTCCTCCACGACGAGTGCCAGAACAACGCCCGCCGGCTGGTCTCCTCGACGCTGGGGTATGATCTGTGACCATGTATGGCAAGCTGCCGCGCGATCTCGGGCTGATCGATATTAGCCCTAATGAGATGATGTTCTGGATGTACCTGCCGATCTCTCTGCCGGGATCGATGTCGTGGCGGGTGCCATCCAATCTGGAACAGTTTGATGACATCCTGTGTGCCGTCCATGCTGTCGATCCATGCCTATGGCGAGATCGGTACGTGTACCTTACCGCCAAGACGATGTACGTCGGCAGCGATAAGAACATGAACCGACCGGGCTGGCACTCGGATGGGTTTGGGACATACGACCTGAACTACATCTGGAGCGACCGCGCGCCGACGCAGTTCGTCGAGGGCTTCTTCCAGCTATCGGCCGATTGCGCCACGTCGATGGAACAGATGGAAGCAATCGGCCGAATGGGAGAGGAGATGGGAGACATCATCACCTACCCGGACAAGCACTTGCTCGAACTCAACGAGGAGGTGATCCACCGGGCAGCGCCAAAAGTTTCGGCCGGGATGCGGACCTTCGTTAAGGTGTCCCTCAGCGAAGACCGCTACGACCTGATCGGCAACTCGATCAACCATCTGATCCCGGATAGCCACTGGCCGCTCGTCCCCCGCCGGACCGAGCGCAACCACCCACAATCCACCATGAACTGAGGTGACCATGACTCCTGAACTGATCGAAGCTCTGGCTAAGGCCAAGGAGTATGTCGATAATATGACGCCGGAAGAGCGCATCAAGATGCTGGAGGATCAGCGTCGGGCGATCGTGGAGGCCCACAGAAACGACCCGGAGACCGAGACACGGGTGATTGTGGTCAACCACATCATACCGACGCCTTACGCCTATATGACGGCCCCACAGCCCGATTATAAGGGTATCCTGCTGAGCCTGTGTGCGTCGGCCGGACTCGCCGACCACATGGGCGACATGGCGGAAGACATCTGGAAGGCACTAAAGGATGTCGGCATCGAGCCTCCCGACGACGTGCAAAGCCTCAGCCAGCTTGGTACGTGGCTCGGAATGAAATACGGGACCAAGACGGTGTGGGGTTCGTCGCTCGTGGAGGATAACCCATGCGCCGGGTGCTGGGAGCCCGACTACCTATGCGAATGTGGTGATGACGAATAACCCCGCCCCGGACTGGGACGGCGATGACTGGGACGATCGCACCCTCACCCAGAAGCTGATCGACCGGGTAGCTCTCCCGGCATTGGTAGTCGCTTTCACCGCGCTCTGTTGCGCTGGAGCTTCCGTCCTCATCCTAGCCACTGTAATGATCTGGCGAGCCATCCTTACCACATAAAAGAAAGCCCGGTGGAGCGATCCACCGGGCTTTTTGTTTGCGCTGCCAGCAGACTAGCTGACGCGAAGCGTACCGACCACGGCACCAAGGATTTTCAGGTCCTTGTTTGCCACCTGCATGGGCGTACCACGCGGACCGGTCAGGGTGACCGTAGCGGAGCGACTGAACTGCTGCTCGTAGGACACGATCTCCATGCCGGTCGGCGTGCGAATCAGGTACTGGTCGTGATCGCCGGTCAACTTGGTGACGCTCGTATCCACGAAGATACGGTCGCCCGAGCTAAGGTCGAACGCCGGTGCGTTGTGATTCAGGACGTACGCCTTGAGATCACGCCGGTCGGCCGAGTAGCTGTCCACCAGACGGCGCGGTAAGCCGAAGCTGGATGAGGCATACTCGCCGTCGCGCCCGAAGGTGATCTCGGGGATCGTCACGATCTCCTCGGCCGCGTTCAGCGTGGCCTTCATGCCGTGTTCGCCAAAGGCGATAAACGACGGGGAGACCTTTAGAACGCGGGCCAGTTCCTCGACCATATCGAGCGGGGGCTTGATCTTGTTGCCCTCGTACTGCACGATCGTGGCGCGGCTCTTGTCGATCGCGTCACCGACGAACTTCTGGGTCAGGTCCTCCCGGAGCCGAGCCCATGCGATACGTCCGCCGACCGTCGAGAGGTCGAGCCCATCACTGGACCCAGACAAGTCAACACGACGCGGCGACGTAGGCACAAGGGTCCCCTTGACAGGACCGCGGCGGCCTGCGCTCGCGGGACGTTCCAGAACACTAACAGCAGCCATTACGATCCTCCTTTCTGCTTGAACATGACCCTATGTGAGCCTCACGCTGATTCGTGTCAAGCAAAAATAACGCCCGCAAGGAGTAAACCTCCCGGCGGGCGTTAGTGAAACTTTCGTAATGTGAGGTAAAGCTGGCGTTTACCGAGCGATTTCCATCGCTTCCCAGTCACGGCTCACAGCATCCCAGCCACCGATGTGCTGACCGCTAGGTTCCGTCAACGAGGCTGGCTCATCGGAGATGAACAACTGGGGAACGGAATTGGTTCCCGTGCGTGCGTAGAACTGTTGACGAAGCGAATCGTCACTCAGATCGAACTCCGAGTAAGTGTATCCTCGCGCCGCAAGCTCCGCCTTGAGGAGGGAGCAGTACGGGCACCACGCCTTCGAATAGATCACGATACGCATCACGCGGCAACTCCCACAACAACAGGTTTCCGGATTCCCAGCATGGCCTTGATTCGGTCGGCGAACCCAAACGGGTTCTTCTCCCAGCCGATCACACCACCCTTCGAGTATTCGGTCGAACGGCCTTCGAAGAAATTGGTGTGGGTGTGGGCGGTCATCATCTCGTCGATCCAGTCGAGAGGGTTGTCCTTCACACCGTATTCCGGCTTGAGGCCCAACTGGATGAGGCGGCGATCCGCGGTGTAGCGGATGTACTTCTTGACCTCATCGGCAGTGATGCCCTCGATCTTGCCCATCGAGAACATGAGTTCGATGAACTTGTCCTCAAGGATGACCATCTCGCGGCAGACCTGCCGGATAGCGTCCTTGAGCTTCTTCTTCCAGACCTTCGGGTTCTCCTTGATGAGGGTGTGGAAGAGCTTAATCATGCTCTCGACGTGATGGCTCTCGTCACGCAGCGACCACTCGACAATCGTGGACATGCCCTTCATCAGGTTGCGGCGCTTGAAGCTCAACAGCACCGCGAACGAGGAGAACAACTGCATCCCCTCACCGAAGGCAGAGAACACGGCGAGGTCGAGAGCCAGACGCTCGATCTCGGTCCAGTCCTTGCCACGGTCGGCGAACATGTACTCGTGCTTGTTCTTCATCTCCTCGAACTCGGCGAACGCCGCATACTCGGCTTCGGGCAGGCCGATCGTATCGATCAACTGCGAGTAGCTGTGCATGTGGTTCGCTTCACTCGCAGCGAACGCGAACAGCATCATCCTGATCTCGGTCGGCTTGAAGATCGGGATGTAGTTGTCAGCGTAGCCTGAGCCGATGTTGGCGTCGGCCTGTGTGAAGAATCGGAAAAGCTGGGTGAGCAGGCCCTGCTCGATTGCGTTGAGCTTGGTGTTCCAGTCGTGAACGTCTTCCTGCAACGGCACCTCACTGGGGAGCCAGTGCAGCTTCTGCATGGTGTCGTATGCCTCGAACGCCCACGGGTAGGAGAACGGCCGGTAGGCGACGGACGCCTTGAGAACGGAGGGGGTGGTCTGCATCAGTAGGTCTCGGACATGACGGTGTGGATGGTATCGCGGTGAACCAGACCAGCGACGCCGGTGTGGATATTCTCCGCGATGAGGAGGTTGGGTTCATAGCGATGCTCCGCTGTGACCCGAGCCCAGACGGTGCGTCGGTCACCTCCCTCCCGGTAAGGGAGTTTGTAACCGACGACGCGTCCATTCAGATTCTTCATGTTAACCCTCACACGCTAGGCAGCCCTCAGGCTGTTCATCCTGTTCCGACACCAGTTCGAAAGCCTCGACCTTGGTGTTCATGTTCTCCGCCTTCTTGGCGGTCTTCGTCCGGAGGTAGTACATGCTCTTGGAGCCTCCAGCCCAAGCCATCATGTGACACTCCATCAGATATTCCGCGTCCACGAACTTGTCGAAGGACAGGTTCAGGCTGACACCCTGATCGATGTACGGCGCACGATCGTTCGCCATCTGCACCGTGAGGCGCTGATCGGACTCGAAGGAGGTGAGGAACACCATCTTCTCGATCTTCGACAGGAACGGCAGATGCTGGACCGAGCCGTTGTTTTCGAGGATCGACTGCCACGTCGCGGAGTTGTTCTCGCCCTTCTTCTCCAGCAGCGCCACCAGCGCCGGGTTCTTGACAGTGTGCGAACCGGTCAGCGTCTTGTGGATGAAGATGTTCTCCGGCCACATCTCGATCGACGGCGAGCAGCCAAGGAAGATCGACGACGAGGCGTTGGGGGCGACCGCCATGCGATGAGCGAACCGGTGACCGGTGCCCTTCATGACCGGCGCTTCGCCGCGCTCGGCACCCAGCTTCAAGCTGGCCGCGATCGTCATCTTCTCCAGATGCTGGAACATCATGACGTTGTAGCCACGCGCCAGATCGGAACCCCAGACGATACCCTTGTTCTGGAGGTAGCTGTGGAGGCCCATCGCACCCAGACCGACCGAGCGCTCATCACGCGCCGAATCGGTAGCACGCCACAACTCAGGCGGCGCATTGTCGAGGAAGTCGGTGATCGTGTTGTCGAGCATCCGCATGAGGTCTTCGATGAAGTGCGGATGATCCTTCCACTCATCCCACTTCTCAAGGTTAACCGACGACAGGCAGCAGACCGCGGTGCGATCGGCCGATGTCGGCAGCATGATCTCGGTGCAGAGGTTCGAATGGTTGATCTTGAGGCCGGCATCTTTGAGCGGCTGCGGCAGGGCTCGGTTGGCGGTATCCGAGAAGAGGATGAACGGTTCGCCGGTCTGGTGACGGGTCTCGACGATCTTGCGGAACAGGCCGCGCGCCGATACGGTCTTCTTCACCTCGCCGGTGGTCATGGAGGTGAGATGCCAGTCGGCGTCCTCCAAGACGGCGTACATGAAGTCGTCTGTGATGTTGATCGCGTGATGGAGGTTCAGCGCCTTCCGGTTCACGTCACCACCGGATGCCTTGCGGAGTTCCAGCCACTCATCGCTCTCGACGTGGTTGATATCCATGTACCCGCAATACGAGCCGCGGCGTGTCTTGCCCTGCGAGAAGGCGAGCATGAGGCGATCGATGACGGTGACGAAGGGAATACCGCCCGACGAAGCCGAACCCTTGGAGGTGGCCTCCGGACCGCGCACCCCGATGTACCCACCGACACCGCCGCCCATGCTGGACAGCATGGAGGTCTCGGCGTAGTGGTCGAGAATACCCTTGCGCGAATCGGGCATCACGTTCAGGTAGCAAGAGATCGGCAGCCCGCGCTTGGTGCCGCCATTCGACAGCAGCGGGGTGGCGAACATGAACCAGCCACGGGTCACATATTCGTAAAGTCGCTGGGCATGGGCTGCGTCATCGCCGAAGGCTGCGGCAGCGCGTGCATAGGCTTGCTGGGGACTGACTTCGTTGGCGACGAGATAGCGGTCTTTCAGCGTTTCGATGGCGTGCGCCGATAGACGAGCATCACGCCCGAGATCGATCACGACCTCGGAGGGGGAGACTGGCATGGGGTGGAGGGGTCCTTGGGCGGGAGAGTCAAAAAGGCCGACCAGTATATCTGGTTACCCACCGTTTGTCAAAATAACTATCTGACGCAAACGACTTGAAACGAAGATAAATACCTTGACACTAGGCGGGCGGCTGATGTCCGATCTGCTGGATCACGACGTTGGGACGGGGACCCAGCGCATTGATCTCCAGTGCGACGAGGCGGCCGTTGGCAACCAGATCGTAGGAGATGTGGTAACCCTGTTCGGCATCCTTGAGTAGGGCCAGATAGATGGGTGGGATTTCCATGTCGCGGAGGTAGTCGTTGACCACCATGTCGATCGCGGTGGCGGACATCACGCCGTCGATCATGGCGTAGCCGTTGATGTACAGCTTGATGGCGAAGCGGCAGAAAGCGTCGTACATTACAGGACCACTGATAGAGCGTTGGCGACAGAGAAGCGGGGCAGGGCAAGTCCGGTGCCGTACACCCAGCGGCCGAAGTCCTCGTGGGTGCGCTCACCGTAGGAACCGATCTCCACACCGGCGTGCATCAGGTCGATCCCGATGTCGGTCACCAAGCGGGTCGGCATCCCGCGGCTATGTTCCTTGAAGAACGATTCCGCGGATCGGACCATCTCCTCGACCGAGAAAGCCGGGATGTTGCAGAACAGTTCCACCTTCATGAACATGTCCTGATAGAAGAGGTCGTTGTGATCCTCCAAACGGAAGCACGGTGTTACCCCGACGTATCGACCGGGTTTCAGGTTCATCGAAAGGAACCCCTGCTCGGCCGAGCCTACAAGGAAGTTCTCACCTCCATAGACTTCATGGAGACGCGTACCGCCCATCTCGGTAGCTAGTTGCACGGCAGCGAAGCCTTCGGGCAGCGTAGCGCGAATACATTCCTCGGTTACCGCCCACGGCACCTCAACGTACTTGAAGCCGCGCTCTTCGTAATGCTCGACAGCTTTGCCGAGCAGTTTATAGTCGATCTTGGGCGTCATCACTTATTCCTCTAAGTAAACAAGGTCGAGCCGGAGCGAATCACACCGCATCATCAGCCGCCATAGGTTGTGATAGATGTTGTTGAGATCATCATCGGCGCGCTCGATAGGATCGCGATAGCGTGGATCGGCACGAAGCTGCGTCAAGGCGTACCGCAACTGGTGCATCGCCGCATCGACACGATCGGCAGCCAGACTAGCCGGCGAGGCTGGGTCCATCACGACCGGCTCTCCCGGTGCCCGGACTTGAACACCCGCGTCGTGACATCCGACATGGTGATGAGATCGTCGAGGGTGATGCTGGGGTGGTGGTTTGCGAGATAGCCGCGGATGGCCCCGATCAGATCGGATAGCTCGACCAGTGCCATGACAGCGACACCTTGCTCCAGCGCGTCTGCGAACTCGTCCACCTCCTCGAACACCTTGGAGGCATGTCCAAACACACCGCGTGTGATGTCAGCGATATGGTAGCCCTGCGGGGCCGCGGCTGCGGCCGTCACAGGATGATACCGAAAACAAAAATGGCGCTACCGATCGTCATCACGATCGAGCGCCAAGTCATCGTTCTGTCCATGGGTGTCTCCAGACTTGGGGTGGTAGTGACTGTTAGTCAAACTACCACCCTTTGTCAATAAAAAACGGATCAGGCGATCCGGTGAAGACGACGCAGTGATGTGATTGCACGAGCAATACGTGATGTCGTCTTTGCGGGAGACATAATAGTCAACGCTTCGACTACATATTGCAGGGCATCTTCGACAATCTGTGCTTCGGGACTTCCAACAGGACATGTACGGGACATGATCCGGCGAGACGTAACGGCAGCACGAAGGGCATCACCACGGGTAAGGAGATCGTTCAGGTGATTGCCGTGAGGCATCAGAAGACGATCTTGAAGGCGGCGATGACAACGACCAATGGCACCACGATCTGAGCCAGTGCCAGCAGACAACCGCCACTGACGAGAACCGTCCCCACGACGGCCTTGATGCAACGCTCCAGCATCAGTGGATCGCCTTGTCGGCACGGTCCTGCGCCGCGGCGTTGCTGTACGACAGCGACTGGTAGCGGGTGCCGAGCTTCATCACATTCCCACGCACGATCTCGCCGGGGGTCAGATCGAACATGCGGCGGACGGACGACAGCGCGACTTCGAGATTGCCGAGTGCTTCCATCAGCTTCTCGCCGTCGAGGTCCTTTTCGTAGATGCACCACCGCTTGACTGCATCGAAAACGTCCGATGCGAAGCCGGGCAGGCTGTACGCGTCGGCCGACACCACGCGGGCGGCGAGCATTGTGTCTTCGCGCGTGATGAACAGATCGCCACGGAGACCTTCCATGAAGAACTCGATGTCGCCCAGTTCTTCGATCACGTTCTCGACATTGATGCGGTGACGGGCTTCATCACGCAGCAGAGGGACCAGCGCCTCGAACAGTTCGCCCACCTCGCCGGCTAGGCCGGACGCCATGTGCCATGCGTGTGCCTTCTGGCTGGTGAGCGATGCGCTGATCTGGATACCGGGCTTTGCGAGCCCGGCGACGAAAGGGGGATAGGCGGTGACATCACCGTTGGGCAGATTGAAAAGCATGGGTCTCCTCAGGCGGCGAGCGAAGCCGCCCCATTGTTGTCGGGGTTGATGAGATTGGCAGGCGACGAGTCATTGTTCCCGATCGACGCGCCGGTGTTGTTCTGGACGAACTCCTCTGCAAATGCCCAGCAGGCGTCACGGAAATCGACGCGATGCAGGAGCGAACGGATGTACCCGGCAACGATCTGTGCCGCAGTGGGCAGGCTCTCGCGGGTGGGGTCGCCACCTTCGACGCTGGTGGTGATGCTGTAGGTGCCTGCTGCAAGATCGCGATCGGTCAGGTTGATCGTCACTTCCGCAGGGAACAGCGTCTCCGGACGGGGACCATCTTCCTGCATCGCTGCCTTGAGCGCATCGCCGTACATGGAAGCTGCGGCGATGAACTCGGGCTGGTGGATCAGCGTGGATACATAGAAGGCGGTGAAATATGCTGCGGTAGCCCGGCCATCGCTGATTGCATCATTCGAAACCGAGAAGTTCAAATCGAAATCGCCGGTGGTCATGTTGAGGTCAGAGACGATAACGGAAACGATGGACATTTGAAAACTCCCGGATCACCAGATCGATTTGCTCTATTAGATCGATCTGGACGACCTAGAGAGTTTGTAGAGTAGCCAGAAACCGCATCTGGAACTCTTGGATTGCGTGCTTGATGTACTTGGACGTTGCCGCCTTGAGATTGACTACCCGCCGCCCTTGCGGGAGGCGAGCAATCAGGGCGTCAATGAGCGCTTCGGATTCGTGTTCCCCTTCGACTGCTTTGGTCCAGTCCGCTTGGATGCCCACACTGACACCGCCTGCGTCCACGATCTCGTCGTCTTCGTTGGGAAACCGAACATCGGTGACAACGACCCTGTGGCCGATGCCGAGAAGCGTCTTGACCCGGCGCATGGTAGCGCCAACCCAGAACCCTTCGTCGATGAGCTTTCGCCCCCATTCCGTGCCGAGTGTCTGCATCGCATAGCGAGGCGTCTTCCCGGCCAGATATTCGGTAGGGACCTCCTTTAGGTCCCCCTCGATCATCCGTTCGATCGTGTCTGCATCCACGCCTTGGTAGGCGAGAACGCAGCGGATCATATCCTTCAAGGCTCCTGCAAACTTGACGTTCACATAGCCCTCATCCAGCAGAACCGCTGCTGCCGTATCCTTTCCTGAACCCTTGCGGCCGATCAGACCGACCAGCCTTGGAAGCGATGACATGGTTATCTCCGAATGTTCCGATCACCACAACTAGCAACGACCAAGCGTGCATAATTAGCGGTGAAGCGAGTTGATATAGGTACGAGTTGTTTACCCATTACGATGAGCCGCGGCGGGTTAAGCGACGATCACAAGCCGCTTCGCTGCCCGCGTAATGGCGGTGTAGAGCCACTTATCGGCATCATCCCGGAAGGCTGAGGACTCGTCGTGGACGATCACCTCATCCCACTGCGACCCCTGCGATTTGTGGCAGGTGATCGCCCATCCGAAATCGATCTGAGCGTCGTTCGCCCGCGATCGGAAAGCGACGCCCTTGGCTGCGGTTGAATAATTCTTCTCCCGCTTGACATGCTCTTCGAACAAGCCCTGATAGGCGTACATCGTCTTGCGCTTACCCTCTTCGTCGAAGAGGTGGGCGACGAACCGGGCGATGCCTTCTTCCGCGTCACCGTGATCTTCGGCAGAGAAGACCTGCGTGCCATTGACGAGATCGGCGTGATCCCGGCTGTTCTTGCACATGATGAGCGGTTCGCCCTTGTGCGGAAGCACGTCGAGGAACTGGCCTTCACGACGAATTTTGCTGGTGGTCTTCCAGCGGTGCTTGTTCGTACCGACGATGATCTGGGCATCGCGCTCCAGATCGAGCGTGTAGATGTCCCGCTTGGGCGGGACGATCAGCACGCCAGACCCGTAGTCACCATAATCGCCACGCTGTCCCTTGCGGACCAACGTCGCCAGATGGATGATCGGGTTGTCCGCCGCCTGACGATGGACTTCGGTCAGCATTGCGTCGGGCGTACCGGCAAGGAAGCCGGGCTTCTCTCCTACTGGGGGAAGCTGGCCGGGATCGCCCATCACAAGGATAGGAATCTCGAAGCTCTCCAAATCTTCGGCGATCGTCGTTCCGATCATCGAGCCTTCGTCGAGGATCATCAACTTGATGTTATCGCTGATGAGCTTCGAGTCCGGGTTCAACTGGAACCGTAGATCGTTCATGTCGTATGCGCGATCGAGGTCCTTGGTCAGGATGTGAATCTTCTTCTCCGTCTCGCGGAGTTCCTGACGAAGGTCGCCCACAGGCTGAGCAGCACCCGACTTGAGATCGACGTAGTGCTTGTTAAGCTCAGCCAACTCCCGCTCCATCACTTCTGCCTTCTGTGGCTTCGGCTGATAGATCAGAGAGTGGATGGTGGACGGCCAGACCTTGATGCCTTGCGCGCGGAGTTTGGTGCCCATCACCTTGGCGGCCTTGCCGGTGGGAGCAGCAAAAGCGACCTCAGTCGGCGAAAGACCGGTCGCGTCGAGAATATCAGGCAGGATGGTGGACTTACCAGTTCCGGCAAAACCGCACAGAACGAAGACCAGCTTGATCGCGGTGTCGTTCTTGAACCAGTTGGCGATCTGCTTGACCGCCGCCCCCTGCTGAGGTGACAGGGAAAACATAGTGTGCCTCAGTTTTTCTTGGCGTCGAGACGCTGGGTGCCGGATGCAAAAAGGGCCGCCGTAAAGGCGGCCCACAAAGTCATCGGACGTAGAAGGCGGAACACCCGCGCCACCATCCGCTGCACCTTCACCGGGTAGCTCCGCCAGTACAGATGCAGGACCAGCGAAAGTCCTAGTTCGATCGAAACAACGACCAGAGCGAGCGGGGTGACGGGGCTCATCTGTTAACCCTTCTGCGGAGCAACACCGGTGAGGCTGGACAGGTCGAGGGTGGCCGCCTTGGACACCGGCGTCAGATCACCGGTGAAGCCGAGCGTGCGGGCCTCGAACATCGCCAGCATCGACGAGAGCAGATCGCGGAACTCCTGCTCCGGCATCTGGAGCGTACCGCGGCCGGTGATGCCGATCGTGTAGGTGTTGACGGGAACGTTGTCGCCGTAGAGGATGTTGACGAGTGCGTGCTGACCGGACCATGCGCCCGAGATCATGACGCCTTCCGATTTCACGACCTCGCCGCTGAGTTCGGCCTGCGGCAAGCGTGCGATGAAGTCGAAGGGATTTTTCATGCGTGTCTCCTGCCCGCCGGGCGCGTGCCCGGCGGGTGTGTTGTTCAAGCGGTTGCTTGAGTGTTTGGCTCAGTCGAACTTGCGGAGGCGGGCGTTGGCCGGCGGAGCGCCGCGCCCACCACTGCGCCCACGGGGAGCCGGGGCTGCGTCGGCCTCGCCTTCGTCATCGGCCGGGGCATCCTCGACCGGAGCGCCGCGACGACGACCGCGGGGAGCCGGGGCGACATCATCGGCCTCGTCTTCGGCCGGAGCCGGGGCAGCCGCACGACGACCACGGGGAGCGGGGGCCGGAGCCTCCTCTTCCTCTTCGACCGCCGGGACAGCCGCAGCGCGACGACCACGCGGGGCAGGAGCCGGGGCCTCGTCCTCTTCCTCGACCGGAGCCGGGGCAGCGGCACGACGACCGCGAGGAGCAGGAGCCGGGGCCTCTTCTTCCTCGACCGGGGCAGCCGCACGGCGACCACGGGGAGCGGGGGCCGGAGCCTCCTCTTCCTCTTCGACCGGAGCCGGTAGACGCTTGGCCGTCGTCGGCTCTTCGAAGTCGTCATCGTCTTCCGCACCGGCACCGCCGCTCAGGCCCTCCAGTTCCGCGGCCGTCATCCAGCCGACGATCTTGAGCGTGGGCGACCACTTGATCTTGCCGTGCTTCTTGTTCTTCGGCACATAGGACTCGGCACCGAGTTCGATGATCGGATACTCGCCGGGATGCTGAGCGAACAGGCGACCATAGGCACCCGACAGCTTCTTGACCTGACGGACCTGACCACCGGTCGAGGACTTCCACAGCATGGCGGTGCCGACTGCTTCGTCCTGATCGTCCTCGCCGTAGCTCTCCAGAACCAGCGACAGCGACGACGATTCACGCCAGCCGTCATCCTGATTGTACGGGCCGTGATCGTTCAGTTCGTGTTCCATCGGGGGCTTGCCCTCGACGACCGCGACGTAGACCTCTTCCTCCACGTTCGAGTCCACCCAGCACGTCCAGCCGAACGCCATCGACTCCATGTCACCGACGACACGCGACTTCTCGGGAAGCTCGTCATCGTCCTGACCGAACGACCAGATACCGTCGTTGCCGTTGAACTTGAGGTAGGCCCCCGTTTCGACACCGCGAGCAGCTTCCGCCCACGGGTTCGCGCCCGCTGCGTATGCGGCCACTGCACCACCGGTCTGATTCACGATATTGGGCATGTATTCTCCACTGTGTTTAACTGGTAGAAAAGGGGCGGCTGTTAGGGTTAACAGCCGCAGGAAGGATTACTCCGCGACCGAACCGGTCGGCAGAGCCGCCTTGATGGCAGCGACGGTCGCTGCGTTCTTCGCCTTGTCGGCGATATCGCCACGGATGTCGGCGATCTTCTCGGCAGCGTCGCGCTCGATACGCTCGATCTCGTCCTCGAACTTGGCGACCTCGCCGTCGATCGACTTGAGGAAGGTATCGAGCTTGGTGTCGAGCGCGAGGATGAAGGCAACGATCGAGTCGCTGCTGCGCGCGATCAGTCGCAGGATCAGGGAGTTCAGCATGTCGGGATGTCTCTTTCTAGCTAGGAGCTTCACTGCGCTCCGTGGTAGTCTCGCTAACGGTGTTGCTCGCGAATGTCAAGCTAAAATAACAGTGGGGCTTATTCCGCCGCGTCTTTTACCTTAACCGTCAGGCGCTCGTAGCCATTGCCCTCGCGCTGGTAATCCTCGATCTTCATACCCTTCTCCTCAAGGTCAACCGCGAGGGCAAGGGTATCGAGGGACTTCTTACCGGAACACCACGACAGGGAGATCGAGAACCGATCGTCGCCGGCACCCTTGGTGTCCGCCTTACGCAGCAGGTCCTTGATTTCCTCATCGGTAACCTTGCGGTTATGCTCGGCATCCTTGGCCGTCGCGCCGTACTCCTTCGAACGTGCCGACAGTAGCGCCAGACGATCAAGGGTTTCCTGATCCTCCACCTTGCGCTTGGTTTTCGGAGTGGCTTCCCCTTGCGCGAAGGCGCACTCCTCCGTGAACTCGCACAGGTTGCACGCGCCACTGATCTTACCCTCAGCCATCAGGTCCGCGGGGTTGTCCGTTGCGAATACCATCTTCGCCCGCTGCACAGCAGCAGCGTAAATCTTGGGATCACGCTTGACGACAAACGGCTTGATGTCGGACAGCCACGACGCGTTGAAGTAGATCACGACGGCGTACTCGGGACGGAACTCGGTAAGCTCGTGGATGAGTCCCATCTGTACCTGTGTCTGCCCAACGTGGACTTCCTTGGCCTCCTTGATGTTGGCCCGCGGATCGAACGACTTGAACTCGATCACGACGCAATCGGACTCGATGTCTTCGACTCCAAGCTGTTGGAGCGCGTCCCAATCGAGCCCAACAGCCAGACCGTCTGGCGTCGCCGACAGACGACCCTTCTTCAAGGTCTCCTGTTCTTCGCCGGCATAGAGCAGTTCCGCCCCTTCCGGTAGGATCGCCTTGACCGCCGGCACCGCGAAGTGGTTTTCGATCAGATCGCCTCGCTTGGCCGCACCCCAGTCCTGCTCGTGGCCGTCGTCCGGCGCGTACTGGAACTTCTTGAAATGCGCCTTGCGGATGCAGTCGAAGGCTTCCGATGCACCGACCGAAGCATTGCGATCGTACTTCCACGACTTCTCGTTGCTATCCGAGAAGGCATTGAACATGTTGTCGAATTGGAGAACTGCCATATTAGTATTCATCCTCCAGAAGTTCGTTGTCGTCGTCGGTGATGTCGTCATCCTCCGCCAAATCCTCTGCGTGATAGCGCAAGAAGTTTCTCGTCTCCTTAACGAGATCGACGACAGGAATGAAATTGTGCAGACGCACATCGGGATCGGGCGACGCCTTGACCAACTGCTCGGCGTGTTCGCGAAGCATGGTATCGAACTCGCCGCTCAGCCAGTAGCCGACGACAGGCTCATCGAGCGCCCCAACGGTAACCGGCAGATCGACCAGCAGGGTAGCGCGTGTGCCTTGCTCATCGATCTCGTCGAACCCGTTGACCAGCAGGAGTTCGTTGAAAATCTCGATCAGCGTACCCGATCCGACGAAGGCCGGGGACTTGTCGCGGATGTAATCGACATCACCTGCAAACGCGACCTCCCAGTCACCATTGTCGTAGAATACCAACACCGGAGTGTTGGCTTCTTCCGAGCCGGGAATGTCACTGTCGATGCTCAGAATTGTAGTCTTACGCATCAGTTAACCCCGGAGATTGAAAGCGGCGAACGCCGACAGACAGATTGTGCGGAACAGCACGTCCTTGAACTGCTGCTCGGCGGGAAGCTCTTCGAACGATACGAGGCACGGGTGGGTCTTCGCTTCCGGGTCCTTGGTCTCGCCATAGACCCAGCCATCAGCGACCTTGACGGCCGACCACGAATCGTGATTGGCACTGGCCGGCGCAGAGGGGTTGCTATAGACGAAGCGAACACCGGCGACCGCGGACTCCTTCTGCCACTCCGGTGCGTCATTCCACGCCACCTGCGAATTGTCGCCGATCGACGCACAGTAGACGCGGTTCGCCTCGTGGCACATCATCGCGACGCGAGCCGCATCGACTCCCTTCAAAAACGACATCAGTTATACATCCGAGTTGTGAGGCCATACTTGACGCTCGTGTGGTTGAACTTGTTGGCGACGGCCGCCTTGAGGTCGATGCCGTGGCAGCGCGCCAGCAGCGTCGCATCGAACTGGACCAGACGAAGGCCATGCTCCAGATCATCCAGCGTTGCACGGCTGCCCACCATACCGTGCCGCTCTCGCTCCAGCTTCTTGATGGTGTTGCAAACCAACTGGAGATCAGACGCCAGTTCGTTGACCCACGTCTGGGCATGTTCGGGAGACAGGGCCGTGTCGTTGGTGGTCCAATCGACGGACGCCGTACCAGCCTGTATGCCGATCAGATCGACACAGATGACGACATCGGAGAGTTCATCGGCCAGTGCGTCGATGTAGGGACCATCCTCCTCCACAGCCTCGGCGATAGCTTCCGACACCTCACCGGCAAGCTCGTTGCCGGCATAGGAGAGATCGATGTTACCGCCGGTGTCCCATTCCTTCTGACGGGCAAGATTGGCGTTGCGAAGTTCCGCGTAGGCGATCATCAGTTGAGCGCCCCGCGGATCGCGGCCGAAAGCTCTGCCAGCGGAATCGACACGACGTGATCCGAGACGGAAGCGGCGTCATAGGCCGCATCGTGCTTGCCCTGCACGACGTACGTACCGTCACTGTAAACGGTCAGGACCATCTCGCCGGCATTGCGCGACTGGGCATCCAGCCGAGCTTCGACGCCGTAGTGGAAGCGATCGATCGTGCCGTCAGTGATGAGGTTGCTGAGCATGGTGAGGACGCCCGGCATGGCCGCGTCGGCTGTGATGAACGGGCCTGTGATGGCCGGGCCGGCGATCTTGGTGGTGGTGATATCGGTTGTACGATCGATGGTCATGATGCCTCCTCAGGCGGTTTCGAGCGGACCGGTCCGCTCCATGTCTAGGGCAAGCTGTGCTTGGCTCTGGTTCTTGAAAGGCCCGCGGATGCGTCCGTAAGCCGGCTCCCGGAACCACCAGTTCCCGCGGGCGGCGTTCTCAGGATCATTGATCTTGAACGGCGTGCCCCACGGGAAATGGAGCTTAGGGTTAATGGTGTAGATGTTATCCACGGAGGGCATCCATCTGGGCGATGATGTCGTGAGGGAGATAACCAGCGTTCGCCGAATAGGTGAACTGGTCATCGAACGCCCCAAGCTCGATCAGCTTGTGGAACACCCGGCGGGTAGCCTTGATATCCACGATGGCGGAGTGGGCGTTCTCCAGTTCCTCGTCGAAGAAGAACTTCATCGCCTCGATCAGCTTCGGCCACTTGTAGGAGGTGCGGCCATCCTTCTTGCCGATACGGCAGATCGGCGTCGCCGTCTTCATGGTGCAGAAGGTGGGCTTGTTGCACAGCACCAGACGATCCGACACATCCGGCCGCAGGCGGCCGTACTCACCGCGGATGACCTTCAAGTCGAAAGCGGTGTTGTGGCAGACGATCATGTCGGCGTTCTCGGCTGCGATCACGAAGAGTTCGACCGCATCGGCGATCGGAATACCATCCGCCTCGCACATGTCCTGAGTGATGCCGGTGATCTCGGACGACTTGCGCGAGATGCCGGTGCCGCTTTCGGGGATACCCTCCTTGCAGACGCCGGTGTAGATCGGCCAGTTGTCGGGACGGATCAGCGTATCGACGACAAGAGCGTCAACGCCGTTGCGCTCCAGAATGAATCCTAGCTGAGTGATTCGGGGCTGCTCCACCTCACCAGTCGTCGGGTCCTTACGGGGGAGACCGGTGGTTTCGGTATCGAAGAAGAGGACGTTCATGCGACGTTGTTCCGATCATATTCGCGGTCGAGCCACGCGAGACGGATTGCCTCGTGGGTGGCGTTGCGGTGGATGCGATAGAGGGTTGCGGCGACCACGACGTAGGCGAGCGGTGTCAGGCAACGCCAATAGTAGAGATCGATGATACCGTAGCAGCGGAGCCCGACGAGGGTCAGCGAGATCAGCACCAGACCGACTGCCACCGTATAATCCAACGCTCGGCCGGAGTCGGGATAGTCAAGGGTATGGGACGGAACGGCCACCTTGGGGTTCGTCGTTGCGAACATCACGCGGTCTCCAGCAGTCGGGCGTCGAGGAAGCCCGGCGTCAGGCCGACGCGCTTCTTGGCGTCGATCGCCTCTTGGACGATAGCGTCGAGCTTGCTGTCGCTCTCGGCTTGCCGCACCGCTGCGTGGACGCCGTTCCGGATCAGGCTGTACACCCAGCCGCGGAAGACGATCATCGCGATCGGTGCCGCCACGAGGTAGCCGGACAGGTTGGTGATGTTGAAGAAGTTGAGCGCCAGCATCACGGCCGAAGCCGCAACACAGACAGCAACGGTGGTCAGCGTTCCACCTTGCGTGTTTTCGCTATACCCATACGGGAGGTCGAGATCGTCGATGGTCATGAGGTCCTTCCGAGCTTGTCGGGATAGAGGCAGAAGGTAGGTTGGCGTTAACCTAAACTCGACACGATGTCAAGTATGACTAACAGTGGGTCGCATCAATCGTCGCGCCCGGCGTGGAACTCCTCCATCGCGAAATCCCATCCCTCCCAGTTGTCTACTCCGGCGTTGCGGAGACAGGTGAGGACATCGGAGTCCTCCAGCAGGTCGTCGATATTGATGCTGGCGAGGAAGTTGTAAGCCGCCGCGGCCTCATCCGTACGGGCGCAGAAACCCTCCATCTTCTGAGCCTTCTCGTTCAGTTCGATATCGAACGAGTTGAAGATGGTCTCACGGGCGAAGCGGATGGCATCTTTCGGGGTCATAGTAATCCTTACACGTCAGGGTTGAGTTGGATGATGCGGTGGATGGCGTTAGCTATTGCTACCGCCACCTCCTTCGAAGCTGACATTACAGCATCGGTGCCGCCTTCTTCACGGTAGGCGATACGGACACCGCAACCGTCAGGGTCCGGCATCACTTCCCAGTGATAGTGGAGCGGCATCGAATCGTAGATGCGGGCGGAGAACTCTGTGCAGATGTCAGCCATCACACGAAGCTACCATCATGGCGATGCAGGCGACGGTCGTAGCGTCGATCGACGCATCGGAACTCATCCCGTAGCCGTGTGATGCTGATGTTGCCTTACCGACTATGACACCAACGCTCCACACCAGTGCTGCGATCGAGGTGGTCATCACGAGGAGCAGGACGAGCCCCATCAGAAACACACCAGCATCACGAGAAATGCGATGCCTCCCAGCCCGACCAGACCCACCTTGTTGGGGACCTCCTTGGACGGGGTGAAAGCGGTATTCAGCGCCTTGTAACCCGCCGCGAAGGCGATCATCGAGATGGCGATTAGGTAAGCGATAAGGGTGCCGAACAGGGCCATTACATTACTCCCATGAATAGGATGCCGGCGACCGTGACGGCCGCGGTGGCAGTGATGATCTTCCACACCGTCGATCCGCCTTGGTAGGAACAGCGCGGATCGTCCGGGTGAGTGAGGAACCGGCCACCGACCGACAGGGTGATTGCGGCGATGACCAAGATGACGAGGAGGGTAGGTACGAGTGTCATGTGATGTCCTTCTATAGGGTCAGTGTGTGACCGCCCAGTTGTTACCATGTGCTGCCGATGCTTCCACCGGAAGAAGGAAGTTTAGATACTTACCTGCCTCAGTAGCTGCATCCTTACATACTTGCTTTACTGTCTCTTCAAGACCCTCTCTACAGCTAATTTGCACCTCGTCGTGAACCCATAGATTAAACACGAAGTCCCCATCCCAGCCGTAAGTCAGTCCCTTTTCTTCAAGCATGTCTTCGATGAAGAGCAACCACCAGTTGGCGATCGTCGCACCCATGCCCTGCAAGTCGGTGTTCAGTGCCGCGTGCTTCGAACGAACGAACAGGCGACGCTTGTCGAGACCGACCAGATACTTGCGACCCGCCTGACGCTGGATGTCACGGATGACCTTGTTCAGCGCTGGTAGGTTTCGCAGGAATCGTTGCTTGAGTTCCTTACCGATCTTGGCCTGCTCCACCGGGTTCGCCAGTGGGGCAACAATCTTGCCGATCTTCTCGTCGCCCGCCCCGTAGAGGAAGGCGTAGATGAAGGTCTTCGCGGTATCACGAGAGTCCAGTCCGGCGAGGCGCTGATTTTCCGAGTGAATGTCGCCTTCCAGCAGCACTCGCCCGTACGCTCCGCCGTCGTACTTCGCCATTTCGTGGGCAAGGCATCGAAGCTCGATGCCGGCGAGATCGCTTCCAACCAGAACCCAACCTTCGAAGGTCGTAAACAGCGATCGGCACTCGTAGCCCCAGCCACCCTTGAGCCCCAGAATGACGACGGTGAACTCTCGCTCGGAGCCGTCTTCGTTCGTGGGTGGCAGCAGGTGCCAGTCATCCAGACGCTGGCCCGACTTGTCCATGACAAGGACAGGACCCTTCTTCCACAGCGCGTTCGGACGAACGATGCCGCGGGGATCGGCGATCTGGAGAAGCTGGCTGAACTTCGCCTTCTTCTTACGGACGGCCGGGACCTGTGCCATGTTCGGGAAAGCGTGGGTGGCACGCGTGGTGACCGCGCCGCAGGGATTGACGTAGCCATGGATCAGGCCATTGGCATCGACCACCTTGAGCCATGCCTGATTACCGTCTGCAAGCTGACCCATGAGCTTGCGGATCGCGAGAAGGTCAGCCAGCAGTTCAGCTACCGGGAAGCGCTCGATAATGCGCCGCAAGATAACGTCGTTAGCCTTAACGTTACCCTTCTCCGTGTAGTCTTCCGGGTCCGGGTCCCAGCCCATCTCCTGCAAGCGGTCGGTGATCTGGGGGCGTGAGGTCGGCTTGAACTCTTGCCAGACGATCGGGGTGAAATGAGCGCCTTCGCTGTAGCGGGGACGCAGCGGGTCCTTGTAGTTGAGGGACGCCTTACCCTTCGTCTCAGGGTATCCGTACCAGCGTCGGTCCTCTACCTTAGCGCCCTGCCAGAAGTCAGGGAACTCGCCACCGTTGACATTTCGACCAACGGGAGGCTGGTCCATCCGCTTCTTGGGTAGAAAGCGGCCGGGGAACTCTATGGCAAGCTGCTTCTCAAGGCGAACCTGTTCTTCCGTGAGTTCACCACGAAGGATCATCGCCCGCGGAACGTCGAACGGGATGCCGTTGTCCTGCTGCCGGGCCATGAGATCGGCAAGACGGTGCTGGCAGTAGACAGCCTCAGGGGATTGTTCGCGGCTCTCGATCATCTTGACCAGCAGTGCGGTGACGGCAACGTCGTTCGCACAGTAGTCTTCGAGTTCCTGAGTCCACGTCCCCCAGACCCAGAGACGCATTTCCTCGGAGTCCTTGGCATAGCCCTTGGACAGGCCGATCTCTTCCTTGATCGCCTTGTAGTCGCCCTTGTACATGCCAAGGCGCTGGCCCCAGCTATCGAGGGTGTGCTTGCCGATGTTCTTGCCGTCGAGCTTGCCGGCTTCGAACAGGCGGAAGTCCTTGTCCTTCTGGTCAGGGAAGAGTAGACGGGCGAGAACTAGGGTATCACGGATGCGTGCGTTGGGTGAGCGCCCGAACAGGAGTTCGAGCATGGGGATATCGTACGCGACGATGTTGTGGCCCCAGATTTCCTCCGCCTGATCGAGGAGGTCTACGACCTTGTGGGTGTTGTCCTCCTTCCGGTTGCGTCGGAACATCCACCGCTGACCGGTGTCGTAATCCATGACGGACACGCAGTGGCAAACGGTGACCTGATCGAGCAGACCATCCGTTTCGGCGTCAAAGATCAAGCGCCGGTATTTTTTGGGTTGTAGCTTCAAGGGTCCACCCTGTCCGATTGAATGTGACTGTTAGCCAAACTACCGCTGTTTGTCAAGGTTAACTGGTGCGTTTGCCTTGGCGAGGATGCCCATGCAGTGGCACCGAAGCGGTACGCACCAGCATACCAGATGCTTGCCACGGAGCTTCGATACGTCCAGCGTCGGTAGAACCTCAGCGTCGAAACGATCGCATACCCGATCACGGGAGCCGTGTGTACCAGCGATAAATGGATTACCGTATGGAGAGCCCCGACCGCAGTACACCGCACCACGAGGAATCGTGATGCGGTGCTTGTCGCGTAGGTTCCAGATACGAGGCTCAGAAGTCATCACTCTCGCCGCATACATTGCAAACGGTGATGAACGTTACCGGACAGGTACAGAACGTCCCCTCACACAACGGCGAGAAGCAGGGGTCCTCCTCATCCCGCATCGTCCCCGGACAGTCGTATCCACGTCCACAGCGATCCCCGTGTTCCGTCCCATATTCCACCGGGTAGGAATAGCTACCGGTCATCATAGCGATCTCCATCTGGTCCTGTGTAGATACCGCACTCGGGACAGTGCAGACTATTCATGCAACCGCTGCATGGCGCAGAGATGAAGCAATGACACCACGCCCCTTGGACAATCATCGTCCCCGGACAGTAGCCGACCACATCTGGTCGGTTACACCGCATCCCCTCCTCGTACCCTTCCTCTCGGTCAGGTACGAAGAGAAGGAGGAGGCTAAGAGCTTTCAGCAATGTTTCCATGGAAGGCTCCGTCTCTTGGTTCCGTATGTACGGACTTCCTCGGTCATCACTTCCCACACCATTGCGTGCGACAGGTGACGAACATCAGCATCGACGCTCTCGAACAACTTCCGCACCGCGGCGCGAAACTCCTTCATTTCCGGTGTCTGGTGGAAATCTGCATCCACCCCGCCGCTGGGGAGATAGACGCGGGTCATGCCGTCCTCGGCGTGTCGTCGTCATCGTCCCCACGATCAAGGAACGTGTCGCAGACCCATTCGTGGATCAGCATGGCGCTTGCCACGGCGCACATCAGCTTCACCGGCCACAGGGCGTCGGCGATCAGGTCATAGGTTGAGTGCAAGCTGTCCTCCTTGTGCAACGTCGAATTGCGGTGTGGGGATTTGGTGTGGCTCGTCGAGCGTGATGTAGCCGGCGTCGATCGACATCTGGCGGGCACCATTCTCGAAGAACCGGTGGTAACCATAATCGTGACAGGCCACCCGTCCGTCGTAGAGACCGAAGTTCCCGTAGTGAATGTCCGCAAAGCTCTTCGGGATGATTCCGCCACGGGTGCGTGTTAGGGCTGCCTTGAAGTCGTACTCACACTGGAACACTTCCGTTCGCCGTTGGAGCAGAACGTTACCGTAGCTGTCGATCTCGACGCATGGGACGAACCAGTCCGAGATCGGCCAGTCCTTGACCTCCTGCCACACCAGCCACTCGGTCTGGTTGTTGAACGTCCTGCCGACATACTCCACCTTCGCGACCGTGGTGTGGTCGTTAAGGATAGAGTACACCCGACGCGACGCACCAGAGCCGAGACAGTCGCCGAAGAACAGTGTCAAAGCCGAGTTCTTGAGGTTGATGCTCTCGTCCCAGATGTTCCAGTTACTCATAGAAGCGTCCGTTCATGCTGGTGAGCAATGTGCGCCGCCCGTTCGCGTAGATCACGGTGTGGGTGGTGGCCCACGACGACAGGCCCTTGTTGTAGCCCATCTCCATGGCGCACACGCCGGAGCGATAGTTACCGCTGGTGATGCCCGGCGAGTGGACGTGACCGGTGTTCGACTTCGATCCCATCCGGACGAAAGCGTTGGGCGATGCCTTGGCACCGTTCGCTCCCAGATGGCCGTGCATCCCACACTCGATGCCGCACACCTTGAACGACGTGTCCTCCGGGTGGAAGATCAGGTCATCACTCGGCGCTCCGTTACGCTCCCACATGAGGCGACGGACCATCACTTCGAAGATCGGCGGTTCCTTGACGCCGGCTTGCAGGTACTCGCAAAACATCAACTCGGACTTGAGCCAGAAGATGTAGTTCGCAGGATCACGCTGCACGCCGGACTTGATACCGGTCTTCACCCACTTGGCGTAGGCATTGTCGTGGTTCGACTGGATGCTGACCGAGATCGTATCCGGGTGCTGGGTGGCTGTATAGAAATCAGCCACCAGTGCCAGATCGTCTTCCACCTTGTCCTTACCACTAAGGTACGTCGAGAGGATGAAGTGGTGGTCACCGACGTTGTGGTGGTTGCGCGTCGAGAAGTCGCAGGTGTCGTGATAGAACTCGAACTCCGGGGCAAGGAAACCCTTGACCGTGGATTCGTCGATCGTCGCCGTCCGGGTGACGGTATCGTATCCCCATGTCGCCATCGCGACCACCGGGTCCATCTTCTCGATATGGATGTCGGCGTAGGTGATGCCGGCGACGCGGATACCGTCTTCGACGCCGTTGGGAGTGATGTGGCAGTCGAGGTCGTAGAATGAACCATCTTCGAGTGATGTCGCCTGAATCTGGCGGCACCAGAACGTGCCATCCGGATCGAGCGCGACCAGCGTGGCACCGATGATGTGATCGAACTCGGCCTTGATGCCGGCCTTCTTGCGGACGTAGTTCGGCAGGGTAACCGCACCCGTCGTCATGATTTGCTTGGACAGTTCGTTCTTCATCGTCGGAACGGACTCAAGCTGGACCTTGACGTGAGGGAAGATGCCCCACTTATCCCGCGTGTAGGTCTGGAAGCCGGACAGTGGGGTCACCGCAGTCGGCAGCGTGTTCATCTCACCACAGAACACCAGCTTGTCGCCGATGTGTACCTGATTGTGGAGGATGTGCTTGTTGATGTCCTCGTGGAAATAGACACCCTCTGCGCGCTCGTCGTGGTTCTCGAACAGCTTCTTGTTGTAGGTGAAGCCTGAGACGATGATCTCGCAGTCCTCCAGCCACTCCGCATAGATGTTCAGGCAGTGCCAGAACTCCTTGTGGATTTGGGTGGCATCCTGCGCCGCGGTCAGGATGAAGTATCGCGTCACATCCAGCGGCGCGAACTTGATGGGAGGCGGGAGGCGATTGTGTTCGTACTTCAAGACGAAGCCGGGCTCTTCGACTTCGAGCGTCACCTGCTGCTTGGTTTTGGAAGCACGCTTGAGGTGATAGCGGATCGAGGACTCGTTGATACCGAGTACGCGAGCAGCGCCGCGGACACTACCCGCTTCGTCGATCGCCTTCTGGAGAATGATGAGGTCCATGTTAACCTTACTTGGAGAGAGGACCGGGGGCGAAGTCAGGGTGGCTGTAGGCGATGCCAGCCGAACCTGCCTTGTGACGCCAGTCCCAGATGAACCACGAGTAGTTGTGCCGCGGGCTGCCGGTCGATCCTTCGATCCAGCGTGGACGCTTGGTCACGACGATCTTCTTGTGGAAGGGTGGGAGACCAAACAAGTCCATTCGACCCTTCCCGCAGTCGAACTCGTTGCGGAGGAACATTGCAACCTGACCACGGACCGGCTTCATCAGCTTGATCGCGTGGCGTGCGAACTTCTCTGCCAGACCATCCGCGTACGGTGGGTTGGTGACGATCGCCCGGATGTTGGGATTGGGAAGATCGGTGCGGGCTAGGAAGTCCATGCCCGGTGTGCCGAAGCCCTGATTGTACAGATCGCTGGACAACGTTTCGTAGCCGTAATCCATGAGGCGCTTGGAGATGTCCCCCTTACCACACGCCGGCTCCCAGATCAGGTTCGACCCACCGTGCGGTGTGAAATGCTCCAGCAGACAGTCCACGTTCTCCGGAGGTGTCGGATAGAAGTCCGCCTCGATACGTTCGTAGCCGCTGTCTCCGATCATCGCGGAGTCCTTCATCGCCTTTTGGTAACCTTCGTCGATCGACTCGGCCTTGGCGGTTGCAATAGCGAGGTCATCAAGGCGCTGAGCCTCCATCATTTCCGGTGAGCCATAACCGTACACGCCGCGCGCTCTCATTTCGTTGTAACGACCTTCTCGATAGAGGTCGTCCGTCGCAGCCGAGCCAGTGAAATAATCTGGCATCACTCGTTTCCTTTCATTTCGACGACCTCAATGCCGGCCTCTCGGAAGATGGCACGGGTCTTGTTGAACGCGTCACCCCACCGCGTTTCGATGTCGGCGTCCGGGCGAGGCGTCACGACGCGAGTGATGCCGGCCTGCACGACAAAGACGGCGCATCGATCGCACGGGAGGAGCGAGCAGTAGAGCGTGCTGCCGTTCACGGAGCCGTGGGCGTTGAGGATGGCGTTCATCTCAGCGTGAACGATGCGGCTGTACTTGACCTCACGGTCCTCATAGAGAGCCGGGCTGTCGTCCATGCCACGGGGGAAGCCGTTGTAGCCGACGCTGGCGACTGTCTTGTCCGGGCGGACGATCACCGCCCCGACCTTCGTACTGGGGTCCTTGCTTGCCGTGGCGACGTACGCGGCCATGCCGAGATAGAACGTGTCCCACTTATCGGGCGGGGGCGTCTGTTGGTAGGAGGGGGACAATAGCTTGTCCCCCTGACGCTGACCGAAGAAATGGCACATCAGCCGTTGAGCCGATTCTTCGCTGCCTCATTGGCGATAGCCAGCTTCTGGTCGGCCGGCAGGCTGTTCAGGATCGCCTTCTCGATCTGTTCGAGACGGGAGACCAGAGCGCGCTCGCCGGGCGAGGTATCGCGGCTCTTGTCGGACTCCGCATACAGGCCGTCGATGAACGCGGCGAGATACTTGAGATCGCCGGGCGCATCGCCGCTACTGAACTCGGCAGTGATGGTTGCGCCGGAGGGAAGAATGGGATCGGTCAGGTGAACGGTGATGCTCATGTTGTCTCCTTATGCGGCCAGCTTGAAGCCGCGGTTGGCGTAGTTAAGGGGCACGAGGTTGCCGTCGTTCGCTTCGATCTCCGCGAACTTGTCGAGGAACTTGCGCTTGGCTTCGGCCGGCGACCAGACGCGGAAGTCAGGAACCAGTTCGTCCATGGTCACGCCCGGATGCTCGTTCTCGTTCGAGTAGGGATTGACCGGCTGACCAATCAGCTTGTCGCGCTCCATGAAGATCATCATGTTGTCCACCATGCGGACGACGGCGCGAACCTCCGGACCGACCGGTACGTCGAACTCGGACAGGATGCGTTCCATCAGGAGTTCTTCGGCCGGGTAATACTGATTCATCAGCACCTTGACCGGGCGCGGGAAGTCCTTGAGGTACGCTTCCGAAGCGTCGTGCATCAGACCGTACATGGCCGGGGAGGCGTGCCATGCCCAGTTGACTTCCGGGATCAGCACATCCCGGTTAAGGTTAACGATGTCGGCAACGTGGACGCAGTGCTGAGCGACCGAGTAGTCGCACGGATTACCGTACGCGTCTTCGATGATACCACCCCAGCGACGCTCCCCTGCAAGGATGTGGGCGATGAACTCGATATCCACATCGTTCGCTGGATGCTGGGGTTCGAGAGGCCAGAAGTATCGGCCCTTGGTGATCTGGATTGCGCCACTGAGATCGTAACCGGCCGTCAAGGCTCGGTTGTGGGCGATGGCTCGCTCCCACTGTTCGGGTGTGCGGATCATGTCAGGAGGCTCCGTTTGGGAGATTGACCGTTAGCGAGACTACCACTGAATGTCAAGCGAAACTAACGGTCAGAGGAGGCGCTTGCGCCCGTCGAAGAAGAAGTAGAAGACCGCCACGGTCCACACCAAGTTCGATAGGAGCATGGAGCCCGCGCCGACCACGGACCACATGTCGCTACGTTCCCAGAAGTATACCATCTCGATGATGTTGGTGGTCATGAAGACGAAGGTGGGGAGGAGACTCACCCCGCGGACGCAGCGATCCTCCATGATCTTCTTGACGTGCAACCAGCAGACGATCGAGCAGGCAAAGAAGCACAGGGATAGGGTGAACGATAGCGTCATGCGTGCCACCGGCCGTAGATGCAGTGTGCGACCTCGTGGCCGATCAACTCCGGTGCGTACTTCACCTGCGGGTTGACGATGTGAACAACGCAAATGTTGTGGTTGGGTCCTTTCAGCACCGACCATGCGAGGAGTTCGCCACCCTTGTTCTTGATGTCGTTTCGCGTCGTGGCCGGTGCCGCGGCGACAAGCTCCTGTTGGCTCTGGTGTTCGACGAACTCGATGTCCGGCGTCAGGTGGGTGAACCCCCGCTGCCCGAACTGGTAGCCATCAGCACTACCCTTCTCGCACGACGGCAGCATCAGCAGCGCAAGGACTGCACAGATCATCTTAGTCTTCATGGTTGTTGTCTTCCTCGTGTCGGCGCATCCTGAACAGGACAACGCGTTCGGTTGTTTCACCACTGTTAAGTATGGTGTCGGGTGAGCTTGATACTCCGATCGCTACTTCCATCTCGTGGACGAGACCGCAGTCGCAACACTTCATCAAGAAGCCGGGGAGGGGATGTAACCAATCCGACCATCCCTCATCATCAGGCTTCATGATTTCGAACTCAGTCGTCATACTCCTCCCGCTCCCTTGCCTCGTCTTCCCGGTACTCCCGGCGGAGAGCGTCTTGCTCATCGTTGTGATACTCGCAGAGACTAGACCAGTTCTCGGAGTCGTACTTCTCGACTGGTGAGCGGCACTTGCGGCAGATGCCGGCAGCCATCACGCCCCACTCTCATCACGGTACGGTCCCGATACGTCCAGCGACAGGATGGCGACATTCCGATCGAGCGCTGTCGAGGACATGGCGCAGGGTGTCTCGTTGGACGTGATGTACGTGATGATGGCAAGCGCCGACCTGCCCGTGTACCCGGTGCCGCGGGGATCATACTCCCGGAGCAGCATCCGATCCCCGATCTTGTACGGCCGATCGCGCATGTCTCGCATGTCGTGCTTCTTGGTGCCGGCGATCATGGGCTCGAAGAACCACGGCCACGACTTCACGTCGTAGTCGTATACAGGGGCTTTGGAAGCTGCCGGACCTTTGATTAGTTCGAAGGCACGTCGTTCCTCCTCAGGCGAATAATTACGGTAATAGTTCCACCCGAACTCATCGGTATAGATCGACGCTAAAGCACCAGCACTTGTTTTGGTAAGGCGCTCACCACAACGCCAAGCACCGTTAGGCTCGTCGCTTTTAGCCTCCACTATCGAACCGATTTGATAATTTTTCATCTTCACCCCATCTTCATTGTAGGCTCGACACCATCGACGGCCTGTTGGATCATTGCGATACGGTCAATCAGCGTCTGGATCGTCATTGCGTCCATGGTGCCATCGACCACGAGGTATTGCACAAGGATGTTGTGTTCGAGACCGATCCGGTGGGCGCGATCCTCGCACTGCTCCATGTCACCCGGCACCGACCAGAGTTCGAGGAAGACCACCACGGTAGCTTCCGTCAGGGTATGACCGACACCGCCTGCCTTTAGGTTCAGCAGCATGATGTTGCACTCAGGGTCAGGCTCTAGGCCCTTGTCCTTGTCTCCTTGGAAGCGGAGCTTGTCAGCCTCCACCTTCTTGGTAGTCATCCCACCGATGATTCGACCTGCCTGTGGAAACTTCTCGTACATGGCGGCGATCACGTCCTTATGGATCGCGAACACCAACACCTTCTCACCGGCATCAAGCAGGCGCTGGACGTGTTCCACCGCCATGGGGACCTTGGACAGCGCCAGATCGTGACGTGCTTCCGAGTAGGCCGCAAAGCCCGGCGTCAATTCCCCAGCGTCTAGGTCATCCATATCCGGGGCGTCGAAGCCCTGCGGCAGAATCTTAGCCATGGTGTCGAGCATAAGGCCGGGATCGACCTCCTCCAGCACCATCTTCTTCTTGTACTCGATACCGGTGTTCGCGGCGTCGAGCATAGCGAGTGCATCGGTGAACTTGTCGCGCTCGGTCTTAATCATCTTCTTCAACCCCTCCGCGGGGAGGAGAAGGACTTCACGAGTCTTGGGCGGTAGGTTCTTCAACACGTTCGACTTGAGCCGGCGGATCATGAACGTCTTGCGTAGGATCGCATTGAGTTCGTCGAGGTTGGACCCACCGGTTGCTTGCAGGCCGAAGCCAGTCATCACAGCGTCGCAATACTCGAAGGCAAAGTCATCCCAACTCTTACCGAGACCACCGGGATCGAAGTCCCGGATCATCGGCCACATGTCCTTGGGCTGCTTCATCATCGGTGTACCGGACAGCATCAGGCGATACTCGGCACGTAGACATGCAACCTTGACGACCTTCTCCGACCAGCGATCCTTGATCCGGGTGGGCTTTCGTACGAGCTTCTTGGACTGGAAATCGAACTTGTACTCACCGAATACGGCTTGCGTCCTCTTCGAGTCTCCATTTGACAGGTACTGTGCCTCGTCACACACCACGATATCCCAATGCTCCGCCCACAGCTTCTCTTTGTTGCGGGCTAGGATGTCGTAGTTGATAATAATGAAGTCGGTGTCGGGTAGATCGTTACCATAAGCGACACCCACGGTAAGGTTCTTGTCCGCCAGCCACTTCATCATCTCCTTCAACCAGTTCAGCTTGAGCGTCGCCGGGCAGATGATGATGCCGTTCTGGAGACCAAGGTGGTTGATGAGGCCGATCGCTTGGATCGTCTTCCCCAGACCGGGGCTGTCGGCAATCAGGGTGTCCCGACGCTCAGCGGCGTACAGGATACCAGCCTTTTGGTAGGGGAGGTAATCCAGAACCTCCCCCTTATGGTTAACAATGTGGGGACGTACGATGTCAGCATCGGCGAACATCGAATAGGAGGCAGACATAGCCTCCGCGTGTTCGTCCAGTTTAGACCGGAGCAGATCGTAGGCATCACCCGACGCCTGATCGACAAACGTCGCGGCGTTCTTCCAGTCGCTGGTCTGGTAACGGCGACGGCCGCGGTCGAAGATGAAGCCCGCCTCACGCAGCTTCGGCCAGTCCACCTCTCGCGCTTCGGCGATGAACCGGCCATCCTTTAGGTAAATGTGCATGGGGCTTGCGAATCACTCTGTGTGGTGTCAGAAGGGATAGGCCGCGCCGTGCGGTCCAAATCGTTTCACCGGCCCGATCTGTCTCACGACGCATGGGTGGCGCTGGCGATGAGGCTGCACGGCGCGGTACTAGCTTAGTGCTTCGACCAGTCCCCACACAGGTCCGCTCCTGCCCGGTTCAGGGCGTTGGCAATGATCTCTGCGTTCTTGGGGAACAACCCGCCGTCGCCGCTGTCATCGATCTCTCGTCCTGTTTGGGTGTCGATCACCACCCACCAACCCGAGTCATGCTCTCGTGCGACATAGCGGAACGTCTCGGTCGGAGCATCACTCCCAACGTCCGGGATGCCGACACGATAGTCCCGCATGTTCTTGCCGAACTGCATCAGCGCGTCGCCGTCGATCTCGATGTCGATCGACTCCATGCTGTCCGTGTTGTCGATCCGGGTGTGTGCCATGAAGCTCCGGGGATGCTCCGTGTAGCGCTTGGTATCTCCGACCGTCAGCAGCCCGTTGTCGGCCAAGGTGCTGAGGATCAGATCGAGGATCGTCGTCTTGCCGGTGGCTGCTTCGCCGACGACTGTGATGAGGAAATCGCTCATTGCTTTGGCTTCCTGAGAGTGATGACGGTCTTCTCGATCCCATCTTTCCACGATGAGTTGATCGACTGGACGAGCGGGTGATGGATGAGAAGGGAATGTACCTTGTCCATCACTTCCACCTCGTCCGGATCATCGGCATTGTTATGGATAACCATCACTGACCGATCTTCTTCTTCCAGCCGTGGAGGGTGGAGTAGTTGACATCGAGCAGCTTGCCCGCGGCGCGGACCGATCGACCTTCCAGCGCCGAAACGATCTCCGCCTCGGTGAAGAATTTACCACGCTTGGTGGTGAAGACGCGGATGGCGGAGTGGCTGCCGACAGTAACCGTGCCGGACGTGATGCTACCGCCGTGGATGGCGGTGGTATCAGGCAGCGAGCGCCAGTCCTCCAGCTTGGTATCACCCGCGATGACGATCCGCCCCGGCGTGACGGTTGCTTGGGCGTACTTGAGGATGGGTCGCGCTACTGTGTGACGCTCGTGAGGTCCACGCAGTTCGCCGGAAGCGTCGAAGATGCGCTCGTAACGGGCCTTACAGTCCATCAGGTAATCATCGGACTGCTGCTGCGTCAGGAGTTTAGCTCGGACGGCTGTCGCCGCGCCGATGGCATCGAAGCGCTCCCACGTCTGGCGGGTCGTCTCTTCGCTGAGGATGCCGATCTCGGCCGTATGCGATGAGAGCGCCGCGACACTGATCTTCGGCGCGGAGATAGCGGACGCGACGATCTTGTCGGCGCTGATGGTGGGACCTTCGAATGGAAAGTTGGTGGGGTTCTGCGGCTTGGGACGGAACCGCTGCCCGATCGAACGGAAGAAAGCCGAAAGGCTGGATGCGATGCTCATTTTTGTCTCCTGTGAGGCAGCCTGAATAACCATTTAGCTTGCAATGTCAAGCCAAAATCGCTATAGTGACAGTCTGGATAACAGTGAGCGGTGCATGACGGACGAGAGTATTGATTGGGACCCGGAAGACTGCCTGTGTCAGGGTAAGGTCCCCGAGGATAAGCGGATCGACTACATGCACCGCATACAGGACAAGAACGGGAAGTGGGTCTGGAAGACCTATCTCCGCTACCACCAGCACTGCCCGATCCACGGCTGCAACACAAGGATCGAAGATGCCCCGCGGACTTAGCCCCATCAAGTGCAACGAGATCGAGCGCTCGGAGACCATCCCGGACGAGTGCCTGTTCCTCAACGACACCCTTCATTTCTGTCCCGGCTGGGCTGGGGCATTGATCGACGATACCGACCCGGAATTTGAACGATGCCGCTGTGAAGGAATCCCCCGTGCTTGACCGTGAACAGATCACCTACGAACTGATGAACGATACCCGGCCGATCGGTCCGGATGGGTGCAGCAATCAGGATCGCATCCTGTATGTCGTTGAAGTCTTCGAGTGTGAGGTGATCGATCTCACTTCCACCTATGACTTCACCAACGCTGTGAGGTGTAAGGACACGTCGGTGGTAGAGGCCACAAAGCATCTAGCCCTGCTACAGTTGGACTACCACAGCAGACTCCACTATCACAATCACATCACAACCGACGAACTCAATTTCCACACGGCAACCCTGATCCTAGCCATCCAGCGGATCAACTGGCACCTCGATCACCTCAAGCGTGACGTGCCAACACCACCGTTCCCTTTCATTCATTAACCACGTTCCTCCTTAACTCCCTGTTGACAGCCTCCACCGACCCACTCTATGTGAGGTTATCGGAGACAGTCAGCAGGGAGTTTTCACATGGCTAACAAGCGCGCAAAGACACTGGACGACTCGCAGCTTGCCAAGCTGCTTCACCATATCGACGAGAACTCGATCCTTCCCGAGCGGGACAAGTTGATCGTTCTCCTGTCGTTCAAGGCCGGGCTCCGTGTCGCCGAGATCGCCAAGATCGATCTGGTCGCCATGCTCGACGCCGAAGGTAAGATCGCCAAGACGATCAACGTCTTCTCGGATGTCGGTAAGAAGCGTCGTGAGCGCTCGATCCCCATGCACCCTCTTCTTCGTAAGGCGATCGGCGACTTCCGCCTTGCCTTTCCTACCGCCACGTACCCGGCGATCTCCTCCCAGCCTTTCCGTTACATCCTGACGCGTGGTGGTCCCATCCCCGTGAACCCTCGTCTGCGTCGTATGTCGGTCACCGCCCTGACCAACTACTACTGGCGTCTGTTGGCGGAGGCAGGGTTCGAAGGCACCAGCAGCCACTCTGGCCGCCGCACATTCGGAACCAAGCTCGCCCGTGAGGCCAACCTTCATCACTGCTCTCTCCGTGACGTGCAGCGCCTGATGGGTCATGCCCGTCTCGACACCACCGAGCGTTACGTCGAGTTCTCCGAGGATGCCTTCGACCTTATTTCGGCAATCTAATTTTTCTCTTGACGGTTGCCGTGGAACTTCCTAGTGACCGAATCACCGAGCAACGAAAGGAGGCATCTCATGGAAACACAAGCAGCAGGCACCCCACGTCGTCGCAAGGCCGCTGAGCCCGTCCCGGCTCCGGCCAAGCGCCGCGGCAAGGCAGCCGACACCCAGACGCAGGCGGCAACACCTGCCTCTTCGCGTCGCAAGGCAGCGGAGACTCCGCCGGCCAAGCCGAACCGCCGGGCATCGAACAAGCAGCCCGACCCGATCGGCAAGCAGGCACAGGCTGCTGCCGCGGCCGAAGTCCAGAAGCCGGCTCCCCGGCGCAAGGGCAAGGTCGAGACCCAGCCGGCAGGTTCGGGGCGTGGTCGTGCCAACGGGCAGAAGCAGGCGGACATGTCGATGTCCGAAGCACTTCACCGTAGCCGGGCGCGTATGTCCGGGCGCGATCCTGACGAGGGCAAGCAGACGCAGGAAGCTGGCACGGCCGAGCGGCAGGATGCCGACACGTCTGGCAAGGCGGCGGGCAAGGAGACGCGTGGCGGCACCAAGGGCGTACTGATCTCGGTCATGCCCATGGTGACGCGTATCTCCCGTGCGCCGAAGCCGGAGGAGTATCCTTTCGGCGAACTGACCCCTGCGAAGAAGGTCAAGGGCGAGATCGTCGGGCCGTCGTTCTTCATCCCCGACGAGGACAAGGCCGACGATCGGCTGGCGTCGGGCCGCAAGCGCCACAAGGAGGCCGGCAAGGTCTTCTGGTCGCGTAAGACGACCGAGCGGGTCAACGGTGAAGGTCCGCTGGTCACCGGCCGCCGGGTCTGGCTCGCAGGCGGCGAATAACGCTTGCGAATCGGTTGGGAGGTGTCTAGGCATCTCCCACCCACATTTCTCCTCGCATCAGGCAGTATGACTGACACGAAGAAAAATGTGGATACCTCGAAGAAAGTTGTTGACAACAGTCACATCGTTCTGTAGATGCAACGACACACCCCGCCTGAGGGGCACAAGGTTCCGCAAGGAACCCCAAAGGAGGTAAGGCCACTTAACTCCGCCGGGCAACCGGAGATTTCAGGCAGGTGCAGTTAGGCTCGCGAGGGCTTCTTCTGGTGACAGGAGATAGGCTGCTGGTAGAATGAGGCCCGTAAGGGATAGGTGGAGGCCAACGGTGTTCACTAAACGTCGGGGTAGTACCCGAAGCTCTGCACTAACTACCAGTTGTTGATGACAAAGCACAAGGTTGAAGGTTCGAGACTTAGCGGTCGAGGGCGTCAATCAGTTGGTCAGGGGATTTAGAACCTCCTGAATCAACCGTTCTAGTAGTGCTTAGCGGCATGAGAGGACATGAGGCGACTAGCATTTCTGCGGTGGAAACATCATGGAAACTAGGTGATAGCTCGTCTCGGTGGCTTGGCAACTTAGCTTAGTGGTAAAGCAACAGACTCTTAATCTGTAGATCGCCGGTTCAACCCCGGTAGTCGCAACCAAAACGCAAAGATTGTCACGACTACGGAACTGAAAACGCCTAACGCCACGGAGCTAGTCTCAACGTGGTGCCCGCTAAGACCGCAAGTCGAGGAGGGTTTAGTAGATGAAGGTTCGTTGGGCCGCAAACCCTTAACGGCGTGAGAGCGTCGGCGGATTGGAAGCTGCTGAAAGGTCCGTAGTGTCGCCGCAACAGCCAGCGGCCCCGTGAGAACCGGGAAAAGTAGGCGGCGTTGATCTGGGACCGGGCTACCGCAAGGGGCTTGGTGGATAAGTCGGGAAGGTGGCTCGCAAGGCTGCTATAATCCGCACGAACGACGGATCGCAGACGGTGTAATCTCAACCCGTCGAGAATGTCTGGGTGGTATGTAGGTCGCAATGGTGACTGATGACCGGGATTCCTAGCCGGTAAACAACCGGTACATTCGTTTCACCCACAATGTGGGCAGTCATTGTCTCCCCTCTGGCTGTCCTCATTGTTGGTGATCCCGGACGTAAGTCCGGTAGTCAAGGGTGAGCCTCAGGGTTCACCAGCAGCCGTGCCGGAGCCCGGTTTATCGGTGACCCAAGCAATAATGGATGCGAGGACGCTAGGGGTCCGTTGAGTGTCCATACGGAGGTTCAAATCCTCCCGGCTTCATTTTCTTCTTGACAACCAGCAAGTAGTTGGTTATAGTTCGGCTTCAATTCAAGGATAAGTAGTTTCCGCCATGACAACCGTCATCAATAACAACCCCGCACCAATGATCGCCGCCGTCGCGGCGATTGTGATGGTGCGTGTCGATGACGGAGGCAGTGTAGGCTAAGCCCGCTACACTACCTGACACACCACGATTTTGGGCCTCAGAACATTCGTTCCGGGGCCTTTTCTTTGTCTTGGTGTAGCTCAGTTGGTAGAGCGCCTGCTTAGGGAGCAGGAGGCCGCAGGTTCGAGACCTGTCACCGAGACCATTCACTGCTTTGTCAGGGTGTGGCTCAGTCCGGTAGAGCGTGCCCCTCGGAAGGGTGAGGTCGCGGGTTCAAATCCCGCCGCCCTGACCAAGCAGTGATTTCAATACGCCAGTGTAGCTCAGTCTGGTAGAGCAGGAGGCTCATAACCTCAAGGTCGTTGGTTCAAATCCAACTATCTGGCACCAGTTTCCATGGGAGAACCCTTCCTCCCCCCTACGCCGCTGCGAAGCGCGAGGTCCGTCACGAATTGGTTGGCGGGATAAAGGTTTGGGGCGAATACGCCGGCTTAGCTCAGCGGGAGAGCAACCGCCTTGTAAGCGGTAGGTCCTCGGTTCAATCCCGAGAGCCGGCACCAGTTAGGACCCGGTATCCGTGAAGTCGGATGGTCCAAGCGATTAGTGTGCGGGCTTAGCTCAGCGGTAGAGCGGTCGTTTTACATGCGACTGGCCGGCGGTTCGATCCCGTCAGCCCGTACCATCCTCCGCCCCGGTAGCTCAGTGATAGAGCGCGCCGTTTCTACCGGCAGGGTCGGGGGTTCGAGTCCCTCTCGGGGCACCAGATAGAGGGCGGTGAAACGCCTGAAACGCAGGGGTTAGTCTCCCTGTAAGAGTGACACCAACGTGGACGCCTAGACCGGCAGATGAGTTGACGACTCGCGTACCGGTTCGAAGCGATGAGCAGCGGTGTCACTACCAGTTTCAACCGGCTACGGGGATGTAGCTCAGGGGTAGAGCGCCTGCCTTGCAAGTAGGATGCCGTGGGTTCGAATCCCACCTTCTCCACCAGCCGGTCGATTGCACGTAGCTTAATGGTAAAGCGTCCGGCTGTTAACCGGTCAGATGTAGGTTCAAATCCTACCGTGCGAGCCACTTGTTGTTCCGTAGCTCAGGGGTAGAGCGCCCGGCTGATAACCGGTAGGTCGGAGGTTCAAATCCTCCCGGAACAACCAACATGCCAAGGCCCGGAACTCTCTTGCACGAAATGCGAGAAAGTTCCGGGCCTTTCTGATTCCTGTTGACACGCTGGAAAGAATCGCTAACAGTCAGGGCCTCAGAAGTTCACAGCGAATCAACAACAGGAGACAGACTACATGAACAAGCTCATCATCGCCGCGGCCGTGGCCGTCTCGATGTTCACCGCCGGCTGCGGCAGCAATGCCGTCCCGCAGGACCAGTTCGCTCAGCAGGACGACCAGTGCTTGCAGGCGCAGAACCCGCAGGAGTGCAGCCAGTTCCGCGACGCCGGTGGTGACGTGTCGAAGTATCTGGTCGGCGGTCTGGGCGGCGCTGCGGCGGGCTACATGCTCGCCAAGATGATGACCCCGAGCGGTCCTCGCTACTACATGCAGCGCGATCCCAGCTACCACGGCCGCTTCGTGCCGATCGGACGCTACGACAACTCGTATCGCTATGTCACCCGGCCCAACTATCGTCCGTACTCGGTGCGCTATCGCCGGCCCATCACGTCCATGCCGACCACGCGTGTCGTGACGACCACCACTCGCAACGGTGGTCTGTTCGGCCGCAAGACCACGACGACCACGACCACGCGTCGTTCGAGCGGCTTCACTCGACCGTCCTATACCCGTCCGTCGTACTCGCGTCCTTCGTACTCGACGACCACGACCACCCGGTCGTACAGCAGCAGCCGCAGCCGTCGTCGTTAATCCCTCGAACTGGAGACGGCCATGACCGTTCTTTTCCTTTCGCTGATCCTCACAGCGATCGTTGCCATCTACCTCGCCATCAAGTTCGCGATCGGCAAGCTCGTCGCCGTGATCTTCGAACTCGTCGGCGAGATGCTGTCCAGTCTGGCTGAACTGGCCTTCGACTGATGCGTCGGCTGCTGACACTGGTCGGCAGCAGCTTCGCCACGGTGGCGGTGATCTATACGGTCATCGTCATCGTGGCAGCAGGCGCTTACGATCTGGCCGAAGGCAAGAACATCACAGACAGCTTGTGGTGGGCCTTCACGACAGCAACCACGACGGGATACGGCGACATGTACCCTGTCACATGGGTGGGTAGGTGTATCGCCCTCTTCCTCATGCACTTCGGTCCGGGGTTCGCCTTCCCTGTGATGACCGCTCTCATCACTGCCAAGCTGGTCGTGGATAGTGATGCGTTCACCCACGCCGAGCAAGAGCAGATCAAGGCTGACCTCGCGGCGATCCGCGAGATGATGGAGAAGCAACAATGATGCCGCCCATGGTGATTATCACCGATGCCCACGAGCGGTCGTGGCAGGACCACATGATTGCCGTCCCGCGTATAGGTGAGAGCATCACCATCCGCGATGAGAAGGGTAATGAAGTGGTCGGTGGAACCGTACACGACGTACACTGGGGCCTGCATACTATCGGTATGGTCTACCCTGTCGTGTCGGTGTGGTTGAAGGACCAGTAATGAACCACGACCCCACACCGTTCGAGGAGGTGCCGGACGCCCGTAAAGGTTACCGGACATTCTACTTCGAGTACGAGGGCGAGCCCTTGCAACTCATGACCTACGAGAGGGAGACCGGGCCGCACAGCCTGATCTCGTATCGTAATGGCTTCCGCAGCCGGGAGCGTGGCGGAATCGGTCTCACCTCGATTCCCGGAACCATGACGGTTGAGGGAGTGGTGACCATGCTCCGCATCTGCAAGCAGGAGCGAGAGATCGGCCGGCGTGAAGGCACCCTTACCGCTCAGCAAAAGATTCGAAACGCAATGGGGATGGCGTAGATGAATAACGAAGATCGGATGAACATCGAGTTCGCCTTGGCGCAGCTTCGACATCTCTACTCCCACATGGTCAATGGCACCTTCAACAACGTCGAGAGCCTTGCCAACGGCTTGCTGTCCCCTGAGATCAGCCGTCTCGAACGTCTGGTCCGCAAGAATCGTAGTTAACACCCGGTTAAGTATGTCTCCTTCTTGTGCGAATCGGTTTGTTCCCGTAACGAGGTCTTACCACTGAACGAGAAGGAGACACCATGAACAAGATTTTGATGATGGCAGCCATGCTGCTCGCCACCCCGTCCGTCGCCAGCGCCGCGGTTACCGTCACCAGCGTCGCCGCCCCGACCGACTATTCGACGACCAATGCCGACACGATCACCTACGACTTCGACGGCAAGACGCCGGTCAACACCGGTGGCGCGATCGTGACGCCGCCCTCCGTCGAGAACCAGCACGCGGTCCCGGTCGGCAGCGCCGGCAGCTATTATTCGGTCGGCCCCACCTTCAACGGTCCCGGCGAGGGCATCGGTTCGATCTTCTTCGACGTGATCGGCACCGGCATCTCGACGGTTTCCTTCCTCTGGGGCTCCGCGGATCATCACAACAGCCTCCAGTTCTTCGGCCTCGACGGCGCGACGGAATATGCGATCGGCGATCTGTTCACCGGCGCGGCGGTGGTCGCCCCGGCCGACCCCAACGGTGACTGGACCAGCGATCTGACGAACCGTCTGGTTACCTTCACCTTCACCGATGCCGATCAGGCGGTCAAGGGCGTGCGCCTCAACTCGACGGTCAACGGCTTCGAGATCGACAGCATGACCATCGGCGCGGTCCCCGAGCCGGCGACGTGGGCGATGATGATGGTCGGCTTCGCCATGGTCGGCGCGGCGTCCCGGATGCGTCGCCGCCACCGCGGATACGCGATGGTCTGATACGAACTGACATTTTCGAGCGAATGTGAAAAGCGGAGACTGAAAAAGTCTCCGCTTTTTCATTTTTATGTTGACACAGCCTATGTGGTTGTGTATAAGTCGCCTCACAGACGCAATCATGCGTCAAAAGGATTTCGAGTTAGTCATGATGTTCGATCGCAAACGGGATCGCCGAGAAGGCGAACGAGGGTTTACCCTCTAACCGGTGGCGTGCCTGAGCTTCCGGTGCTGATTTAGCGGACGGATAGCTCAGTAGGTAGAGCAGCGGATTCTTACTCCGAAGGTGCAGGGTTCAAGCCCCTGTCCGTCCTCCAAATCAGCACCGAGTTTTGTCACCCCATCGGCCCACGCCGGTGGGGTTTTTCGCGTCCGCTTCTCTCGGCTACGGATCGGTAGCTCAATTGGTAGAGCGGCGGGCTTTTAATCCGAGGGTTGTCGGTTCGAGACCGACCCGATCCACCAAATACATGGTTCCCGGCTTTGAGCCGGTGGTGATGATGCAGGCGTAGCCAAGCGGTCAAGGCAGGAGGCTTCCACCCTCCCAGCGTGGGTTCGATCCCCACCGCCCGCTCCATCACCATGGGGATGTAGCTCAGTTGGTAGAGCGCGGGATTGTCTATCCCGATGTCGCGGGTTCGAGCCCCGTCTTCCTCGCCATGGCGCGTTCGTCTAGCGGTCAAGGACACCTCCCTCTCAAGGAGGAGATCACGGGTTCAAATCCCGTACGCGCTACCAGTTTTATTTTGTGCTTTCAGCACGGTGCGTTCGTCTAGCGGTCAAGGACGCCTCCCTTTCAAGGAGGAGATCACGGGTTCAAATCCCGTACGCACTACCAGTTCACATTGATCCTCCACCGCTGGTATCTAGCGAGAGGGTCCACCAAGTTTGCCCCGGAAGCTCAACTGGACGAGCGCTCGCCTACGAAGCGAAGGGTTTCAGGTTCGACTCCTGAGCGGGGCACCAATGGCGACGTAGCTCAGCGGTAGAGCGGGAGGCTGAAAATCTCCGCGTCGGTGGTTCGATCCCACCCGTTGCCACCATCTTTTTCGTGTCGCACTGAAAATAGTTGTTGACATTCCACAAACACGGACATATACTGCGCTCAACATGACACAGACCCACACCTTGAGCCTAACCGGCACGCAGTGGCATTATTGCCAACTGCATACGAGTTCATCCCTCTAAGGGAGTGGTTCTGACGCGCCACTCCTATTCCAAGGAGGGTGGCGCTAAGGTGGCAAACCGGTTTCGAAAGCCGGGCCAACCGAAAGGTTGAGGGTTCGATTCCTTCACCCTCCGCCAAAGTTTCCCAGCGTCAGATACCTTCGGGTGTCTGGCGCTTTTTCGTTTTCGGGTCGGCTGGGCACGAGTGAGCCCAAGGGACTGTAAATCCCCCGTTAATTCTGTGAAGGCGCACATACCTTCCCGGCCCACCATTCTTAATCTCCAGATGGGAGTACACTTTTAAGGTTACGAGCTTAACGCGTCGGTGGCGGAACGGGATACGCAGCAGGCTCAGACCCTGTGGTCCGAAAGGAATTGAGGGTTCGACTCCCTCCCGGCGCACCAAGCTCGATGGGGATGTGGTGAAATGGTAAACGCAGCGGCTTGAGATGCTGCCGCCGAAAGGCTTGAGGGTTCAAGTCCCTCCGTCCCCACCATTCTAAGAAGGCCGGTGTAGCTCAGTGGTAGAGCGCCCCTCTCGTAAAGGGATGGTCGTCGGTTCAATCCCGACCTCCGGCTCCATTTTCAAATCCTAGCTTCCATGGGCTAGGTGTGACCGAGGCAGACTTGGATGATGTGCCCGGTTGTGATCCGGGATATAGCGGGTTCGAACCCCGCCGGTCACCCCTAGCCCATGGACATGTTCCGCGCTTTGCTGGCAGGTCCGGCCGCCACACTCTGAATGTGGAAAGATAGTGGTTCGAGTCCACGGCGCGGAACCAACTTTTTGTGGAGAACAAAATGAACTCCGACACTGTTATCGATCGACAACGGGTTATTGCCCGTTCGACTAACGGCAAGTCGCTTGACTTTGACTCTTGAAATCCCGGTTCGATGCCGGGACGGGCATCCAATATTTCTTGAATACGGAGCGTGCTGAGGTTGGCTCCTCGAACCGGTTGCTAACCGGTAGGCACCGCAAGGTACGAGGTTCGATGCCTCCACGTTCCGCCACACTGTGATCGACGCTTTGGCCGAGTGGTAAGGCTCCGGATTGCAACTCCGGTATCCCCGGTTCAATTCCGGGAGGCGTCTCCAGTGCATTTACCACCTTGGGGGTGTAGCTCAGTGGTAGAGCAGCGGCTTCCAATCCCGCGTGTCTGAGGTTCGATTCCTTACTCCCCTGCCAGCCTCCGCCGATGACGGCGTTGAGAAGAAGGTTTACGAAAAACCTTACATCACTGAAATTTTCAGTTGACACTTCCCCCGAATCGCCATAGACAGAGCCCACACCAAGCGAGGGTGTCGCCGGGTTTCCCCGCCGGGACCGGAGACTGCCTCGCGGCGCAGAATGGTGTAGGGGTCCACGCCCTTGACTGCCGGTCCCGAGGAGGACATCTGAGGTGCGCTATTTGGCGCGGTACTCAGGGGCGGCTAAATGGTGCGGGAGGGTTAGATGCCTCCCACTTTGTTTCCAGCCCCTGCGATCGTGGGGCGTGATCGTCGAATGGGGAGTTCCCGACCATGAAGCTGCGGTAGATGTGACCGGCTGAGCCGGAAGCGATGCAGGCGCTGCGCCGTTATATAGGAGGCGTAGTGCATTTTCCGATAGTCGCGAGAATAATCGCTACACTGAGTCGAACTCAGACTAGCTCCATCAGCCTCAAAGGCGCGGGAGCATACCCAAACTGATCTGACGATCCGGGTGGGGCCAGAGTGGTAGGACCAAGAGAGCCGGGAGATCATACCCGGAGTGCGGTGCCGAAGCCTGAGCCCCAACCGACATACATCACTCCCTATGTGGGGACACAGCAAGGCGGGGCAGAAACACCCTTCCATGTGGGTCTACACTGGGCCGGCAAGTCGGGAGTAGTGACCTTGACGAGCTTGGTGTCTCCTCATAGGGTGTGATGGTCACTTGTGATGTGGACAATGAGAACGGTGCCGGGGGTTCGACTCCCTGAGGTAAACGGTATCGTAAAAGTGGGCGGCGCGCGTGCCAATCATTCTCATTGTCCTCATCACCAGTGATGTGGACACTGAACATCTGAGCCGCCGAACCGGCATTAACCCCTAGTTGACATAGCTGGTTGGAACCAGTGGGGCAGATTTCCAGTTCAGTGTCCTCGTCACCAGTGATGGTGAGATGATCGTAATTCGGACGATCGGAACTTTGGCTCGGACACGGGGGCAGTACCCGTCGTCTCCACCATCGGCACAGGCACCGTTATCGCCTGTGAAGGGACCTAGCCCACTCACAGGGCCTGTGTCGTTGATGGGGACGAACTAGGATCGACGGGCAAGGCGAAGAGAAGACGCGATTAGGCATGGCTGACCTGTCCTCCGGGGCGAACAGGCCAAAGCATGTAAATGCGAACGACAACACTGTCGTGGAAATGCGCCTCGCGGCGTAATTCCTACCCGCCGATCGGAGCCAGTTCGCTGGTGAAGTAAGGCAAAAACTCCTGCTGGTTGACCCCGGCAGGCCGCGTGGGGAACCTGACGTTGGAACAGAACAGGCCACCACCTTTCAGGTGGGCGTTGGGCTCGGACCCCTTAGGTGAGGGTCCCTTGTCAGCCAAGAGGTTGCTGCCACCATGGAAGGGCATCGATTGAGGCTAAAACGGAGAATAATGTGGGGGAGTCATGACCTCTGCCAATATCCGGTACGTGCTTCGCACGGATAGTAAACCCAACGTCCTCTTGAGAGGTGGATGACATCGACTACGGCTAAGAGGATTGCGCGGTCCTCTGAACGGTAGCTTCCGGTCGTGTGGGAGGGGGCATGAGGTGTGGACAGCCTCCCACGAAGGGATACCTAATCACCCAACGGGTGTCCCATGAGCCGTCGCGGAATATTGCCGTAGTCGTTGTCATCCACCAGATTGCCGGGAGCAGGCTGTCTCCCTCATCTTCGATCCCGGCATAAGGCCCGGCGCTCCCATCTGGTGAGCGTCGGGCCTTTCTCGTTGTGGCGCTGATGGTTATTCATACTTGACACTGGCGGCAGTTTAGCTTAACCGTGCCTCACCAAATCGAGCAGGGTTAGCACATGACAACGATCGCATACCGCTCCGGCACACTCGCGGCCGATACGATGATCGCCTACAACACGATCACCAATGGTCACCGACCCAAGATCGCGAAGTGTGGTCGCTTCATGGTCGCTCTGGCCGGTAAGGCGTTCCTGCGTACGGCTCTCGAAACTTGGGCAGAGGAAGGCTGCCCGGAGGATGCCGTCCCCACTCTCCTAATGCAGAACGAGGACAACTTCACGGCGCTCATTATCGACGAGCAGGGCCAAGCCCACGAGTTCGATAGCGGGTTTCTTATCCCCATCTACGCCGATTACACCGCAATCGGTTCAGGGGCGATGCTGGCACTAGGCGCGATGGCTCATGGAGCCACAGCCGAAGAGGCCGTCCTTGCCGCCTCCTGTCACGATAAGAACTCAGGCGGCCCGGTGACCGCCCTCCACTACTCCACCCTCAACTAAGGTCACCATGCCAGCATATACGCAACTCATTCACGACCTGTTCGGCCGTGCCGAAGGGGCTGTGACCGTCGTCGGCGCGTCCGGCGAATCGTTCACCTCCGATGACCTGATGAAGGTAGGCCAGTTCGCTTCCAACACCGACGATCCGTGGGTCGATCTGGTCACCGATGTCGGCGAGGCAGTCGGCCTCTTCGTGGCAGGTAACCCTAACGCCGTCACGCCGCAACCGTCGTTCGATGTCGATGGTGGTATGGTCTACATGCTCGACGGCGACCCTGTTGCCGGTCAGCGGGTGGGCTTGCACCTGTGCCCCCTGTCGGTATTCCTCCATAACGGAAAGGTCGATCTCGAAGGTCTCAACTATTACGCTCCCGATCTTCTCGATCTGACGACGGCCGGGACGGCGCGTGAGATCACCCTGATGACCGGCCGACGCCGGGACGAAGCGCAGGGACGCTGGAAGGAAATCTCCTCGACCTTCGGCCAGTTCGAGACGGTGTTGCAGGATCACAAGGAAGGCCAGAAGGACGGCACCTGCTTCCTGCAAGGCAAATCGGCCGGCGGGGCTCGCAAGGCCGTCGCCATGATCGAGAACCACATCCTTGGGGTCGATCTCGATTCGGGCGCTCCCCTGTCGGACGTGATGGCGACGATCCAGAAACATGGGCTGGAGGCGGTGATCTACACCACCCACAGCCACCTCAAGGACACCAGCGTCATCAAACGCGACCACTTTCTCAAGTGGGCTGACTCGACGACGGTCGAAGAGGATGCGGTTAGGGATTACCTGATCCAGAAGAAGGGTGTCCTGCCGGAGATCGTCGAGGAACTGGCGATCGTCAACGAAGCGCACCACACCGAAGAGGGCATTGTCGTCCTCGTCCAGCACAAGCCGATGCCGAAGTTCCGGGCGGTGTTTCCGCTGACGGAGCCGTTTGTGTTCGCCAAGCGCGGCGGGTCTCAGCAGGACGCAATCGCCGAATGGAAAGAGCGCTACGCCGGCTTCTGTACCGATCTCGGCTTGTTCTTCGACGAGAAGTGCGTCGATCCTGCCCGCCTGTTCTACATGCCCCGACACGCTCCCAAGGACAAGACGTTCGGGTCGTGGCTGATCTTGGGTGATCCGCTCGATCTGGACAAGTTCGATCGCGTCAAGATGAAGCGGGGCAAGGACGGCAAGCGTCGTGCAGTTGGCTCGAACGCGTTCACCGAAGCTGGCACCGACGACGATGACGACGATCGCGAGCGGTACGTTACCAAGGACGGCTTCAACCTCAAGGGCTGGGCGATCAAGAACGCCAAGCGTTTTGAGGTCCAGACGATGATCGAGGAGTGTTGCGATAGTGACATGATCCGAGAGCCGCGTGGTGGTAAGCCCGGTACGCACATCGAATGTCCCTTCGAGGCCGAACACAGCGGCTTCGGCGGTGGTGGCACCTTCGTGGTCAACGCCTCCGACAACGCCGATGAAGGTCACGATGGAGGCTTCACCTTCGTCTGCGTCCACAACGCTTGCTCCGGCCGTGACCGTCTCGATTTCCTGTGCGAGATGATCGATCAGGAGATGATTACCGTCGATGATCTCAAGAGCAAGGACTACCTGCTCGAACTGGAAGAGGACGAGGAGGATGAAGAAGAGCCACAAAAGCCGCGAGCAAAAGCGGCAGAAGAAGCTCGACCGGCTCATCAATCGCGAGGTCGAACTGACACTGGAGAGATTTCGGCTCGACCGAAAGCTGACGAAGTGTCGGATGACGATTTCGGAGATGATGAGGACTCCATGCTGCGGGCGTTCAACCGTCGCTACGCGGTGATCCGAACGTCTGGTGGCGTGAAGATTCTGGTGGAGCCGCGGGCGTCCGATGACGATGTGGGCTTCGAGTCCCAAAATGACGTTGCGCTGTTCGAGAAGAACCGCATCGTCTGGATCACGGAAGGTAAGGCGACCAAGAAGCTGGAGGCGTTCAAGCTCTGGTTGGAATGGGAAAAACGTCGGACCTACCGCAACGTCGTATTCGCTCCCGGTAAATCCACACCGCGTGACACCTACAACCTATTCCGAGGATGGCCGATGGACCCGATCGAGACGAAGTGGACGGATATTCTGGAGAACAAGGACGAACCCGTCGCCGGTGACTGGTCGATGCTCCGCGGGCATCTATACGAGAACATCTGCGAGTCCAACGACGTGTACTTCCAGTGGTTCATGACGTGGTTGGCGATGCTCTTCCAGAAGCCCGATGGCAAGCCCGGCTCCACCGTTGTCGTCACCGGTGAGAAGGGTACGGGTAAGTCCACCCTGTTCGACTACATCAACCAGCTACTGGGTCGATGCGGGATCACCGTGTCGCAACGTAAGCAGATCGTCGGGCAGTTCAACGGCCACCTTGCGACGACCCTGCTGATGGTCTGCGAAGAAGCGTTCTGGGCTGCCGATCCGCAGGCAGAAGGCGTGTTGAAGGACATGATTACCAACAAGTCGGTGCTGATCGAAAAGAAGGGGTATGACCCCATTCAGTCGCTCAACTATACGCGGCTTGCGCTGATCTCGAACAACGAGTGGGTCGTCCCGGCTTCGCTCAAGGACGAGCGTCGCTTCTTCGTGCTGCGCTGCTCGTCGGCTCGTCGCGGTGACATCGTGTTCTTCGAGAAGATGCGAGACCAGATGGAGAAGAAGGGCGGTCTCGAAGCGCTCCTCTATGATCTCCTGCACTGGGAGCCGGTCGGCGGTACGTTCTCGTCGCTGTTCAATCCCCCAGTCACCCAGCATCTCCAGCAGCAGCAGATCGAATCTCTGTCCGGTGTGCAGAAGTTCATGCTCGAACTGGTCAAGGCAGGCGTCTACGAAACGCACGATGACAAGGTTACGCCGATCGAACTCAATACCGATCGCGAGACCATGGTCTATGCTGTCGATATGCGTGCTGCGGTGGAAGACTATGTGCGCTTCCGGTTCTCTTCGGACAAGGCGAAGACCAGTTACGATGACATCTCGACGGTGGTCCAAGACTGGTTCGGGGCCAAAGAAGTCAAGATGGCTACCGACTCAGGGTCGAACAAGAAGCGGACCTTCATCTTCCCGCCACTGTCCGAAGCCCGCGCAAAGCTCAAGGAGAGCAAAGGACTCGATATCGAGGCTATGTCCGAGGAGGCGGTCAAGGCAATCAAAATGCGTTGATCCCATCACCACGAGTCCAGCGCTGGGCGCTTGACAGACAGTCTGACTAACACCTATACCTCCCTCATCGCTTCGAATCACGGTTCGTTCCGGGTTCGTCTCGTATGAGGGAGGTTTTTATGCGTTAATTGAATGGGAGGCCGCCATCTCGGTCAGGATTTGTGCAGGTAAAGGTTTGTATTTAAGGGCCTCGTGAGGGTGGAAGTACCTCACGAGGCCCACACAGGGAGACAGAATATGCGCGTAGAGCAGGTCGAGCGGATCAACGGGGCCAAGGGCCTCATGAAGATGTGGGAGCCGGACGGCATCCCTTTCGAGAGGCAGGCGATCGAGCAAATTCGCAATATGGCCCGGATGCCTTTCGTGTTTAAGCATGTCGCTGTCATGCCGGATGCACATGCTGGTATTGGCTCCACGGTCGGTACGGTGTTCGCCACCAAGGGCGCGGTCGTCCCTGCGGCGGTCGGCGTTGACATCGGCTGCGGCATGATGGCGATCAAGACTACCCTCCGGGCCGATCAGCTTCCCGACAACCTGTTCGAGATGCGTGATGCGATCGAGCGCGCGGTTCCGCACGGCCGGGGCACGCAGCAGCAGATCAGCAGCGGTCGCGATCCGGGGTCGTGGGGTGGCGTGCCGGAGACCATCGAAAACCGCTGGTTCAACGGCAAGCCGACCTTCGGTGTCCCCTATCGTGTTACCGAGTTCAGTCTGGCCGAGCGCTATGATGCGATCCTCGCCAAGTATCCGAAGCTCAAAATGCACAAGTCGCCGGCCCACCAGTTGGGTACGCTCGGCACCGGCAACCACTTCATCGAGGTGTGTCTGGACGAGAACGACGACGTGTGGCTGATGCTGCACTCCGGATCGCGTGGTGTCGGCAACAAGATCGGCTCGTTCTTCATCGAGCGAGCCAAGGAGGACATGGCGCGTCGGCACATGCAGACCTTCCTCCCCGATCAGGACCTTGCGTTCCTGACGGAGGGTGATGTCATGTATGACGACTACATGGAAGGTGTGGGTCTCGGTCAGGACTATGCTCGCGAGAACCGCAACGCCATGATGGCCGCGGTCGTCAAGGCGCTCCAGACGCTGGTCGATCGCAACTACATCCCGCCGTTCGCGCTGACGGAAGTGGCGATCAACTGCCATCACAATTACGTCACCAAGGAGCAGCACTTCGGCGAGCCGGTGCTGGTGACCCGCAAGGGTGCCGTGCAGGCCCGTGAGGGCACCATGGGGATCATCCCCGGCTCGATGGCGACCGGCAGCTTCATCGTCCGCGGTCTCGGCAACTCGGAGTCGTTCTGCTCTTGCAGCCACGGCGCGGGGCGCGTGATGAGCCGGACGCAGGCCAAGAAGATGATCTCGCTGGAGGACCACGCCAAGGCGACCGCTGGCGTCGAGTGCCGCAAGGACGCCGATGTCATCGACGAGAGCCCGGCTGCGTACAAGAACATCGGGGCCGTGATGGCGGCGCAGTCCGATCTCGTCGAGATCGTCTACTCGCTCAAGCAGGTCGTCAACGTCAAGGGCTGATCCATGTACAACGGACATCTCGGCAATCGCCATGCCGACAACAATCCGAACCATCTGATCGAGCCGTTACGGGAACGTACGGCGGAGGAACGCACTCTCATGTCCATGCTCTGGCAGCGTGAATGTTAGATGCGTGACTTCCTCAATGCGATGCCGGGTGATGTCGATCAGCGGTCCAAGTCAGCCGCCCTGACGAAGCTCGATGAGCTTGTGATGTGGGCGAAGAGGAGCATCGATCGATGAGCTTGCTGCCAGACACCCGCGAAGAAGCGGAAATCCTTGTACCGGCATCGGCCCACGAACCGCTCAAGGCGGCGCTAATGATGCTGTATCAGAAGCATCCTAGCTACTTCCGTTTCACTCCCCGTTATCGCTCATCTCTTTGGGATGCCGAGTTCGTCCTGACCGAAGCCGGACAGGCGTTCTTGGCTGGGGAAATTATGAGGACGCTTGAACAATGATCGACGCCAGCCATATCATGCAGCATGGCGATTGTATTCGCTGTGGCGCTGGTGACTGGAACAGTGCTGGGCAGCTTTTGCTTTCCCATCCCTGCACAGTCACCGACGCCGAAGAATTGGCCTATCTGCGGTATTACCATGGAGAAGCCCAATCGGCTTTCGGCCCGGCCAGTGGTGATGTCGATGACATCATCGCCCAAGGGTACGAAGGCGTCGTGCCGCGGGGTTATGATCCGCGTCGTTTTGAGGAAGAGGACGAGGATTAAGTCGATGGGCGTAATCAGGTACTCAGGCTGGCTGACGCCGGCTCTGTGTCAACTCCACCCCGAAAAACTGTTCGTGTTCGGGGACAATCTGCGGGGGTTCGGGAAGGGTGGTCAAGCGATCATCCGCGATGAGCCCAACGCCTTCGGTGTCCCGACCAAGCGCAAGCCGTCGATGTCGCCGGGATCGTTCTTCAAGGACGATAGCGAAGCTGATCTCGACGAAGTTCTGGGGACGTTGGAGGAGCTTTGGCGGCACCTCAAGTCTGGTAAGACGATCGTCATTCCTGTGACGGACGATGGCAAGGTCAGCCTTGGTCTGGAACGGGCTGAGCTTCCGCAGCGAGCCCCTACTATCTACGAAGCTATCTGCCGGCACGTCGGTGAAATGTGTGACTCGTACGGAGCAGTGGATGCCAAAGACCTCGGGAAGCTCAATCGGAGGCCCAATTGAAATAGCCTCCGCAGACCCCGAAGTCATGACACTCCAAGCAATGATTAAGGGTCTGGAACACTTCAACAGCCGCAAGCTATCAATGCGACATCTGAAATTGCTGATGGCGGTAGAGTTGTGTATCAAGATTTCTGAGGGCAGGACGTTCCCAAGGGTTCAAGAAATTGCAGCTATTACCCGGCTCCAGCCAGAGGAGTTCGCACAAGACCTAGCCGATCTAGTTGAACTTCGTTACCTACACGAGATTACACCGACCTATGGTGCCATGATCTTGCGATATAAGCCCGGTTCAATGGGGGGAACTGTTCTTCGCAGGATACTGAACAGGAAGAAAGGGAAGCAGGGATGAGCGGACTACAGCGTAAGTTACGCCGACAGAGGAAACTTACCGATCACTATGTGGGTCCCGGTATGGGTGAAGGTGGTACTCCCTGTGCAAGGGTGATCCTCAAGATGAACCCCAAGACGGGCCAGATGCAGGAATATCACCTTACCAAAGGGTGGCGTGGTTAACCTGCTGGAAAGGTTGGAAGAAGAAAGGTTCCTGTTTCAGGAGCCTTTTTTCTTGCCTTTTAGACTTGCTTGGTCTATAATGCGCGATCTTTGCAGGTTCCGAGCCCTGCGCTCCCTGTAAGGATTCCGCAATGGGCTTCGTTTACGCAGCCATCTTTTTCAGCGCTATGGCGCTAATCACAGGCATCGTCGCCGTAGGTTCCGGTAAGCGCTGGGATTACGAGCCTGTAGACATCATTAAGGGTCAGCGCAATGCCCTTCTGTATGTCTGGGTGACATTCTCGACCATGTTCTCGCTCGCCCATACCATCGCCTGTATCCAGTACGCAGCTACTCCGGAATGGGGTGTCGGATACAGCATCCAAAAGTGGTTCTCCATTCACGCCGCTGTAGGTATCTTGCTCACCGCGGCGCACATCTACATTCATTTCACTCTCAAGCGTCGCGGCAGCGGCACCGAGAACCTTTGGGGTCCTGACCGTGTTTGACTTCACCTTCCTGCGTAACCCGCAGGTTCAGCATGAGATGTGGATCGCTGCCGGTGGTTCAATGCTTGTTCTCCTCCAGTCGATCCTCTCAGGGACCCGCCGTGTGTGGTGGCGTCTTATTCTATCGTGCCTGCTGGGCGGTGCCGGTGCTTCGCTTGCCGGACATGTGTTCGAAGGTTCTAAGTGGGTATACCCGATCTGCGGTGTTGCGGCGATCATGGCAGAGAACGTCATCTTCGGTCTGTTCAAGGCGTCGGAAGAGTTCAAGGACTCGCCGATCAAGGTTTTCGCCGACATGTGGCGGTTGGTCATGCCGACCTTCGGCCGTACTGCTGACAAGCCTTCGGACGCCGGCTCCGCTCCAGCAGCGGGCTAATTCCTTCACCAGTACGGCAAAGGCCGCGGCGATCACCGATCGCCGCGGCCTTTTTCGTTGACAAATCTTCCGGTGGACGTATGTCTGGATCATCGATCTACCACGGGAGGCTGACATAGCAGACGAATCACTACGCGAAGAGACGACACTGGATGAGGTCATCCATCGTATCGAGGAGGGCACCTTCTATTACGATTATGACTGGGCCATCGGTCCTGCTCTCCGGGCTCTTCGCCGGACGAGAGAGACGATCAAGGGTAGTGAGCCCCGTAGCGGTGAGTTCGACGAGCGTGCGGCACATCTCTTCACCGAGAACGGCCCCAAGCTCAGTTCGATGATTCGCACTGCCGGTCAGCTTGTGGCCGAGTTCGGTGGTCGCCGTGGCTGAGCGTTTCTTTTGCGCCGACCCCCATTTCAGCCACCGGGGCATGGTCATGTTCACGACGCCGGACGGTCGCCCGATCCGGCCGTGGGGTGCGCCTGTCGGCAAGCGTGGTATCGAGGAGGGCCTTATCACCGAAGCGGAGGTCATGGAGCGCGTCGCGGCCATGGACGAAGCGATGGTCGAGCGCTGGAACGCTGTCGTCGGTCCCAAGGACAAGGTGGAGGTGCTGGGCGACGTGTTCATCGGCCGTACGGCTCGTCACATCCTCGGCCGCCTCAATGGCCGTCTGCGTCTCCGTATGGGCAACCATGACATCTTCGTTCGCAAGAACAACGCCGACTACGCGGAGTATTTCGAGGAGATCACCGCGTACAAAGTGTTCGACGATCTGATCTGCTCACATATCCCGCTTCATCCGGCGTCGGTCAAGGAGCGCTGGAAGGCGAACGTCCACGGTCACCTGCACACCGATCGCGTCATGCAGACGATCAGGCACTCAGATTTTTCTAAGCATGGGCGCGGGAACTGGTCAACCGAGGAGATCGACCCGGCCTACTTGTGTGTCTCGATGGAACACATAGATTATACGCCGATCACGATGGAAGAGGTATACCGGCGCGTCGCCGAGCAGCAGGATCATGCCGCGGCGACGTGGGGATGGTCTCGTCCCGATCCTGTGAAAGGGAAACACTGATGTCCGACATTCCGCTCAAGACGCCTGCCGGCGACGTTCGCGATTTCCGCGAACGCCACGGCCTCGATCAGGCGCGGCTCGATCAGTTGCTGGGGTTCTCGTCGAAGGGCCGGGCGACGCGTCGCTGGGAAGCGGAAGGCGCACCGTTCTACGTGACGATCCTCATGACCTATGCCGATAAGTACGGGATCAAGGTCATGGCGGAGTTGGCGGATATGCACGCCAAGGAATTAGCCGACGCTTGACGCCGGCTTATTTGCCGGCTAGGTAGATCGCGGAAGGTGCCTCCCGCATGTTCCGTTCGGTGGCTGAGCCCCGTACCAGCGATGGTGCGGGGCTCAGTTCGTTTCAGTCGTTCACCAGCATCATGAAGCGAGTGACGATGGCGCGGAAATAGACCTGCCTACCCACGTCCGCATCGTCGTCCAGCCAGCGGGAAAGGGTCTGGTCCCAGTATTCCCCGCGGATGTCGTGATACGTCTCGTGGAGGGATTCGTACTCCTCGCCAAGAAGGTGGTACAGGCAGACCCTCAGGCTGAGGGCTTGGCCGTAGTGTGGGTGCTGGTGATCGAAGAGCGCCCTCATCAGATTTCGCCGTGTCCGCGGAGCCAGATCGACATCGGTGGCAGCGCATTGCCGGCGATAAGCGTACGGAACTCGATCGGCTGTCCGGTCACCAGCAGTTCGGCGATCTGCGATCGTTCCGCTTCCGTGGCCGTCCACTGCGACAGGTAGGCAGGATAGATGGCGTCCCCTGACGGCAGGTCGTCTTGGATGATGCGTGCGGCCGGCTCGACCAGCATCTCGCCGGTTGCTCCGACCCGGCGGATCGCCAGACTGCCACAGTCCTCTTCCGACCAGTCGGAAGGCTTGCCCATGAAGAAGTAAGAGGCCGGTGCGTCGGGGTGCGGGCCGATGTCGTTGGGAGTCATGTCAGTCCTTCGGTGTTGTGAGAACTTGTAGGTTCGTGATGATGGGATCGGTTGGCGTTCCTTCGAGGAAAGCGAAGACCGGGTTATGTCCGAACGCTTCGTCAGCATACCTACGAAGGTGGCTCTCGAAGTGCTGGAAGCGATCGATCAGGGGCTCCAGCTTCTGGAGCGTGATGTTGGCCCGGACGGTAATTTCCTCGACCAGATAGAGTTCACCTTCGTGCATGATGACACCACCTTTCGCTACTGGTACGTCAATGTGCATGTCATCTCCTTAGGATGCGCCAAAAACGGCGTAGGATGCCCGTAGGGCGGTTTTCAGACTGTGTGGGGTGTGGTGCGTCGTCCTTATCCTCTTCCACGTCGTAGCGACCGTCTGCGAGCCGTTTCACCACTGGCTTGCCGCCGGATTCTACGATCCGGCGATGTTTGCTCGCTAGGCGTGACAGTTCGTCGTACCCGCCAACGCGTCGAGCGGCGTCACCTACCTTCCTCTGCTGAGCTACAGAGAGGACCATCATACCGGAGAGACGAACAGCCGGTGTTCGCAGATGTCGATGTTAAGGCCCATCTTGCCTCGCCAGACGTTGACGGCTTCCTGATAGGTCTCGAACGGTCCGTACTGCTCGTACGTCCTGTTGTCGATCTCCCGAAACGTGGTGTCCTTGAAGACGCCACCATAGACGATATACATGGGCTCAACAGACATGGTGAGGTATCCTTTCCACCCTGACAATCTCGATGCCGGGGTAACATTTACGGAAGATTTGCTCTTGACGGGGACCCGCGGCGAAGAGCTTAAAAGGCAAAGGAGGAGGCGCGACCGCCAGAGAGTCGATCATATCCTCCAGAGCCAATCGATCGAGGACGGTAGCTGGGGAGGGGCTGGGCTTGGTAGAGACGACGCCATGCGTCGGCATCCCAGTCGCTCCGCTCGCCTTTGAGGGCTGCAACCTGTTCGGGTGTGAGGTCGGGCCAGAGACGGTTGCCGGCTCCGATCGCGTCGAGATCGATTTCGATCTCATTCTCTTCGCGAAGTCCGCGATAGTGGTCGTAATCGACAGCATCCATCCTCCATTGGATACCCCGCCAAGCGACGGAGGAATAGTGAGCATCATTAAGACGACGAAAGGTGGCGTCATCAATGATGAGAGATACCCTCGCCTTGCGGCGGATGCCGCGATAGGTCATGCTCTCGGTGACCTCGATCTCCTTGAAGTAGAGGCACAGGTCCTCCAGCCGGGCGATCTTTGGCGTCGCTGGTAACCACGGGCCGATGTCCATGATCGCCATGGCGGCGATGGCCGAGTCCTTGGTTAAGGTTAAACGGGCGACCTCCTCACGGAGCCTGCGACGCTGGTTGCGGCCGAAGCGCTTGCTCATGACAGGATCATACCCTTGGTGAAGGTATCGAACACCGATCCCAGTGGCGTGGTCTGGAGTTCCTTGCGGACTTCCGCGACGGCGCGGGCCATGTTCTTCGGGAAGGTGCAGGTCGGCCGACCACTGGTGTCGCTGACCTTGATGTCGATACCCGCCTCCACCAGAGCCCGGATCAGCGTCTTGTCCATCTCTAGTTTCTTGGCGTACATGCTATCGATGTCAGCCATGAGTTTGTCGATCGTCAGTGGTTCGCTGGGCTGTTGCTGGGTGGTCGAGATGCCGATGGCGTCGAGGACCTTCTTGTCATGACGCCGCGCGATCCTCTCACGAATCTCGTCTTCGATCGGCTTGAGACGGACGTGGAAGTTGTCCCGGTCGATCGGAATGTAGTCGATCTTGACCTCTTGCTGCGGACGCGCCGTGCGATCGAGATGCTGTCGAAAACCGTCATGGACTGATTCGAATACCGAAATGGGCTTGGTGTCTTCGGAGGAAATACCCTTGATACAGGCAAGTGGCTCCCCCTTTTCAGAGAAGAAGCCGATCGTGTCCTCCGGCCAGCCCGGCGGGGAAAACAGTGGGAAATCGTTGGTGTCCATGCCGCGGTGTTAGCTAGACTACCTCACGGTGTCAAGCAAAATAACAGTCACCAGATGCAGCCGATCCCGCAGCTACCTACGACCGCAAGCAAGCCGACCAGCCCGACGATCACCCGGAGGCGTATCTGGCTGGCCGGCTGGGGCATTAGACGGTCAGTTCCGGGATGATCGGCCACGTCGGCGTGAAACGACCTTCCTTGTCGAGCAACTTGGTGATCTCGGGGACCAGCGCGTCGGCGACACCGCTCTCGTGTAGAAGCACCGCAGCGTCGTCAGATTCGTAGGCGAGCGGGTTGCCCTGTGTAACGATCGTCGCCATGGTCGAAAGCTGGTTGCGGGTCTTCTCCAGCATCTCGGTCAGTTCGGTGATCCGCTTCTCGTACCACTGGCCGATCCGAGCGCATTGAGGCTCCAGCGATACCGGGTCGATTGCCCACCTGACGAGACCGGGTGTCAGGTAGCCGTCACGAGCCACAAGCGCCTGATACAGTCGCTCCAGTACCGCCTCATGCTCTTCCTCGACGATGAGCTTAACCTGTAACCATTTCGGCTCCGAGGTGCGATAATCGACATAGGCGCGATCGATGCGCTTGGGGAGGGTGATCGAGTCGCTACGCTCCGGCATGGGCGTGATCCAGTCCACGAGCTTGTAGGCGTCCGAGCGCGACTTGACGAACAGCGACAGGTCGGGTCCGTGCGAGACGAGTTCGCCAGTGACGAGTGATGCCCACCCGCCGCTGATGCCGACGCCGCGGGCGTTGACGTAGATGGCGTCTTCGATCATGCGACCAACTCCTCGCGGCCGACCGCGGCCTGCTCGACGATGCTCTTGATCCGGGCGTGTACCTCGTCGTAGGTCGCCCCAGACTCGAACATGTGCTTGGCCTCGTGACCGAGAACATCCTTGACGCTGAACAGGTCCTCGACGAGGGCGTGTTCACGGTGTTCCTTGGGATGGGCTCCCCCGACATCGAAGCCGGCCACCGAGCCCATCACCATCGCCATGCGCTGGGCGGTGGTGACGCCGAGCTTTTCGTTGAGGCGTCGTACGCGCTGCTCGTTGGTCTCACCCGTCGCCAGCGGGTACTTCACCATGTCGGCCGGGTAGTAGCCCCGCTCGCCGCGCTTGATGACGACCAGTACATCATCCTCCATGATCGACTTGGCGAAGCAAAGCTCCGGCAGCGCATCTACGTTCTTGGCGTACTGGTTCGAGTTGAACTTGTGCTTCTTCATGAACGGGTCTCCCTCCGAGTCGTTGTTGATGAAGGTGGTGTAGGACGATTCTTCCGGTTCGTCAAGCGGCGTTGTGGGCTTCGATATCGTTGGCAAGCCGTGTGCGAAGAACCCAGAACAGGTCCTTCTTGTGTTCCCTCACCTCGATCGACGCTGGTAGCGTGACGCCCCGACTCCACTCAAGGCCGTCGTAGGTGTTCAGAAGCTCGTTCACGGCCGCTGATCCGTCAGCGTCGTCAGGACGGCTTGCTGCCTTGCCGATCGATCCCCGAAGTCCCCAGTATTCGACCAACTCGTCGTCGGTCTTCTTGGTGCGCCCGTGCAATATCAGCAGGCGCTCGACTTTCTTGTGACCCACCTCACCCGCCTTGATAGCGTGATGAACATCGATCAGGCAGCTAACTGAGCGTGCCATCAGCGTCCCCTCCCCGCGACCGGCTGGATGTCGCCTTCCGGCGTCCACGACCAGTTCTTGCCGCCCTCGATCCAGATGTGCGACATCTTGCCTCCTGTAACCCTGACCAGAACATTACCGGCCAGATCACCGTCGCGATCGTAGCGGTTGTAAATGTAGAAGTCGAAGATGCCGTCGCCTTCCTTCGTCAACGGTACGCCTTGCCGGAAAGCGTCAGTATAGGCATCGGAGCAGTCGTACAGGTCAACGTCGTTGAGGTCGCCCCGCGTACCGGCCGTGATGAGCATGTTGAGGCTACGCGGCAAGCTGCTGTCTTCGGTATTGATGCTCATCCGAAGCTCCAGACGGACACCTGCCGGGCTGGTGATCGCCTTGGTCTGGGTGTCGTGCCCGCGGAACGCCACGTCCTTGATGATCGCCCACTCCGCCGGTGTCGGCTTGAACGAACACAGACGCAGGACGCCGCCCTCTTCGATCAGCATCCCATACGGGGTCTGCCAGATGTAGGAACCGTCGTCCTGCTTCTCGACATCCGAGAGCCGCCAGCCTTCGATGCCAGCCGTGCTGGCGTCGGCGGAAAACTGGAGGTTGGAATGGATCAGCGAGTTGTTGCGGATCGCGACGAAGCGGTCGTAGTTTGCCTTGGTGATTGCCATTTGTCTGTCTCCCTCGATAACGAATCACCGGTAGGATGAATCTTCCGGTGAGTCAACTGCCTCTGGATCGACCAACGGCCCGTCGCCGTACACTATTACCATGTCCGGGTGGTGCCGAATGATGGTCCGCCCGGTGTAGGTATCGACTTTCAGTATCTCCAGCCCATCAGGGTTGCAGACCACCATGCTCGCGACCCCGCTGTACGGCCTACGCGCCGCGGCGCAATATGCGGCGAGGTCCTGCCACCAGCGTTTGAGAGGCATTTCAATCCTCATCGATCGAGTCCATCGAATAGCTGTCGGCGTCCCGATCCCGGCCCCACCGACGCGCCCGGTCTTCGGCGTTACGCTGCTGCCGATCGCGAAGCCGGCGGTTCTCGGTCACCCGGCGTTCGGTACGCCCCGATCGAATGATGTCGCGATAGGTCTGCCGGGTGCTGGTCGTCTCGCGAGAGCGGTAGCGCTGAGCCGACGCCGGCTCTACCGTAGCTGCGACAATACCGGTAATCACCGAAGCGCTCAGAATACTTTCGACGATCTTGTTCATCCGTACCTCCTGTTCCATTTGTCACATTTCTTGGCTGCGTACATCTTCACCATGTGTTCCAACTCCGACATCGTGGCGTTGGGATACTGGCGGCGAATGAGATCGATGCAGTTGACCATGACATCGATAGCTTCCCCGAAGATACCATCCTCGCCCGGATCGTCCGCGGTGATCTCCTCTTCCAGTTCGGTTACCTCTCCCTTGAGGTAATCCAAGATGTCAGCGTCGGTACGCCCGTTCTGGATCGCATCGGAATAGCCGGCGACAAGAGCCACCACGCCCATTCCAAACTCGATCTCCACGTCGTTTACTGTCATACGTCTCCTTTCAAAATCCATAATTGTCGGCACAGATCGGACCCATCATCCGATCGACGGACTCACCCTTGGTGAGCTTGCGTCCGCAGATCGAGCAGGTGCCCGTCCGCTGGCCGTATGCCTTGGCTGCTGCGCCGGGATCGGAGGCTGCTGCGATGATGCGCGCCTCCTGTTCCGGGGTGCAGGAACGCACGCGCATGAACTTCCCGCCCATGACCTTGCCGAGATATTCCCCCGACTCGATCTCCTTGACGTAGATCGCACCAGCGTTGCTGCCCGTGGCAGGTGCAAGCGAGAAGTGAAAGGTATCAAGCCTCAGCTTGGGCTTCTTGACGCCACGCTCCAGTGCATGGGCGAACGCCGTCTCGATGACCGACACGTCGATGACGGGGGCGCTACGGGCCGCAACCGCTCTCTCAGCCTTATCGGTCGCGATGCGTTCGTCGCGCAAGGCGTCCTGCGTCATGCACTTACGGACTGCTTCAAGCTGACGCTCGGTAAGGTAGCCGTATTTCGTGGCCGCTTCCAGCATCGACTTGGCGAAACCGAATGTCGGCGTGCGATCGATCATCCACCGTAGCTCAGACTCATGATCCTTCATGAAAGCAGCAAACGCGAGCCGCTTCTTCTGCGCTGCGGCGTCACGGGCAGAGGCACGGACTTCCGGTGCCGTCTTGTAGCCGATCTTGCCCTTGCCCTTGCAGGCGAAGCACTGGCCGGAGAAGGTGTATCCCCGGACGAAACGGCCGGTTCCGCGGCACTTCTTGCACGTCTCATAGTGAAGCTGGTCGAGCAGCGCCGGATCGGTCGCCGGATCATAACCGGGCTTGGTCTCACCAGACAGGCCGAAGTCTTCGCGAAACACTGCGAGCATGTGCGCTTCGGTGCCGAACATTTCGAGATCGAGGTCGTCGTTCAGGTCGTCGTGAGCTTTGTTACCGCAGGTGTTGCACATCGTCTGTCTCCCGATTCGCGTTGTTGAATTGGGGATAGGACGAATCTTCCTGTTCGTCAACAGGGCAAATAAAAAGGGAGCCCGGAGGCTCCCCTTTCACCGGCTTAGCCGAACAGGTGGTTGAATTGCGTGATCGCGATCGGGACGCCCTCGTAGAGCATCTTGCCGGCGATATAGAAGATCAGCACGACACCGATCCATGCGATCCACGAGTAGCGCTCGATCAGCTTCGAGACGCCCTTGGCGGCGACCGCCATCAGGACGATCGAGAGCATCAGGCCGAACACCATGACCGGGACGTTGTGGGCAGCGCCAGCGACGGCGACCACGTTGTCCAAGCTCATCGAGAAATCGGCCACGGCAATAGCCCAGATCGCGGAAGCGAACGTGCCAGTGACCGCCACCTTCTCGGTCGAGCCATCGGCCTTGTGGTTGTCCAGCAGATCGCGTGTCAGCTTGACGCCGATATAGGCCAGCAGCAAAGCACCGATGACGAGGATGCCGGGAATCTTGAGGACGTAGATGGCGAGCGCCGACAGGACGACCCGCATGATGACCGCGGCGAGCGTGCCGAAGATCAGCGCCTTGTTGCGTTGATGGGCCGGCAGGGATGCCGTCAGCGCGCCGATGATGACGGCGTTGTCGCCGGACAGCACGATATCGAGCATGATGATCTGGAGCAGGACCCACGGGTCGCTCACGACCTGATTGATGAAGTCCGCGATCAAAGCTCATACTCCCGGAGCGGAAGCCGCAGCTTCATGCAGATTTCGCGGGCGACCGCCTTCTCCACATCGGCGAACTCGTTGTCCGCGTTGGCGACGGCGAGGACGGCGAGCATGATGATGTCAGCCTGATCGGTGCCGGCCGCTTCCTCGATATTCGCCAGCAGGTTGCGCTTGCCGGCGACCTTGCTGAACGCGAGTTCATCGACGGCTGCATCGATTGCGCCAGCGATCTCGGCCATCTTGAAGCCGGGGAGCTTGCGCTGCACGACCTTCTGGAGCATTTCCTTCTCCGCGTCGGAGAAGTTGTCGTCCGCCGCGGCGATCAGGTACGACGCTTGGCAGACGCGGACCAGCGTCGGCTTGGACGTGATGCGGCCGAGTGCCTTGTCGGCGTCGGCCATGAGGGTCTTACCCAGACCCATGAGTTTTCCGAACATGTATTCTTGTCTCCCGCTAAGGCGGCGGGGATGTCCCCGCCGCCTCCGTGTGGTGGTTGAAGCCGATGATTAGTCGGCGATGGCCTTGGTGATGAGTTCCAGCGGCTCCAGATTGTCCGCGTCGGCCACCGACACGACATCCACGATGTCGAACTTGCCGGTGAGCTTGTCGTCGAGGTGGTCGAGGAAGCGGCGCGCATCGGGATCGTCGCCGACCTGAATGAACAGGAAGGTCAGTTCATCGTCGGCCGACAGCGCGTTCGAGGCATCCGTGATCGTCTTGACGACGAGATCGGGATTGTCCGGAGCGCCGTCCGTGTAGATCACGGCGACCGTCTTCTTGCCGGTACGCTTCTGCTTGTCGATGACGACCTGCAACGCAGGGGCCAGCGGGGTCGAGCCGCGCGGACCACGGCGAGCGAACAGCGCCGGCACCGCGGCACCGGTCACGCCCTCCTCGACATCGACGCCGGGGCCGAACGCCACCACGTCGATACCATCGGCATCGAACTTCTCCAGCGCGAACGCGAGGCCGGTGACCGACTCCTGCTGTTCCTGCCAGCGCGTCTTGCCGGGGAAACGCAGCGAGGGGTTGTTCATCGAACCCGACGCGTCGATCAGCGCAAGAAAGTCGAACTCGGAAGCGGTTTCCGGGGTAAGTGCAGTCATGATGTCTCCTTTTCGGTGTGTCTCGTTGTCGAGAACTGCGGTCTAGGGCGATTCGCGGGGTTAGTCAAGCTCTACATCGTGTAATGATATTGGTTAGAGCTTGTTAACTACGTTTTTCATTCGGTGGGTGCTTTTACCTCCGCATAGCACGCTGCGGTCATTACAGGCTGGGCCGGCTGGGTCACAAACCAATGCTCAGCCATCCACTTATGGATAGGGAAGCCAAGTTCGAGACCCTGCCCCAGCGACCACAAGACGCCGAACTCCGTGTTCTCCTTGCAAAGGACCGCATCGCGCCAGTATTCGAGCCGGATATACGGAGCAAGCAAGCCAACGAGAACATGACCCTTCCCGTTCGCGTAGCTTTCATACAGGTGGGCATCGTGCGGCCAGTGCAGGTTTGTTTCCTCCGACCACTCGCGGGCAGCCGCAATTTCGAGATTTTCTCCGTCCTCGACGTGTCCTGAAACGAAACACCATGTCCCCAACTTGGGCTCGATGCCGCGTCGGGCGATGGCAAGGCCGGTACGCTGGTGCCCGTCTTTGAAGGTATGCGTCACCGGCTGGAGGCACACCACGACAGGCAGCGGGTTAACCCAAGTCTCATGTCCGTTTTCACAGACAAAGGGATGGGTGCCGGTGGCGCTTGCGACTGGCTTGCCACAGCGCTGGCAGAAAGCTGGTGTCATCTTAGTCCTTCCATTTTGATTGTGAGCGATCGGCTTTGTATTCGGTATAGCGTGTCCCGAGCTTGGGATCGCCGCGATAGTGGGGTGGGATCATCACCACACTGACGTTCTTGTATCGACGGTGAACGAAGAAGCGGGGATGGGCTCGGACAAAATGCTGCTCCCTTTTCGGCCCCGTTCCGTCTCCTCGTGTCACGTTGATCCTCGTAGAGTCCACGTTCAAGCGGATGACATGGTGAGGATGAAATAACGGTTTGCCTCTTTTCTTTCTAGCTCTGTTGATCTTAGACTGATCTACCGATCGAAGGCTTACAAGTTTCGGACTATTTATGAGAGCTAGTAGGGAGAAAAGAATAGGTTTGAAGGCCGCCATCAATGGAGCGACTGATGCCGCTTCCAAAATAGGATCACCCTTACCCAGACGATCTACTAACCAAGCCGGTACTTGCTTGGTAAGGCTCGGATTGGCGAACAGACGCGAGGCTAACTCTTCACGGGGTGAGAAAGGAGTCATACGGTAAGACGGAAGATCATAGGCACACGTCAAGACCAGCGGCTCTTCATCCTTTCTGTCTTCGATGACAAGCATACCGATCCCGCCAGTGGTGTTGCCGTCGCGAGAGGCTTGGAACAGGAAACCGAACCGCTTCCAATCCCCAGTGTCCACCTCTATCCAAGTATCATTGTCCGGCCAGCAGACAAACGGTGCGATCCTCTCGATCTGTCCCTTGTCATTCTCCACCAAGTCCATCGCCATGTCATAAACATCACGATGAAATCGCAAGACACGACTATTGAACATCAGTTCACGGAACTGCTCGTTGCTCTCGGTCAACTTGTCGATCAGGATCATCGCCGCGCTATCCGCCATGCCGTCGAGATCGATACACCAAATCGACGACCGATCTCTTTGAGCGTTGTCGTCGAGTTCAGGTACAAGTCCTTGATCCGCCGATTGCGCTCTTGCCGAGTGATGGGCGGAGGCGGTGGTGGGCTCGGCACCGGGCGGGTACGTCGAGCGGCTTCCATCCGGGCGACGTTAGCCTCGCGTTTCAGCTTGTCGGCGGCTTGGCCGCGTTGCGACAAGATGATCTCGCGTGCCTTGTCGGGCGTGACGTTGAACCGGCCCGCGGTCTCGACGAGGGGATGCGTCAGGTAGAACTTGGCAAGCTCCCGTCGCCGTTCAGCCGTCATACGCTTTGGGTCTGGCGGCGTTGGTGGGGGCGGCGCTGGAGCCAGCATCAGGGAGACAGGTTGGACGGGGAGCGGTGGGAGTGATGTCACCACCGGTGCTGTCGGTTCCGGTATCTCTCGGATGATGCGGCGAAGGCGGGCGATGACGTTACGCCGACTGTTGCCATTCATCCTGCCGGTGCAGGGGTAATGGAAGGTTGTACGTTTCTGGTTGTAATCGAAGGTGATGGTTTGATGCCCACCGCCATCGTAACCTTTGTCGATGGGTACAGCGCCTACCTCGTGCAGGACACGCATAACGTCTCCCATCATCTCGCGCTGAGCAATGCCCACGAATCAGTCTCCTACCGCCTCAGATAAGGAAGAAATGTCCTATCTGAGGCGGGGTGTCAAGGATCAGGCGGGACGCGTCTGGTTGCGCCAGTAGGCGGCGTTCACCCGGACATCCTCGAAGGTCTGCGCCGGTTCGAGAAGTTCACCATGCTCGAACACCGGCTGGAGCCAGTTGAGTTCGCCCGGCAGCAGGTCGGCTTCTGCGATCGTCACGAAGTCGATATAGGGCTCCGGGAAGTGCGGAACCTCCCGGCGAACCACCGCGAAGCGACCAGCCTTCGATGCCTTCGACGGGTCGGTCTTAACCGTCTTCTGGATGGCGCTGGTGACGCCGCCCACGATTACCTCCGACGCCTTCATGGCAAAGCGGTGAGTGTCGCGCTCGACCTCGTGCATCATCAGGCCGCCGCCCGAGCCGAACGTCAGGTTGTCGATCGACCACTTGTGGTAGGTGACGCGCTGGAGGATACGCCGCAGGCTGTCCTCGTTGATACCGTCGCCCTGAATGACCGCCACGAAGTCCGGGAGCATCCGGAAGCCCTTGGCGTTGTTCGTCGAGCCGACAAGACTCTCGACCAGATCGAGAACATGGACGACGTTGATGATGGGATCACCAGAGTCGGGGCGAAGCACCAGCTTCATGTTCGACGCGATCAGCTTCTCCAGCAGCCCACATCCGCCCTTGTCAGCCGGCGTCAACCACATCTTGATCGCTTCGTCCTGATCGTAGGTGTCGATCACCACCGATACCGGGTAGCGCCCACCCAGCGGGTTGATAGACTGGCCGTGGACTTCGAGGATGTGTTCGAAGAACGCCTGCTCGCGGTCCCGTCCCCACGACGTGGTGACCGAGTGTTCGGTCGCCGGGATCGAGTATCCCAGCATCTCGTCGGTCCGGTAGGTATGCTGGCCGAAGAGGATGCCCATCAGGTTGTCGGTCACCTTGAAGTTGACCAGATGAGCCATGCCGGAGATACCGGCATCTTCGGTGGAGCGGCAGCCGCGAGCCGAAAAATCGACGACCTTGAACTCGGCAGTGCCGGGCGTGCCGCTGATCTCCAGATATTCTTCGATCAGCCGCCACCAGCGCATCCCGCGGGTCGCCAGCGTCGTCGGCAACCAGCAGCGCAACAGTAGGGTCTCGATGGTAATCGCCAGACCGGCGCACTCCTCATCGAGCGACTCGACCGTGGACAGGACGGTGCCTTGCGGCACGACGATGCCTTCCGGAAGCTGGCTGACCCGCACAGGCAGGCGGCCGTCATACTTCTCCCACACGACCATCGCGGCCTTGCGATCGAACGGTACGCCGTGCAGCGGCAGGAAGACCGCGGCGTGGTCGATGAAGGCCGGCGTCCAGCGCTGCGTCAGGAAGTAACGCAGCGTATAGAGGTTACCGAACCACATCACCTCATTGAACTCGCCACCCTTGCGGGCTTCGATGTATCCGTATGTGGAAGTGAACTCAGGATGTTCGAAGGTCCAGTGACTGGCCTTGTACGTATCCTTGTTCATGATCGGCTGGCGAAGGAGGTCGCCGATATCGTCGTAGAACTGCATGGTGACGCCCCTTAGCGCAGAGTCTGAGAGAAGAATTGGATCATATTGTAATGATCCTCGAACATCATGGAGCGCACCACCTCGTCGAGGTTCCACCACCGCGCCGCTTCGGCGTCGTCGGTGCCTTCGACCAGCGGACGCGTGGTCCGGTGAAGGATGCCGCCATAGGCCATGTCGATGGTCCGCATCCGGGTCGAACGCCACGGATCGTCGTACACCTTCTCTGCCTTGATCGCAGCGTACAGGTCGCCCTTGTCCAGCGTGCTGTTGAGTTCGAGGATCGAGGTCTCCTCACACAGTTCACGGACAGCAGCGTCGCGGAACCGCTCATGGTCACCAATGTGGCCGCCCGGAAGCGCCCACTGTCCCTTACCCGGCATCTCGCCGCGCCGGACCAGCAGCACCGCGCCTGACTGCATCAGGCAGTAGTCGGCGGTCGCGTGGATATGCACCTGACGATAAGGGTGGGGGCCGTACTTGGCGTCCTCCTTGACGTTGAACAGATACTCGTCCCGCATCCTCTCGAAGGCCGGCGACCGGACCCACTGGCGCAGGAAAGTGAAGGTGCCGATCGGAAGACGATCGCGTGCATGGATCACGCTGAGTTCGGTCATGGGATCGGTCGCGTTGTAGAGCGCGTGACGCAGGTCCGTCGCCGACATGTTGTTGCCGAAGTTGGGCGTATTGTACGATTCCCATTGCGGGAACAGCTTGAGGTAATAGGACGAATGGTCCTTGGCGTGTCCGACCAACGTGACGCGGGGCGGGTGCCCGAGCGACAGGGTGGCTGCGGTCTCGGCCGTGAGGCGCTGGATCAGGGTCGCCCACTGAGGATCGCTGTCTTGATCCTCGACTGCGAAGATGAAGATGCGATCGTTCTGGGCTGCGGTCAGCGAGCCGCGGATCATCTGCGCCACTTCCGCAGCCGTGAACGCATTGCGGAAGTTGATCGGCTCTTCGGCCGAACCGATAAAGATGAACCCGTACTGGGCGATCTCCAGCCCTTGCAGGATGTTGAACTCGTGCTGCGGGCCGTAGGGGCGTCCACGGAGCGCGAAACAGAAAACGTCGTGCATGATTCCTCCTAGTTGTTGGGGATGTGGTTGATGTCGATGCCGAGCTTGTCGAGCTTGGCGGCGAGGGAGCGGAGCGTGGTCCGCGCTTCCGTGGTGGAAATACCTTCGAGGCTGTACGCGGCGACCCATGACGTGGACTCCACGCACATCCTCAGAATATCCCCTTCTAGGGACGTAAGCGGCGACGCCAGCCAATCCCCGTAGGCGACCGCAAACAGGCCCTCACACGTCTCTCCGATCGATTCTCGGGTGTATCCGAGATCGAGCAGGCGTCGCAAGGGATCGGCCGGGTCGGTCGGCTCGCGATCGAGATAGTCGCCGATCTGGGCAAGGCCCCACATGATCGCTTCTGCCTCCTTGCGGCTCAACGGCAGCGTCACTGCTTCCTGCTCCATCAGACGATTTCGTTAGTGGTCAGGACGATCTCGTCGTCGGGACCGAGCCCCAGATCATACGTGTACTGCGGATCATCCACGTTGAAGTCGGCTGCGTCGCTGTCGGCAATCACTTCCCACAGGGCGAAGGTTTCCCATGCCGGTTCGGCGTCTCCGCGCTTGACGAGTGCCATGTGATGGATGTGAATGGTGCCGAAGAAGTCGGTATCGAGATGAAGCAACTTTACGGCTGCTGCAACCGCGGTGCCGAGGCTATTGTAATCAGCAACCCGTCGATAGGTCTCCTCCTCCGCTTGGGCAAAGGTGTCAGCCATATCAGGAGCAAGCCCTGCTTCCTTTACGGCCGCGTTGATGGCGTCCTTGTCATAGTACACGACCTGAAACACTTCGAAGCTCCTGCTATTTGTTACGAAGGAGCGGGTGAACCCACTCTTCGCCTGTGTGGTGTTGATAAAAGAGCGACGGGTGTCGGAACGTATCTTCTCGTTGTCCTACTGCTCGCTTCGCGTCGTCGCCGCCCGGCGTCTTCCATGCCGATGTGGCGGAGTTCGCCATTACCGACAAGGCCCCCGCACACATTGCGGTACGTGGGCTGTCAGGGCCGAAATCCTGCATGTGGCAGGCCGGGACCTCGTTGCCATGTACCGCATCAGCGTACATCTCAGGCGGCCACCCTCCGAGCCATCCTGCTGCGGAAGCCTTTCGCCACGGACATTCAGGGCACGGCGCATCGTGACAGAGCTTCATAGCTCGTCTCGAATGAAACGAGCAAGATCACCGTCCTCAGGATCGTCGTCGCGTTTGCCGGTCTCGCCGCGAAGGCCGAGCTTTCGCAGATAGCTTTCGGGGATGTTATTACCGCCGCCCGGAAGCTGCGATTGCCACGGCTTTTTGTCAGCCATCAGCCGACCACGCAGATGCGTTCATAATCGAACGTGTCGTACATGGCGGACAGCCGTTCACGAACCTCGTCGAGGCCGCAGTCGGCGACGTACTCGATCTCGTTGGCTTCGTCGTCCAGCACGGTAGCCAGACGCTCGTCACGCCGGTGAATGATGGTGGCGAACCTACGAATTGCTTCGGCGATTCGGACGGCACACTGCTCAACTTCGCTATCGGGCGTATTGTATCCCATAGCCCCGATGGTCGCGGTCAGGCCACCAAGACTGATATCATACTTCCAGCCGTGTCCGTTGTCGCGGATGCCAGCCAGTGCCGCTGCGCTCATGACCATCAGGAAAGTTCCTTGGGAAGGAGGACTTCGGGTCCCCAGAAGAAGTTCTCGATCGACTCCGACGAGCCGAAGCCGGGGACGAACACGCGAAGAACCTCGTTGTCATCGCAGTAGAAGACCTGCACGACCTCCCAATCGCCCGAAGGCGACTCGGTCTCGGTGTCGGTCAGCTTCTGCTTGGCCCAGAAGTGGCCGGTGAGCGTGGGTGTCGGATACCGCATGGTCAGTACACTTCCTGCATCGGGATATAGCGATCCGGGTGAGCAACCTCAGTCGCCTGAAACATGCGACCTGCTTCGAATGAGGTTGCCATGAGCAGGGTAAAGGCTGCGCCGCGGGGTCCGATGTCGTTGACGATCTGGTCGATTTGGCTGACCATATCCGGCCTGTTCTCCGCGACCCAGCGCTTGATGGCGGTGACGTTTCGTGCCTCAGCCATCAGCGGCCTCCTCGATCTGCTCGATCCGCAGGCGGAAGCGCGGAAGCCCCGGCAAGGCCACCGTGAGTGTCACCTCGTCGCGACGCGGGCCGTGGATGATGTCCTCGAACAAAGGACTGGAAGCCTGCCGGGCGGCGAAGGCCAGCGTCCCGGCGACGGTCTTGGCGACATCTTCCTTCTGCATCAGATCGGGTTCCCAACGAGATCGGACACGTCGCCGACCATCATCTGGCCGACATCCTCATCGAACAGGGTAGCGCCGGGGTAGTGAACCAGTCCGCTCTTCATGCACTCGTAGGCGATCGAGCCGGCGTGGTCGTTCGAGAAGGCGGCCACCGGGCCGCCGTTTTCGTCCTGCACCTTGATGACCCCGAACTCCGTCTTTTTCTTGAGCTTCATGTCTGTCTCCCGATTCGTTGTTGCTGAGATACGGGTAGGATTATTCTTCCTACCCGTCAAACGATTCGATGGTTATTTTCCGTACCACCGTTCGTCAAATACAGCTTGGCTCTCCCGGTTCTTAGCCAAACCGCGACGAAGCGCGAAGATGCCGATGACCAGCAGACCGATGGCAGGGTACACCGTGCGCCACTCCCAGTCGTCAACAAGACGACTGGCCGGCGTGCTGAGATAGAGGAAAAGCGAAGCGACGCCGAGCATACCACCGATGCCGATCAGCATGACGCCTGCCATCCGCCAGTGTGAATCGTCGTAACGATGGCGTTCGAGCGCCTTGATGTATTCCTTGTGCGCCGCCCAGCCTTGGAAGAAGCCATCGATATCCGGCCAGAACAGGTCGTTGGTCTCCTCCTCGCGGGCGCGCTCGAATGAGCGCTGAGCGGCTTGGATATCGAGAGGTAGGCGAAGATCACGCATGGGTCAGATACTCCAGTGACGCTTCGTGGAAGGCAAGACGATCACGCCAGACGGCCGATACGCATGGGTCAGATACTCCAGTGACGCTTCGTGGAAGGCCAGACGATCACGCCAGACGGCCGATACCGATCCGTCCTCCCACTTGAGGGTAGCGATGCGTTCCTCGTGTTCCTTGAACCACATCTCATCGATTTTGACGCCGCGGTCGCTGTCCGACACCATGCAGAACTCGCGATGCTCGCGGATACACGTCCGCAAGAACTCGACCTGCTCCGCATGGAAGGCAATCATCGCCTGTTTTGGTGACGACGCTTTGAGGTACGCCGGCTTGGGCTCGACCCTCACTGGGCGGCCGTTTCGAGTTGGCCGGTGATCTCGTCGATGTCGAAGTTTTCGATCAGGCCGTATGCTTCGCCAAGGGCGTCGATCGCCTCGTCGGCACGCTGACCTTTGTCGCCGTCCTGCATCGATTCCGGCATGTTCTCCTTGTACTCTTCCTCTTCGGATTTGATATCGTCGATCATCTCCTTCGCCATGTCGAGCTTTTCACGCGCCTCTTCGATGACGGCGATGGCGGCTGCGATTGCCTTGCGACGTTCCTTGTTCACGACTGTCTCCCGATTCGTTTCGATACGATTGTGGTAGGATTATTCTTCCGGTTAGTCAATCCCGGAAGAGGTGTAATCCCGTCGTCGCCCAGTAGCACGCCGACTTTCTTCCAAAAACGTAACCGCAGGTGTCGATCGGAAGAGTAAGAACCTGATTTCCGTCCCGGATAGGATAAGTGGGGTCATGGATTAGGCCGGATATACGCTCCACACTCCCGGCACCTGTCGCCAAGCGCTGGTGAAGCTCGGCACGGGTCACGCCCAGTACAATACACGTACCAAAGCCATCCGCCTGCTGGAGCCATTCGTTGTAGCTGCGAAGGAGACGGAGGTGGTCGGCGGAGAGCTTCGCCATGTCCCGCATGAAGCGGGTGCCGGCGTGATTGGCTTGCGCCATGCTCTTGCCGGCCTGATAGTCGGGCAGGTCCGTCCTCATCAGGACGTACAGGATGAGCGGGTCTTCGGTGTTCATAGTGATCCTTTCATTACGATCCATTGTGCCGGCCGCGGCACCGATGACCGGCCACGTTCAATGGTAGCTTACCGGCATGGTAGTCTTCTGCTGCCAGCAACAGGTAAGCCCACTTGATGTACTCCTGCCGGGTGCGGTGATCGGACAGGAACATCTTGTAGTCGCCGGGCGTGTAGGCGGAGACATTCAGAATTTCACTAACCGGCACGTCCACAGACGTACTGATTTCATCACCGAAGCCGTAGCGTCCCCGGTTGCGGACGAAGCGGAACACGGCTTTTTTCGCTCGTACCTTCCATTCGGTCATGTTGCTGACTAAACCCGGTCCGTCGCTATAGCTAGGCGTCAGTCGCTTGTAGTTCGGGCGGTGTCGGCGAGAGTCGTATCCTTCCTTCTCGATCCGGGCGTTCTCCTTGATCGCTTCCAGACGCCGCCAGAAGTCTTCCTGTCCGGTCACGATGGAGTCGGGTCCGATCAAGGCGTTGAGCTTGGCTCGGTACGCCTCGAAGTCAGGCTTCTCACCATCCGACAAGGTAAAGGTGGCGTCGTAGATGAACTCCAGCGACTGTATCATGCTCGACGGATGCCAGACCTGCACCGGCGGGTGCGGGTGCAGGACGAGGCTGCGATCGAACAGTCCCTGAATGATGATGGCAACACGGTTGAACTTCTTGATCTCATCCGAGATGAACTTCGACGCTTCATCGAAATAGACGTTCGTTGGGTTCAACGGTTCATACTCGCGAAGCTCCCGCAACTTGTAGTCGTTCACCCGGTGAGGATTGTGGAACGACTTGTTCACCATGGCCGGGTCCTGTTCGGCGTTCCATGCGTCATGCTTCATCTGCTGGGCAGTTACCTTGGCCTGTTCCTCCTCCATGAAGAACTCCCACCGATCGCGGTCCATGATCTGGTCCACGCGGCCGGCGAACATCTTCACCATCTGCGGTCGAGTGACATCGAATTGCCCGATGTCCGGGAACACCTTTTCCTCAAACTCGAAATTACAGGTTACGCGCCACACCTGTTCTCCGTTGCGGATATACAGATAGGTGAACTTGTCGGCGTTTTGTAACTGGATGTTGACGAGGAGGTCCATCAGGTTTTCCACCTCTCGATCCTTGTCAAAGCGACGTACGCGGAACGCCACCATGCAGCGTGGGAAGGGCAGCAGACGCTCAAAGTTCTCCGGCTCTGCGATCCACTGGTCGAACGCACCAATCGATTTGATGTCGATGCCGCCTGCCGTATAGTTGGCTAGGCACTCCTCGTCCATGTAGAGGCGGCGCTGCATGACGCGCAGCTTCTCGAACGTCTGGGCGGGGTCGCCGTCGCGGACTTTCACCGCGTCCTCGGTCAGGCCGGCGTATAGCTCGATCGTGTAGATACGGTCGTCGATCGCCTCGATCGAGTCCTTCATCGGGCCGATCGCCGCCATCATCGGAAGCGACGTGGCTTTCATCCAGTGGGTGAGATTGGAAGACGCGTGCTTCATCTCCTCGAAGAGCGCCGGCAGCGTCTCCTTCTTGGCGAGGATGAGCGCGTTCTTGTAGGCGTCGGTGTCCACCTGCGACGACACCACGGCGAGTGCGTTTGCGCCGTCGCCGGTACGATCCTCGATCGACTGCATGGGCACGACCCCGAGCCGGGCGGTGGTCTCCTTGATCCGTCCCATGATCGAGTCCATCTGGTGCTGATAGCGATCGACATTGCCAGCGATGATCGCCTCAGCATTAGGTTCTGGAGTCAGTTCGGACAAGAAGTTGTCGTGGTGAACGCGATGCGTATAGCGGCTACCGTGTTCACCCATGCTGATGCTCTCAACATTGGTATAGTTGGAGCCGATGCCCATAACACAGACTAGCACTGACCACCGACCGTCCTCTCCTAGTCGGTAGTGATGCGGTGCCCGCTTCTTATCATAGTCGCTTGGCGCACGGGTATGCAACCAGAACCACTTCCCGAGCAGGGACTCTTCATCAGGGGCCGACATCCGCTTCGTCGAGCCGGGTTCGATACGGGTCAACTTTCCAGTCATGCTACCACATCCTCTTGCTGAGTTTTCATGGAACGCCACGTAGCAGCGTCGCGACGACGATCCTTGGCGTCTCGTTCCGCACCAGCGGCCCACCAGTCGCGTTTTTCGGCAGCTTTCTCCAACGCCTTGTCGAGGGTAAGGAACAAGCGCGACCACCAATCGCCGGAAAGTCCGGAATAGTAATCGATCATCCATTCCTGATTGCGGGGAAACTCACCCTTCTCACGCCATGTCGCGTTGCCGCGGTAGTCCATGTGACAAGCACGGTCAGCTACGGCGACATATTTCCGGGTGGCGCTGTTGTCGCTGTAGCCATAGCGGCCGATCTCGATGCGCGTGATGCGTCCCTCGAAAACGGTGCTGCCGGTCGCGTCGTCCGCGGCCCAGAAGACCTTCTGGCCGATCTCCCGCTCGGGCGGCGGGAGCAAGGCCCGGAGCGTGTCGGCATCCTCCGGTGTGGTGGCTTCCCGGAACTCGCTCATGCACATGCTCCAAGGCGCTCGGGGTACTGGTCATAGAACGAGTCGATCTCAGCGACCTTCCGTTCGAGCGCAGTGAGGTCCGCCTTGGGGAAATCGTCGGGGTTTTCGAGGACGTAGGCGGCAGCGTACCGGTTCTGGCGCAGCAGGTCGTAATCGACCTCGGACAGGAAGTCCCACATGAACTCCCGACCAACGTAGGTCTGCGTGATCTGCGGATTTTCGATCGTCATAAGCGTCTCCCGATTCGTTTTGCTGGTCCGGCAATAGGAAGAATCATCCTGTATGTCAACAAGGCTTGGCCGCAGGTACGAAAAAGCCCGACGCGTTAGCGCCGGGCTTTCTTGTCTACGAGGTGGTGTCGATCAGGAGATCGACTTGCCCACGTCACCCATCACCTGCTGGGCCTTGCCCCACAGATGGTCGGCGTTCTGGAGCGCGAACTTCGCGTCCTCGAAGCCGATCGACTGATCCTGCTTGCCCATGCGGATGTCTTCGACGGCGCTGGGTTCGAGCGATCCCGCCTGCTGCTGGCGGCCGATCGCGGCTTCACGGAGAATGGCGGTGGCGAGGTTGTCGTCCACGGTGCCAAACTGCTGCTGGCCGGTCGTCGGGGAGTCGGTCATGGTTGTCTCCTTTGACAGTCGCACTCTATTGAGTGCCTAGCCAAACTAGCGGCGACGCCTGTGGCTGTCAACACACGCTCAGATGCGCTTGAGAAATTGAGTGAGGTCGTCCGGGACATCCTCCACCTCGTCCTCAGCGCCACACGCGTCATTCAGTTCGTCGCGGGCGTCCTCGGCCTCATCTTCCGAGTCGTACAGTCCGATCAGGATAGGTGGTTGGACGCCACCAGCGGGGGACGGCTTCACTACCGCAAACTTGCCAGTGTGGTCATTGGTAGGCGTTACAAAGTACATGGGTCCCTCCGGTGGTCAGCCCCAACTGCCACCAGTAACATAGGTTCCCTAGATATGCACTACCTTTGCGCCGGGTAGGAGGCTCGCGGCGAGTTCGTTGTTGTACCATCGATCCATGCGCTCCGTTGCTGCTGGCGACGCATACATCCTCATGCGGTCCAATGCCCCGCTTGTCATGACGACGCCTCTGAAACGAAAGCCATTAAGTGCCTGTCCGGGGACGATGATGCGATAGGCGGATGGATCGAACAACTGCGCCAATCGGCCACGGATATCGTGATTATGCACCACTATCGCGATCTGGGATTTCATCAAATAGCCTCCTTAGCGTCGTCGTAAGTCATGCCGTCGATCAAGTTGATGAGGACACCAGCCGGCACCTCGATCCACGCGCGAGCGCCACAGGAGAGTTGCTTACCGTTGTACACCAGCTTGGACGGTCCCGTGATCTCGACCTCTCTGGCGTAGATCGGTTTTGAGTTCGGCCCATTTGGCTTGATGGTGTAGACCGGTCGGTTACCGCCATCCTTGGCGTTCATCGCTATATGCTGGCGGTTGACGTGAATTACCGCACCGCCTTTTCTCGTCGTGAAGTATTGGATGTAAGGGCTCATGCCGAAGCTCCCATGATAACGGCACGCATCTCGGCACCGGTCATCAAGACATCCTCTCCGATCTGAGGGAAGTCGCTGGGCCGCTTGCCGAACAACTCGCACATTTGGACGAAGCCGCGGTAATTCAGCTTGCCAAGACGGAACGTCTGATCGAACCGGCCCGGACGAGTGATGGCCGGATCGAGCTTATCGTGATGATTGGTCGTCGCGATGACAACGAGACCATCCGGACAGAGGATGCCGTCCAAGACGTTGAGGAGCGCGCTGAGCGTGATGGGCGACTTCTTCGCAGGCTTGGCGGGCTGGGGGAGGACAACAACCCCTTCGTCGCACTCGATCGTGTCTGGTTCGTCGTCGGTGCGCTTGGATACATCGACGCCGGCTGCGTCGAAGTCTTCGATCGCGAGCAGGATACGTGACCAGTCGTTGCGGCCGTTGAGCAGGTTCAGGAGATCGCGGTCCTTCTCCAGTGACCCCATGTTCAGATAATAGATGGAGCGCTCCAGTTCCGAAGCAACGGCGTGGATCAGGCTCGACTTCCCGCAGCCCGGTTCGGAGTGAAGCATGGCACCGAAGTGATGCGGCAAGCCAAGACGATGGTCCTCCTCTTTACGGCCCTCAAACTCTCGGATGGATGCAACCAGCTTCTCACCAGCATTGTCAGACGTAAGGACGGTATTCATTCGTCGTAGGGGCAGCTTCCCCATCCGGTCCCAGTAGTTCCCACCATTGACATGGACAGGAACGCTCTCGAAGCTCTCGATATTATTACCCGCCGCCTTCGCTACCTCTGTCGAGAACTCACGGACCACGCGCTTGGAGCGGGTGAAGAACGTCACCACCAGATGCTCTTTGAACTTTTCGGTGTTGTTGCCGTCGTCGAGAAATCGATCAACCAGCACAGGATGTCGGTTGAAGAAGCCCAAGTGAGTGCCATAGCCCGCGGTCAGGCCATGGTGCTTGTGAACCATCTCATAGTCTTCGGTGTCCCACTTGCTCTCCGTCGTGTAGACGAAGTTCCTGCTGAACGCATCCTTGACTACGTTGTTCGTTACGAAGCGGAGTACGGCTTCAAAATCCGCCATGTCGCTGTTGAAACGCACATCAACGCTTACGAGCTTCTTTGCTCCTCGAAGAAGTTTAAGCGGAAGTGCTTTGGCAGAGTAAGCCAGTGCCGTCGCCGGACCTGCCATGATAGCGGCTTGAGCGATCTGATTGCTTTGCACTTGCGTCGTGATAAATGAAAATAGCGACACTGGTCTCACCGTTAGTTTAACTGCCCTATTAGGACAAATAGAAACGCTTCTCGACAGCGCGACGAGAGACGAGACCGGCCATACCGCCGCTGGTCCACTTGCCGAACTCGGCAGCAGCACCGGCGTAATCTCCGGCCAAATGCAGTCGGAGCAATGTGCTGTCTCCCAGACCTTCCGCCTTGGTGTCGGCATCTTCGTCGAGACCGCAGTTATAGGCGAAGCTCACCAAGGCGTCGAACTGGCCTTGGGTCGCCGGGTGCCCCTTCAACAGGCGCTCGACGCCATGCTCGAAGTACATCAGGTCGGCGTCGAACCGCTTCTCGCACCAGTCACGGGTCACTACCGACTTGGCTGTGATGCCCTTGCCGGTTGCACCCCAGCCGATGGTCCAGACGCCGGCCGGGCAGCGATATGCCTTGAGGGCTGGTTCGCCACGCTTGAGCTTGGGACCTGTCTCCCAGCCCTTGAGTTCGCCTCGCATGATGGTCGAACATTTCATCAGATCAGCCCCATTTGGTAGCTTCGACAAACGGGTCGGAACCGTCGTCGAGATTGTAGAACTCCCGCTCGATCTTCATCTTGCGGGCTTTGCGAGCGCAGTCCGTCGTACCTACTCCGCCGGGGTAGACCATCAGGAGGTCGGGTTGAAAATCCTCTAGCATGACACCGTTACGGAGCGCTCCCGCGGCCGTGCCCAGACGATCCCAATCAGCGACGTAGCGGGTCCACGGGACCTTGTTAGCCTTGGCCCATGCCAGCACCAGTGCGTCCACGCCTTGGGCGCAGCCGATGCCGATCTCCCGGATGGTCCGGAAGTGGTGGAGAACATCCAGATGCGACCAGACGAAGCCGAGATCGTCGAAGTCTCGGCCGCCGGTGGCGCAGATGCGAATCCCCTCACCAACAAGGTTGGTGTCGGAATACTCGATCCGGGCTACCAGCGAGTTAGGGAAGTCCCTCACAGCGGGAGCGCCGCGGCGATGACCAGCCCGCCAAACATTGCCAGCACGAACAGGATAACGATCCTCCTGATATCCAGCAGGGCTGCCCCAGCCGCGAACTCACCGCTCACGGGTGAGGTCCTTGGCGAGGAAGTTCAGTTCGGGTGCCATCCGCGTCACCGCGTTGAAAGCGTCCTGAGTCAGGACAGCCGGACCATAGAACCCTTTGGCAGTGTAGATCGAGACGTTGGAGTATTGCTGACCCTTTCTGAAACGATCATACCCATGAAGGGTAAGTTCTTCGTATTGGTAAGGCGACAGTACAACTGCGACAGGCTTTTCGCCCGGCCACCTTCCCTTGCTCGCTCCCATCTCCGTTAGAGCGGCATCGATACGCTTGCTCAGCTTGAGCGCGTCTTTACGTGCGTCGCGAAGACGCTCTTCTTCGCGGCGACGGTAGTTGCCGAAGTCGGTCCGCTCGAACTGGAGATCGGCGAGGGCGTCTTGGAGATCGCTCCACAGGTCACGCAGCAGCATGGCGGCACGCGCCGGACGGTGGAGGAATCGGAACGACCCGAAGCGGCTGGTCTCCAGAAGCGTCGTGGCGACTTCCTCGATATCGAAGTCCTGATACGGTTTCACATCGGTCATCGGATAATCCCATAAAGCAAGGCAAGGATGATAGCTGTCAGCGGCAGAGCCCGAAGGCTTCGATAGACCCACCGCAACGGTCGTGGTTTCGGAGCCGGCTGTGGTGGGAACAGCCGGGAGAAAGTTTCGGTATCCACGAACGTGGTGGTGAAGGTGCCTTCCCATGTTCGGATACCGAGCGCTATCGAAGGCGGGTCCAGCCGGTTGAGGGAGCAGCTTTCGATATCGAAGGACACGATCCTGCCGATCGGGCGGCCGTTAACGTAAACGAGATCAGACACGCGCCCATTCCATCTTCTGGCTGACTTCCACGAAGCGCTGTCCCAGTGGAGGGGCTTCGTCGATCCCGGTCTGCTGCGGACCAAGGAAGACCTGCTCGAAAAACTCATCTACCGGTCGCGAGAAGCGGAGAGGGAAGAGGGGATCGAAGTCGCCGGCCGGTCGATATTCGACACTGGCGACACCATCAGTTTCGCGGATGTGATGGCTGGTGATCTGGTAAACGTCGCCAGACGCTTGGTGCTGCCAGAAGCTGTCCAGCGGCAGGATGAGAGCGGCGCGACGCATTGCGTGGTAGAGTTGGTTGAGGGTAGGGCGGGTCATAGCGATCTCCTTGACCGCCTTGTTAGCCTTAATCGCCCCTATGTCAAGCTAAAATAACAGTCAGTGAATGGTCACACGATCGATTGCGATTGGAGCGAAGCCGTCTCCGGATGGCGTAACGTACAGCACATCGCCCGGTGCGATAGGCTCGACACATCCGCAGGCCAGCACCACCTTGGCGGGATCGGTTAGCCATTCGAGTGCTTCGATCGCCGTCTCGTCGGGCAGGTCGTTGATATTGTGGTTCATGATGCCTCACAGAAAAGCCCCGTCAGGGTGGTCCTGACGGGGCTAGTGTTACGCCGCGGTCCGCTGTACCGCCACGATCGCGGCTTCCAGAGCAGCGATCTCCTCGTCCCGCTGCTGGCACTCCTGATCCAGCGCCGTGGTGATCCGGTCACCGAACGCGTTTCGGATCGTGGCGTTCTTCTGCTGTCGCTGAGCGATCTGCTCACGCAGCAGCCGGATGGCGATGGTGCCTTGTCGTTCCGTCAAACCTATTCTCCTTCGAGTGAAAGTCTAACTAACACTCCGGCAGTAGGAGTCAAGAGGGAAACGGTATTCCCACCCCTTGTCGCCCCGCCGACGCTCCATCGGCATCCCCATGACGAACTCGAAGGTGTCGGGCTGACCGTCGTGATCCACGGTGTGGACGAAGCCGGCCATGACCTGATACCGGTGCCAGTCGTGCTTGTCGGTCACCTTGCCCGGTGCGTATCCAATCTTCAAGCTGCTGATGCTCCTTCCTGTTTGATGGTCTGTACGAGCCACCTCATGTCGTAATCGAAATGGTCCTTGGGAAGTTGCGCTTCCAGTTGCTGGCTGGAGACGATCCGACGCCGTTCGGACTTGGTGTACTCTTCCTCATAGGGCGTATGCCACCGCTTGAGGAAGTAATCCGGGTACTCGGGTGGCTTCGGCCGCTGCCAGCACTCCTCGTAATTGATGGACGTTGCGATGAACGTTTCGCCCAGAAAGACTCCCCGTTCGTACGCCGCGATGACCAGCCCTCCTTCGGCCATGTCTCCGTTGATCCAACTCCAGATGTACCCGCCGCGCCGCACCTCGAACCGGGCGTCGGTCAGCTTGATGGTGCGATCGAGATAGGCTTCGCCGGTGGTGTACATGACGCCGGCCGCCATCATCTCGTGAAGTGCCTTGGTCACCATCAGGGCCTGCGGGTGGGAGGCCGCGTCGCCGACCCATGTGATGCGGCTGGGGATCGCCAGAGCGGGCGTGGCGATGGTGGCGAGTGATGCCGCAGCCGCGGCGATCATGAGGTCACGACGGTTCATCGGTGTCTTCCTTCTTCTTCGAGAGCTTGTCGGAGAGGTTCTTCCAGCGGACCATCTCCTTCTTCTCGGTTTCGAACAGGCCGCCCCGTGCGTCGTGGGTGGCGTAGGTGAGGGCATTGCTGACCGCAAAGAACGCGAGCTTTTCGCGCTCCCACGGCGTCAGGCTGACCGTGACGTTTTCGGCGTCTTTCTCCATCGTCATCCGTCCTCGTCGATGCGGTCGGCGAGTTGCGGATACTTCTCCTTCAACGCCGGGGTCAGGAACTCAGCATAGAAAAGAGGGAGGCCGCCGTCGATGCCGGCGTAGGCATCCTTGAGATCGTCCGGGAGGCTCGCCTTCTGCATATCCCGCGCTTCCCCGAACGAGGCGGCCGTGCCGAGCGATCGGATGCGCCCAGTGTCGTCGATGAGGGAAAACACCTCAATCTGCATACTGGCGCTCCCGGTCGTAGCCGAAGATGTTGTGGAAATTGGTGGCGTCGGTATGGTTGATGCGGCCATCCGAGCGTCGTGCCGACGCCGGCATGTTCGTATCCAGCCATGCTCGCACCATGTCGTGATCGACGAAGGTGCTGGTGGCGTAATAGAACAGCATCTTGTGGCCGCCGATCGTCGGCGTCAGCAAGCTGATATAAATCGGGTTGCCGCCCACCTCGCCGACACATACGAGAAGGCCAGACGTACCGCCTTGCCACGTCAGCTTCCGGCCTGCGACCTTCGCATCGTTCAGTTGCCACAATGCGTGGGCCTCGAACGAATTGGCCTCGACCGCGCCGATGCAGCCGGCCAGCAGCTTGGTCATCTCGTCGTCGTCGCGAACGCCGACTGCTGCCGTGCGCCGATCGCCGATCGCCTTGTCGAGCAGGGTGATGATGTGGCGGGTATCGGTCAGGGCCGTCTCCGCTTCCTCCGACGAAGCACCGCCGCCAGTGAAGTGGTGAATGTCCGCCCAGACCGCCTTGGCACGGTCGCGGATGCCGACGAGATCGCTGTTGTCGAGCCGCATGGTTATGCCACCTCGACGATATCGAGATCGGGATAGGTGAAGTCGATCCACGCGACAGCCTCGGCGACGGACGAAAAGCCGTCGAACTCCAGCATACCGTCGCCATGCTCGGTGACCTCGCAGTCGTCGTCATCGATCTCGCCCGTGTCGGACTCAGTGGTGAAGTGGAGGGTGCCGCCGAAGCCGTACACATCGTCGCCGGTCAGCGACACATCGGCCGAATAGATGTTGAAGTCGATGATCTCCGGCCGCGCCATGATGGCGTCATCGATCTCGTCGCGCGAGGTCCCCGGCTGGATGATCTTCTCGCCGAAGAAGTTGGTACGGAATGGCATTAGCTGGTCTCCCTGATTCGCTGCTGATGGCTTGTAGTAGGATGAATCTTCCGGGTCGTCAATCGTCTTCGTCGAGTTTAACGATCGAATACATCGCCGCTTCGGGTGGGGTAGGCCATAGGTCCTCGGAGAACAGGCGGGTGGGGTCGCCGCATTTCTCCAGTAGCTGATCGGCCGCCTGAGCGATCCGCAGACCTTCGATGCGATCGACAAAGCGACCCTTGGTAGTAAGGAAGCCTTGCTCGCATCTGTTCGCGCCGCTGCCGAAAATCATGAGGTATGTCCACATGATGTGATGATGCCGGGCAGGTGCGGGTAGCGGAAATACCCCAATGTCGGGATATCGATTCGCGGCGCACGCGATCTCTTCTTCCGGTTCCGATGGATAGGACACAGGCCGCATTATCGATCCTTTTCGGCCAGTTCCGCCCGGCGGGCAGCTACTGCCGCCTCGACGCGATCGAGCATCTTGTCAGACGCATAGTACAGCGCCCATTCGATGTTCGTGATCGCCATGATCTCCTCGATGTCGCGGGAGGCTTGCGACATGGCGACGCAGCGCTCGCAGGAGCCCTCTGGAGGGGCCAAACCCCAATCCGTGGGGCTTGTGTTCTCAACCGCCTTCTTGCCCCTGACGGGCGGTTGTGGATAGCCTCCGTCCTCGTCGTCCATGGCTTGGGCGAGCGCCACCACGTCGGCCGCGGTCGCCGGCTGGTCGTTGATCCTGATGCCGGAGTTCTGAGCGAACCGCGCCCCTTCCTCGAACAGGTCGTTGTACCGCTCGACGAGCGACGCCTGATCGATCGGAAGATCGACTAGCTGAAAGTTCTTGTCGATCGCCTTGGCCTCGGACTGGGTACGGGCGAATCGCGGGCCGGCTGGGGTCTGGACCTGATAGAACTTCACCTCAGCCCTCCTGTCCGGGATAAGGGAGGTCGCTGCCGGCGTAACGGTCTTCGCCGTCATCCACGTCTTCGTCGATACGGTGAATGTCCTGACGCTTTGCGTAGCAGGTAAAGACCGGAGCAACGTCGAAGTACATGTCCGGATGCCGACGTGCGTGGGCTTCCGCCTTGTCCGCCGCATCTTCCATGGTCAACGCCCTGACCTCGATATCGACGTAATCCAACTCGTCGAGGTTGCTTTCTACCCTGACCATCCACAGGTCGCCGGGACCTGCGATCAAGGCGTCGCTATCCTGTCGGTAGGTCATCGGTCCGTCGAACATGTTGGGCGAATCGTCATCCCGGATGAACCCGAGCTTGGTCCATTCCTCACGGGTCGCGATGAAGCCCTTGTCACGCGCCAGCCGGTGCATGATGGCTCCACGCTCCGCGTCGTCGGCCGCGTCGAGTGCCCGGCCGCAGCCGATCGCCGCATCGATCTCCATGCGGTGCGCGGTCGTGGCGTTGGCGCGAATCATGTCGAACATCAACGCCTCGATCTCCCGGATGCCATCGCAGGTACTGACTTCGATCGAGTAAGCCCGAGCATCAGCCAGCAGGTTATCGCAAGCGTCCCCTAAGACGCGTTGGATCGTCTTGGCGATGTCGAAGACCCCGTGGGGCGCTTCTCCGCACGCCGTCTCGAAGCTCCCGTAGTCGTTGTTGATCGTCTTGAGATCAACGCAGCGGCGGATGGTCATATCTGTCTCCCTCCAGAGTTAGTACATGGGGCCGAAGCAGTACCGCATCTCTGCGGCCATCGCGGCGCGGTCTACTGCCTCGTCTTCGACGGCATCCTCGTACGCTTCCAACTGCTCGGCCGTGAGCAGGTCGGTCCGTACGGCTTTCACCTTACCGGAGCCATCGCAGCTTTCGCAGGTGCGGTCGTACCGGCCGTTCACGTAGTCGTCCTTGTCCTCGTCGGTCGGGAACGCTTCCTCGAACTCGTCGCCGGTGTAGACGTGATCGTTATAGTGACCGTGCCCGTTGCACCGTCCGCAGATCACCCACTTGAACGGAAGCTCGACCGGATTTTCATCCGCGTCGTAGATGGTAGTGATCGTCACAACGTGTCTCCCGATTCGCTTTCGATGTCGGTGGTGTAGGACGAATCTTCCTGTTGGTCAACCACCTTTCTACGGGCCGGGTCGCGGGGGCCTAGTCCTTGGGCGTGGAGCATTGCCCGGATGCGTCGCTTTGCAGCCCGCTTGGATCGATACGGTGCCCGGCCGCCCATCAGCTTGCCGCTTTGATCTGGGATGCGTGCCACGCATCGAGTTCGATCAAGGCTTCCCCAAACTCCTTCTCCGTCCAGTCGAGGGGTTCGATGAAGCCGTTGAATGGAAGGTCGATACGGGTCGATTCAAGATCGCCGTCTTCTCCCCACGGCTTCATGAGCCACTTGGGGCGTCCGGCGAGCGGGCGGAACGCGCCTTCGGTCGCCATATCGTAGCCAGAATCTACGGCGTGGCGGACAAGAAAATCGCGGAAGCCGTGGAAGCTCGTGGACCAGAAGCAGTCTCCCCACATGGTCACCACGAACCTGATCTTGTGGAGGCTCATCCCTTGCTTTCGATCTGGAGAGGGAGCGCGCCGCCGGTGATGGCTTCGAGACCGGCTCGCTGGAGGACGCCGCCCATATAGCCATGAATTTCCTGCTTGGCGTTCTCGACCGCGTTCTCCATGTGTTCGTCGAATTGCTCGGCGACGAACGGGATGCTGCCGGTGAGCGTCCTGCGGATGAAAGTGGCCTTGTTCTTGAGCAAGGCTGCCTTGCCTTTTGGTAGCCCAAGGCTATCGATAAGTTCGGAGAGTTCGTCGGTTGCGGCGACCATCTCTTCGAGGTCCTTCGCCACTTCGTTACGGAACTGCGACTTACGATCGGTGATGCGAGGTATCTGTGGGACCGGCTGGCCGTTGAGATACTGAACAGTGCAGGGAGCGCCGTCGCCGATGTTGGGCGAAGAGACGAATGTCGCCCACTGCGACTCCGACATCGCGACTTCGATGTAAGGGACCCGCCCGCCGAAGAACCAGTCTCGGGACAGGTTACGCATCAGGGTGGTGGGAGTGATCCGCACAACCATGTAAGCGTTGTGAGCGAACTCACTGTCCAGCAGGTTAATTTGCCCGCTGACGCGGCTCACGCCGATCTGTGCAAACGCTGGATGTGAGGTTTCGGTGCTGTCGTCACCACCGGGACCTTTGCGAGGTACGGTGACCGGTTCTTCGTAGCGTGACATGGTGTCTCCCGATTCGTTGTTACACAAATCGGGTAGGACAAATCTTCCTTGGTGTCAAGTGGCGAGATGCTTATCCAACCACCCAGCAAGTTCCTCATAAGTCGAGGTGCCGATACGACTGCCCAGCGGTACACCAAGGTTCATGACGATGAAAGACGGGGTGCCTTTCACCTGTAATTCCCTCGTGACTTTGGGACAATTCTCGACATCGACCTCGGCGAGTATGATGTCGTCACCATAGTCTTCGATGATCTGGTCAAGAAATGGGTCGATCATTGCAGACGGGCCACAAAAGCTCGCCTTGAAGACAAGCAGTACCGGACGATCCGAATCTGCCATGTGACGATGAAACGTGTCGTCCGTGATGGTGATTTGCTTCATGTCATCGATCCTAGAGTTTTGTTTGAAGCTCTTCGATCGCTTCACTTGGCGAATACTGGTCCCATGCTGCGTGAGGATCGTCAGGATATCCCGCTGCACTTGGTCCTTTGCGAGAAGCCATGCACGCTTCCCACCCAGCGATGAAGGCTTCCTGACCGGCATCATGTAGGAGATCGGACAGGCGGCCGGCATTGACGCAGATATCACTATCGCCAACGGCGATAACAGCGATGCCTTCCATGTCGATTGCCACGACAGGAAGGCCGGTACGATCCGCGGTAACGATGGTACGATTGTAGCCGGCCTCCTCGAAGGCCGACTCAATCTCGATCGCAGCAGCGCGGGGCACCTCCATGAGAGCGGAGGCGTAGGACATCAGTCCGTCTCGTCCACCACGCCAGCGAACTCATCGACGCGCTTGACGCGCGAGCCGTTGACCTTGAACTCGCGGGTCGTGCCCTCTTCGTCGGTCATGTTGACGAAAACGAACATGATGTCGTCTTCGTCGTTGCGGACCTTCGTGCCCCGATAGCCCGTCGTGATCGGAAGGAAGGGATGATGGTCGTTGATGACCGCCACCTCGACCCCGGCTTCGATGGCGCGGGCCGCCTCGTACACATCCCGATGTTCTTCCGAAAACTTCGGCGCAGGGGCTGCCTCTTCCGCCTGAGCCGACTGCGACTGCGTGAGCGCCGCCTTGACGAGACCGCCCAGACACGCGCCAAGGAAAGCAGCGAAGCCGGTGTCCTTGTCCTCGGACTTCGGAGGGGAGGTAGCTTCCTTCCGCTGAGCGAACGGATCGGTGTTATCCACCGTCAGGCTAGTTGCCGAAAAGCGCGTAGGCTCTTGATAGGAACCCAAAGCGCAGCGCAGCGTCCCGGCGTTGTCGATCATAACGATAGGGGGCGCGGACTCGTCATACAGGCAAACGTAGACCGTAGGGTCGGTAGCATCGCCAAGGTGATGGATGAACCCCATCCGGCCGGCGTGAAGGTGATGGCTGGTGCTGATCCGGACGCGATCACCCTGTTTCAGTTCCGCCAGACGGGCAAGCTGCTTTTCCCGCTGAGCGGCGCGGCGCTCGGCGCTCTCTGCCGTCTTGCTGTTGACGGCCGGCTCGGGGCGGTCGGCCGGCAGCATATTGTGGAAGGTCGAGCGGACCTTCATGACGTGGACAGTGCTGCCCGGCAGCATGTTCACGAGACGCTTGGCCTCCTGTTCGGCCGCGTAGCGGTTGGGATGCAGGTATGTCGGTGCCCCGCCGCCGACCACCATGACATAATAGCCGGGGTTCTCGCTGCCATAAAGCTGCACGGCGTCGCGCGACAGATGGGTCTTCGTGGTCTTCATGTTGCCTCCTGAGTGATTCGGTATGATGGGACTATGCTGATTCTGTCACTGATGCAAGCTAGACTGTCGGTACGCGACCAGACAGGCGTCCAGCCTCCAGCGCCTCTTCGACCTGCTCCGGGAGCTTGGCGTCCTTGGCACATTCTCGCTCATACCGATCGCCGTAGCCACAGTAATCGAGATGGCCGCCTGCGGCTTCGAGGGCAGTGAAGAGCTTGCCGACCAGCTTTTCAAGCTCGACGATCGTGGCGTATTGCTCGTTGCACGAGACTCGCTCATCGTCGTAATCTTTCTGGAGCCGGTCGTAGTCTGCTCGATCGACGCTATCCGTAGCGTACGCGAAGATAAGGGCCATCTGGCCTTCGATCACTTGGCGAGCCCGCAAGCCATCCGGGTTCAGCGGGACCCACGAGCCATCCAGCGTGCCGTTGTTTGCCTTGTACTCGGCGGTGAGGCGTTCGAGAAGATCGTCCCATTCTGGGAACTCTGGACCTTCCATGTTTCGCACCATGTCGAGCCAAATGTCGGCGACGAGACCGCGATCCTTGTGGGTCGAGCCGGCGAGTGTGCGGAGGCCGGCGTCGATCATGGCGGGGGTTGGGAGTGATGTCAGGCTCATGCGAAAAGTCTCCGGTAAGGGGCGTGACGCCACCATGCCTCAGGGTCGTTGAAGCGTTCGAAACGCTCGACGAGAATGTCGTGCGGTATCCGATGCTCTTCGTCTCGCGTTGTGTTCCGCTCGGCAAGAAGCTCCCACGGTCGATCGAAGACCACAAGCACCACCTCCGCACCAACGCCGGTTGCGTACTCCACGAATGGCGCTACCGCAGGCCAATCCAGCCCGGTGTCGGTGATGGCCCACTCTTCCACCGGCCAGTTGGACATCGCAGCGCCCATGGATTGCGTGACGACCCGGCTGAGGAAACTACGCTCGAACAGATGTTCGTGATAAGCTCGCCGGCTGCCGAAGATACACTCCCGGAACCTGTCCCTCTCAAGACGGCAAGTGGTGAGAGGAAGGTTCGTATCTGCCCAAGTGGACTTACCTGAGCCCGGACAGCCGATAGTTACTGCCAACATCTACGATACCCTCTTCCACCAGACAGTGATGCCGAACAACTTCCACACGGTCCACCGCTTTCGTTGTTTGTAGGTCGGCTGGACGTGGACCCTTACCTTGGTCCCTTTGGTCAGGATCATCCGATCACCTGAGGGAGGTAGTAGTCGAGGATCAGCCGATCGACCAGATCGAAATCCGGCTTGCGCGGCAGACTGGAGCCGGCCGACGCTTCCTCCATTTCGTCCACGAGGTCTTCCAGCAGAGCGCCGACTGTCTCGAACGGAAGCTCACCCTTCTTGATCTGGAGGAGCAGCGGCGCTTCGACACGCGGGAACGTGATGGTGCCGTTGCGGAGGAGTTCGAGCGCCTGCCCGGCGACGCGGACGGCGTGGCTCATCGCCTTCCAGTCGATTCCCTTGTTGTCCATCGCAGCACGGGCGCGTTCGCCGTAATTGTCGAACACCTTGGCGTAGATGTCGCGCGCCGCCTTGAGTGTGTTGGTCACCGGAATCTTGCGATCGACGACTTCGAGATGGTAGAGATCGTCGCCAGATTGCTGCTTGATCGGCACCATTTCGGCGAACTCGTGGTCCGAACAGAACTGATTCAGTTCCGCGCCGATCTCTGCCAGCTTGGCACCCAGACCGTGCGTCTTGATCTTCGTGTCCAGCAGATCGATGATCGCCTTGCACGAGGCCATGCGCGAGCCCTTGACGCCGTACTTGGCCGCCTGACGCTGGCAGTACGACACGAAGCCCTTGACCTGCTTGTTGAGGAGGCCCTTGGCTCGCTGCTGTACTTCCGGCCAGAGCGGGTCCATCTCGACGATGAACTCAGGCGGGCAGAACAGTATTTCGGTGCCGACCGTATCGCCCGAGTAAAGCATCTTGAGCCACTTGGCGAGGCTGTAGGACTGGTCGTCGATGTCGCCGGCTTGGTTCTTGACGGTATCCGACAGCTTGACCTTGCGATCGATCACGTCCTCCGGCTTGCCGAGCAAGATACCGCGGCCGGGCGGGAGGTGGATCGACTTGTAGTCGAGATCGCTGGCCGGCGTCGAGGTGCCATACAGGTGCGAGCCGTGCTGGATGCGGACGAGTGTGCGGACGTTCTTCATTACCAGTTACTTCCCCATTCGATGTTGCGCTGTTCCGCCAGATACTTCGCCGTCCGCGTTGCTGCGGCGCGTGCGCCTTCCCGGCCGGCGTTATCGTCGTAGGGGTAGGACGCATTGAAGTCTCCCCACGAGTCCGACAGAAAGACGATCTCGTTATCCACGTCGTCGTCGAGCTTGATGAAATTATCCCCGTTCAGGGACTGCACAAGAAGGTCGTTGCCCTTCCACTTGGAAGGCACCTTGAGTTCCACCAGATGCTCGATCGTGACATGCTCACGATCGCGCATCAGGATGCCGGCTTTGTCGCCTGCGTCGAGAGCGGTAGCGAGATCGACGTGTCCTTCGACTTCAACCTTGCCGCCCGGCTTGGTGCCGCCGCGGCCGTCTGAGGTCCAGCCAGACACGCGAGTGAAATAGCGGATGTTCGGGTCCATCTCAGCGCTCCCACATACGGGCGAGCGAATCGCGCTGCTGGCGGATGTGGAAGAGGAGGTTGCTGGCATCCACTTCGCCGGCATCCACGCGGGCGATGCCGGCGAAGATCAGATGAAGGGCGTCCAACGCTTCCTTGGACTGCCGGATGGTCAGCATCTCGGGGTTGAACGGGATTGGGTTCTTGTTGTCAGGCATATCGGGTCTCCCTCCGATTCGTTGTCGATGATTGTGGATAGGATTATTCTTCCTATCCGTCAAGCACCCAAGATACCCAGTTCTTCGCATCATCCATGTCGTCAGCGACGCGGCAGATGATGTACAGGCTGTTCCACACATAGACGACGGGACGGCCGCGCTCATGCGTCTGTTCGAACCAGTAACCACGATGCTCGGTGAAGCCGGTAGCCTTCATCTCGGCGATTGCCTTCTCCTCCGTCTGCTGGATGCTCTGGCCGGTGGCTTTGTTGCGGACGCTCATGCCAGCATCCCCTCGTTGAACTCGGGCCACCTCACGACCACCTCAGGTTCGATGCGGGCGTAGGCTCCGGCCTTGAAATAATGACGAGCGTCGAACCGTTCGCCGTCGTAGGTGCCGCTTTCTGCGACCACGACCAGCACGTCCGGATGATGGGCGGAAAACGTCCGCAAATCCTCCACAAGCGTCCGCCAGTCGTAGCCATTTCCGGTAGAGGTGCCATATTCGTTGAGGTAGTGTTTGGCTCCGGGAACCTGCCGGAAGAGCTTGTAAAGAAGATATTCAGGTTCAACAATACCACCGGTCATCATCGATATCGTGTAATTGGTGTTACCATCTCCGCTCATCTACGATCCTCCTGTAATCAGGCCGGCGGTGATTCGCTGGCATTGGAGATGAATTAGGACGAATCTTCCGGTAGGTCAATCTGGAATTTGGTATCCGTAGCGGTCGGCGATGTCGATCAGAACCGCGTCGTCCGGATCGATCGGCAGGTGTCCCATCGAGTCCGGGCCGGTCTCAAACCAGTAGTTGATCTGATCCACCAGACAATCGCGAGCGGTTGCCTTAGTTGGAGACTTGAGCAGGCGATCGAGATCATGGCTATCGACGTAACCTCCGGTCATGTCGTCCGCCGGGCCGTAGGTCTCCCAGAGATACCGGTGATCTGAGTACGCCTGATCGTAAGAGACCTTCGTCATCTTCTCCCTCCCCTGCGCTGTGCCCGTCTCGTTTCCTTGGGCGACCTCGGATGACTATGTTGCCGCGGCGGTAGTCGAGGAACCGGCTCGCGGTGTGCGTCCCGAAGGGCGATGACCATAGGATCGTGCTGGATCGAGGCGTAGTATCGGCGATGCTCCGCCTCGATCTCTTCGATATGCTTAGCTGCTCGCTCCAGTTCAGGATTTACCGCGAAGTCGATCTCGTCGATGAAGATGTTGGTGAGCTTGGTGCCAGCGAGGCCGGTGTGGGTGTCGGGTGTGATGACCACGACGCCTGAGTGGAACGCCGCGTCGATCATGGTGACGAGATGGGCGATATCCGTGATGTCACCGGGAACGAAAAAGGGCATATCGTCGGTCACAGATCATTCTCCTCTCGAACGCGGCTGGCGAACTCAAGCGCGTCGGCGATCCATACATCAGCCGGCTGCTGCTTGAGGAATGGGACCATAACGCTCGCAGTCTCATAGACTAGCCGATCGTCAGGTGCCTTGATCGACATGTTGTCGAACTCGTAGTAGTGGTAGCCCTGCCCGCGATGTAGCGTCACCAGCGGATCAGAGACTTGAATACGTCGGTTGATCTCAGCGAGGGTCATCAGAACTGGCTCTCATCGATCCACGCCATGGCGCTGCTGATCTCGGAGAAGTTCTCGTTGATCGGACGGCCGTCCACCACGTCCTCCTCCTGCTCAAACACGTCGTAGCGGTCGTCCGCCATGAGGCGGATGATGAAGCCTCGGTAGATGCGTCCCTTGCTGCGAGCGGTACGGGGCATTACGCGGCATCTCCTGTGCGGCGGATGCCCTCTTCCTTCGCCCACTTGATACCTTCGTTGATCCACGCCGTCCGGCGAGTGCCGCCGGTATAGCCCATGCGCGAGAGATCGCCATTGAACTGGTTCTGCACGATGACACCCTGCCCGAACGCATCGGCTTTCGCCTTACCATAGCCCCGCTTGCTGGCTTCTACCATCGCATCCATTGCGCTGGGTTTCGGGCCTGCGATCACCCGTGCTTCCAGTCCCGCTACCACTCGTGCTGTCACTGCGTGTCTCCCGATTCGCTTGCGTTGATCTGGAGATAGGACGAATCTTCCTAAGCGTCAAGCATCCATGAATTGCGAATACGCCAAAGCTCCGTCGCCTGACACACTGATCCGGGGCGGCCGAATCGATCCGACAGGCCCGTCACCTGCTTGAGGACAACTAGAAGATGAGGGTTCTCCATCATGTAGTCGTCCCAGAGGTGAGAGTACAGATTGGTAATTTCTCGATAGTTCGCGGGGCGATGACCCTTGGCTTCCTTGACAGAATAGCCAGATGACTTGGAGCCGTCTGCGTTGCGGAACTCCTTTGCGCCTTGGTATACTTCTTCGATCGTAGCGTTGCCGTGCGACTTTACTCTTGCAAAGAACGCAGAGAACCGCTTGTCACCGGCTGATGAACACTCCAGATAGGGCGGCTTGCCATGATAGACAGGCATTATCGCCGACTCTGCCAGAGCCAGCGCCCGAAGACGAAACGATCGATGAGCAACGCCGCACCTATACCGAACACCAGACATGCGATATCAGACATCGGCGATCACCACCGTCCAGCGGTCATCCTTGACGTTAAAGGCCCGCGATTTCACCCGGCCGCCGAAGCGTGGAAGGCCAGCGACCATATCACCTACCGCCGGGACCGTAGCGACCGTGGCCTCGCCCAGCAGGTCTCCATATCGATCGCCGATGAACTGGACGTGGTTCATGCGTTTCCTCCCTTGGCGATGATCCGGACGCGGCTGGGGTACACCTCGTACAGCGAGGTTTCGCCGTCAAGACGAACGTACAGGACGTTATCCTCGTTCGGGATACCGTACCGCTCGTCCATCTTTCCCAGACCTACGGTGATCCCTTCCCGGCCGATGGTGTGGGCGTTCATGACGTGAACGACCCTGACGCGATCGTTAATGCCGATCTTAGTGCCGGTGTCGTCGCGGTACATGTGGTCATCAGCCATCAGCAGCCCCTACGTTCGGTTCGTGCGTCCCAGCGACGCTGCTTCTTCTGCGCCGACTTGATGACGGCGTTGATTATGTTCCGCTCCTCGATAAGGGAAGCGATATAAGCGTTTAACGCCGCCTCACGACTGGGATACGTCTCGAAGTGAAGTGAACTGGCTGGTACGATCTCGTACTGACGACCGTCGTACACATTGATACCATACCTCAACGGTGCCCTCCCTTGATAGCGTCTTCCCAGACGTACTCCGGATACGTGTCGGACAGGACGCACCACAGGCGTTCGAGGCCCATGATGATACCCTCATCTTCGTGGGTGTGCTGCGCGATGTAGCGTCGGTCGAGCTTGGAGTCGAAGACCTTCTCCGTAGCCATCCGCGCCTGCAACCGCCGGTTTGCCGCGATCCGGCGACGGGCCTGCTGCTGACGCTCGTCGATCTGCCAGAGCTTGTCGCGGAGCGTGGCGCTGGCGAACGTGTCGTCGAGCGTGGACTCACATTCGTTCATGCCTACCTTCCGATATTGGTCGATGGCAGCACCGGGGTAACCAGCCGCGATGTTGGCCTCCGCTTTCTCGCGGAGAAGGTGAGATGCCCACATCTTGGGCTCGATAAGCTCGAACATTATTCTTCCCCGAGATCGCGGATGCGCCGGGCCGGCGCTCCTGCATAGAGCCCGTTGGGCTCCGTTGGTTTCGTGACGATCGCACCTGCTGCAATGATGCAGCCCGCCGCCACGTCGGCCTGAATGATGGCACCGCAGCCGATCCACGCGCCGTCGCCGACCTTGATGGGGTTCGGCTTCTCTTCCCAGCCCCGGCGTCGATAGGCGAGTCCGATTGGATGCGTACCGGTGACGAAACGTGCGCCGGCTCCGACCGTGACGTAATCTCCGAAGGTAAGCGCCGCCGATCCATCGAAATGGCAATCGATATTGGACTGGAAATACTTCCCGAAGGTCACAAGATGCGACCCGACGACGGACCCGTGGTTGATCTTCCCATCCTTGGGTAGGGAAATGCCCAGACGACGGAGAACCCACCCACGAGCGCGGTAAGGGAGAGCCGGCGAACGCGACCAGTGCATGGCGAGACACCAGAGGAAGCGGTGCGTCTTCTGTATGGCGGTCTTCAAGTGGCGTCTCCTTCCGATTCGTTTGCGTTGATTTGATATTAGGACGAATCTTCCGGTGCGTCAACCGGGTTGAGGTTGAGCGGGAAACGCAGCAGCTTGGGCTCGACGAGTCGTTCCTCGTCGCCGTCCTTGACGATGAACTTGTTGTACCGCTCGTCGCCGTACGGGATACCGCCACGGAAGATATCGTAGCCGCCGATGATGGTCACCGGTCGTCCGTCGAGGAACGCTTCCTTGGTCAGGTTCTGGCCGACGTAATTAATGTGGCCGACCGACGAGATGTCCTGCTCAGGGTCGAGCAACTTGAACTCTGGACGTTCCAGAGCCGCGAGGATGAACTCACGAACCTTGGCCGCTTTCTCGG